GGCCCGCCTCAAGGAGGCCGAGGACTGGCTTAGAAAGGCAGAGAAGTCTGTTGAGAAGTATCGTGAGTATTATAGTGATGCAGTAGACCTTTTGGCGGAGGCGAAGAATGAACTGGAAGATTGTCTGGAAGAAATGTAAGGAATTTATTTTTCCTTACGCAAAACGCGTAAGTGAGCTGGAAGATGTTGCGGAATTTTGGTTTCACGCATATAAGGTAAGCGAACAAGAGGTAGATAAGCTGCGCTCTGAGAATAAGGATCTACAGTGTAGGCTTGAAGAAATTTCGGCTTCATTTAATGCACTTACTGAGAAGTATGAAAACTTGCTCGCTTGTCAGGAAGCTGGAAACGTCGAATCTAATCTGCCCGCCGCAAATTCTAACTTCTGGGATAGCGATTGGCATGATATGACAGATGGTTTCAAAAAGTGGTGGGATAAACTTCATCACTCCTGATAAAAGGAGAGTTATTTATGTATATTTGCCCCACTTGCGGACGTTCTTTTAGGACTGAAGAGCATATTCAAAAACATTTTCTAAGTTGTTGGAAAGAGCAGCATCCTTATCATAAATCCGTTCCAGCGCCAAAGGGTGAGGATGTTGTCATTAATGAAGTAGAAGAAGGAGTTTTAGACTTTTTCTCTGGGCTAAAAAGATGATTGAAAATGTAATGGTTAAAACTCATTTAATTGTTACCTCAATTCATGAAGAGTTTACAATTAAATGGTGTGGAAGAATTATAGACACAAAGCCAATATTTAAAAATGATATGCCTATTTTCACAATTATAAGTAGTGTCAGTCGCGTAGAGCTTAATACTTGTGATATGAAGCGAGTTGAAGAATGCGCAAAAAAGATCACTTGCCCTCGAGGACGAGCTGCTGTGACTACGGATAAGGCATATATTTATATTCAAGAGGTTGACAATCATGAAACATTAGTGGGCATTGTAACGCATAATCATGTTAAGAAATATGCTCCAATGTTTGACCCTGTGGGATATAAAAGTTGATTTTTTAAAAAAATTATGATATAATATATATAGAAAGTTAAGAGAGCGGTAATAAAAAAATCGCTCTCTTAGGATACTAAATGATGCGGTGTGGCGTAACGGTAGCGCAGAGGACTCTAAATCCTCGGGTCTGGGTTCGACTCCCAGCGCCGCTGCCAGCTCAAATAGTTTTATATGCGCCGGTGGTGGAATGGTAGACACCGCGGACTTAAAATCCGCTGAACGCAAGTTCGTGGGGGTTCGAATCCCCCTCGGCGCACCATATATGCTCTCGTCGACTAACAGGTAAGGTCCTCGCCCTTTCGTTAGATTAGTTTAAAGTAAAATTTTGGTCATCTGAAGAATGGCTAAAGATATAAGTGCGAGTCTTATATCTAACACCAAAGGCGAAAATGCCGGGTTCGAATCCCGCCGAGAGTACCAGAGTATATAAATACTCATTCGCGCGAATAAAAAAATTTTATTATCTGCGGGATACAGAAGTTGAGACTGTTAACCGCAAAAAGCATAGGGAGGCTTTAAAATGAAATTTTATTCAGAAGTTACAAAGAGTTTTTATGATTCAGCCGAATCTTGCGAAGAGGCTGAGAAGGAATATAATAAGGCTCTTGACGAAAAGAAGGAAAAGGAAAAGGCTCTAAAGGCAACGCGTAAGGCGCGTGCTGAGGAACTGTCGGATGCTTATAAGGCAATTAAAGAGGCGGAAAAGAAATACTCCAAGCTTCGTAATCAGTTTGTTAACGATTATGGTAGTTATCATATGACTTTTACTGATAGCGACGTGGATAATCTATTCGACCCCTTCCGATTTTTCATTTTTTGATTTTCGGTTGTAATTTATTGCGAGAGTCTTTTATTAAAGCTCTCGCTTTTTAATATCTGCGTCCTGAACTCAAGCGGCCTTGAGACCGGTCTTGAAAACCGTGGGTACCAGCAATGGTATGGGGGTCGGCACCTCCGGGGCGCGCCACATGATTTTATTTGACATTTTATAAAAAATTTGTTATTATAATAATAGAAAAAGGATTTATAATATTTATTAACACTCTTTGCTGAAAAGGCATCAGATATATTATTCTGAAAGAGCTTAATAAATATTTTTGTCATCTATGGAGATGACAAAAATATAATATGTATAAAAAGGGGAATAGAAATATGGCATTGACAGAAAAAGGACGACAGGCCCTTGGGTATATTCAGAAATATTTTTCTGAAGGTGAATTTTGCGCTAAAGAACTGTCAGACTCATGCGGTGTAAAGGTGGCCCCCGCCACTCTTACTGCGGTAGCCAATCAGGGTTTTCTTGAAAAGCTTGGAGGTTCACCCGTTCAGTATAAGGTGGTAGATGGATTTACCGAACTTATGGAGACTCTTGAGAAAGATGAAAAAAGCGGCGCTACAAATACAAATTTGCATAATGCAAAGCGAGTAAAAAATGATGAATTTTACACTCGCTTTGAAGATATTGAAGCAGAAGTTATGAAATACCGTAAGCAGTTTCGAGATAAGGTAGTTTATTTGCCTTGTGATGATCCTGCTGAAAAGAAAAGTGAATTTTGGTCATTTTTTGTTGCTAATTTTGAATCATTTGGTCTTAAAAAGTTGATTGCTACTCATTATGAAGAAAATGGTCAAGCATATAAAATTTGGATTGACCGAGATAATGATTTAAATCATGATGGTTGGATTGATGATGGTGATGCTATTCAGGAAGACCTGGCCGGTAATGGAGATTTTCGTAGCCCTGAGTGCATTGAAATTCTCAAAGAATGCGATATTGTATGTACCAATCCTCCATTTAGTCTGTTTAGAGAATTTGTAAATGTTATTATGACTCATGGCAAGCAGTGTTTAATTATCGGTAATCAGAATGCATTTACATATGCTGAAATTTTTGAATTAATTAAAAACAATAGACTGTGGACGGGTTATAATATGGTAAAAGAATTTAACCAGCCTGATGGAAGTATTAAAAAATTCGGAAATGTTTGTTGGTTTACTAATATGAAAACTAGCAAGCGTGATGAGGAACAGGTATTAACCAAAACTTATAATCCAATTGATTATCCTACATATGAGAATTATAATGCCATTGAAGTCGGTAAGGTAGTTAATATTCCTAAAGATTATGATGGTGTTATGGGTGTTCCTATTACTTTTATTGATAAGTATAATCCCAATCAATTTATAATTATTGGTCATACTCATTCTAGTGATAATAGTCCAGAAGTAGAAGAAATAAGAACAGATAGTAATCATCGACATGGTGGTTTTATTAATGGTAAAGAAAAATATATGCGTATTCTTATTCGTCGCAAGAAGTAAAAATAATAAATAAATTCCATTTAAAGCAAAAAACTAAAGTTAATTTATATTATAAAGTGTTAAAGGAGATTTTAAAATGGAAATTCGTAAAACAACTATTACTATTCGTGAGCTGTGCGCCGGTTATGTGAATGATACTGAGACAGACATTGAGCGTGGTGTGTGGGCTTATGATGGAAAACTGTGCGTTCGTCCTGAATTTCAGCGTTCTTTTGTCTATGATGCCAAGCAGGCAAATGCAGTGATTGATACAGCTCTTAAGGGTTTTCCTCTTAATATCATGTATTGGGTTGATAATGGCGATGGCACTTATGATTGCCTTGATGGTCAGCAGCGCACAATTAGTCTGTGTAATTTTGTAGATGGTCTGACTTCATATCATGGTAATGCTGTGTATAGTGAAAAGCCGATGTATATTTCTACCCTTAAGCGGCTGTATCCTGAGATGGAACAGAAGTTTCTCGATTATCCTCTTGAGATTTATATTTGCCGCGGCGCTAAGGCTGACCGCATGGAGTGGTTTAAGACGATTAATATTGCCGGCGAGGAGCTCTCGCCGCAGGAGCTGCGTAACGCCAACTATGTAAGTAAGTGGCTGACTGATGCGAAGCGCTATTTTAGTAAGGCTAATGGTAATGCAAAGTGTCCTGCTGAGAATGTAGGTTCTATGTATACTAAGGCTAATGCAAATCGTCAGGAATTGCTTGAGCAGGTAATCACTTGGTATATTGATTCTAAAAAGGATGAAGATATTTGCCAGTATATGGATGAACATATTAATGATGATGATGCTTCTGAACTTTGGAATTATTTCAATGATGTAATCAATTGGATTGAAACCCTTTTCCCCGGCACCTATGACAAGGGTATGATGAGTCTTAACTGGGGTCATCTTTATAATAAATATCACGACGAAGAATTTGATTCTGAGGAAATTGTTAATAAATTCAATGAGCTGATTGAGTTTAAGGCATCTAAAGAGCTTGATGTGTCGGTGGGAAAAATTGTAGAATATTGTATTACCCGTGATGAAAATCTCCTTAAGCATAGAGCATTTAGCGAGGCTCAGCGAACTACTTTGTATAATCGTCAGAAGGGTATTTGCCCTGATTGCGGCGAGCATTTCATTAAGGCTGATATGCACGCTCATCACATTGTCCCGTGGTATAGTGGTGGCATCACTGAACTCACCAATGGCGTCATGCTTTGTAAGAAATGTCATACCAAGCGTCATGCGGAATAATTGACATTTTATAAAAAATTTGTTATTATAATAATAGAAAAAGATGAATAATCTTTTCTAAACTTCCCCTATATAATTAATTGGGATTTTCAATAACGAAAATCCCTCCTATATGCTGGATTAGCTTAATGGTAAAGCCGTGGTCTTGTAAGCCTCAGACGACAGTTCGATTCTGTCATCCAGCTCGGCTGCATAAGCAAGCCTTCTCGTGGCGCAGCTGTTTTTACTAATTGCTTAATTAAAAAAAAGAGAGGAGTCATTTAAGTTTTTATGGCATACATCTATCAAATCACAAACGATATAAATTAGAAAATTTATATAGGTAAAACAGAATTTTCTATTGAAAAAAGATTCAAAGAACATTGCAGAGATGCTTTTAGAAGACGTAATGAAAAGCGTCCATTATATGCCGCAATGCGTAAATATGGCATTGAACATTTTCATGTCGAATTAATAGAGGAAACCGACAATCCAACAGAAAGAGAAATATATTGGATTGAACAAAAACGTTCTTTTAAAAATGGCTATAATGCCACACTTGGCGGAGACGGAAAAAGATATCTTGACTATGATTTAATAATTGCTTCTTATAAAGAAATTCAGTCTATTAAAGAAACTGCTATAAAATTAGGCGTCTCTGCTGATTCGATTTCTAATATTTTGCATGTAAATAATATTCCTATTATAGCTTCTTCAGACGTTGTATAGAAAAAATATGGAAAAGTTGTTAATATGTATGATTTAGAAGACAATTTTTTAAGGACTTTTCCTTCTGTTAATGCTGCAGCTACATATATGGTTGAAAATCAGCTAACTGGCTGTAAAAAGACAACTATTAAATAGCATATTACCGAGGTATGTTTGGGAAAAAGAAAAACCGCAGCAAAATATAAATGGAAATATTATAATGAAGAATCTTGATTACATTTGTTATGATGCAGTTGAAAATCAAGAATAAAAAATGGATACATAATTTAATGTAAAATACAAAATTTGAGTTGTAGGTTCAAATCCTACTGTATCTATCATGAAGACGGTTCGAGTCCGTCTCGTTGATCGAGGTTAGGTAAGCACATGTGATCATTAGCTTTCTCTATAGGTTTAGTCTTGTTGACTCCTATAGAGAAAGCGCCTAGGTAATATGCGGCAGTACTCAAGAGGTAAAGAGAGGAGGGTAAAATGAGAAAAATACCTTACAAAAAAGAAGAACTTGAATTATGGTGTAAGGAAAGTGATTCTTACAACGAAGTTTTGGTAAAATCAGGAAGAACAAAAGCAATTTCTAATAGAGAAACTTTAAAAAAGTACATTAAATTGTATAATATTGATGTTTCTCATTTTACTAGTAGCACCTCTCCAGTTAAAAGAGATAATCGAAAAATTTTGCCAAATAATAGAAAAATTTGTAGCCAATGTCATTTAGAAAAAGATGCAATAGAAGACTATTATTGGTCAAACGGTCGTACACGTAACATTTGTAAAGACTGTGTAAAAGAAAATGAAAGACGTAAGTACAATGAAAGAGTAAAATGGTTATCTGATTATAAGCGTACTTTAAAATGCAAAAAATGTGGAGAGTCTAGATATTATTTATTAGATTTCCATCACAGAAATCCTAATGATAAAAAATATTGTATATCTGATAGTTCAAGAAGTAGTAAAGAGACTTTAATGAATGAGATAGAAAAATGTGATGTTTTATGTGCCAATTGTCATAGAGAGTGGCATTATTTAAATTTACACGAAAATTTAAATTATAATGACTGGCTAAAAGGAGAATTTGAATCAATAGATTGCTAATCAGTTAGGTGGCTTTTAGCTGCGCGAAGGTTCGAATCCTTCTTGCCGCGCCAAATTAAAAAAATGTTGAGAATGTGCTTATATAATGGAGGAATAGAATGAAAATTGAAAACAAAGTTTTTCGATGCTCTAATTATGCAACCTCGGCACTAGAAGAGGCGCTTGACGCATTTTCTAAGGAAGGTTATAGATTGGTTTCTACCCAAATGGCTAAGAATCTCTACGGGACTGAAGTGATGTATTTGTTTTTTACAAGGAAAGTAAAAGATAAAAAGCAAGGAGAAAAATAATGAGTAAGAATGGTACAACTTGGAACTGTGAGTCTTGTATTTATTATCCGCCTAGCTCTTGCGATGGTAAACCGTGCTCTGTTTGTGAACCTGATGACCCGTTTTTAAATTGCTATGAGAAGAAGGAGTATGAAAATGACTGAAATAATGACACCAAAAGACTTTAAAGAAAAAGCTCAAGAAATTTTTGACAAAAATGAAGGCTATGCTGGCGAAAGTGGACATATGGAAATAGATGACTTGATGCAAGAATGCCTTAGAAGTCTTGGATATGGTGAAGGAATTGATATTCTTTTTTCTATGGGTAGTATTTGGTACTGTTGAATAATAGAAAAGATATGCGCTTGTAGCTCAGTTGGTAGTAGCACTTGACTTTTAATCAAGGTGTCGCGGGTTCAAGTCCCGCCAAGCGTACCATATTTTGTTTGTACCTTTGATCACTTGGGGCATGTTTTATATTCCCGCTATTATTCTTGGTTTTATCGGTTATGCCAAGATGTCCAAGAAGATTTAAAATCTAAATATTTAATAGGCGTGTCTAGTTAAGACACGCCTTTTTTGATTTTTATTAAAATTTTTGATATAATATTTATATAAAGTAAAAGAGGATTATAGGAGAGGATTGATTTATGACCTGCATTATTGGATTTGTCGATAAGAAAAATGATTGTGTGTGGATGGGAGCAGATAGCTTGGGAAGTAATGGATACACAAAAAGTGTAAATACACAGCCCAAAGTGTTCCACCATGATGTTTTTAAGAATGTAGTAATGGGTAGTACGACTACGTTTCGTCATATTGATCTCCTAAAATATAGCGAAAATTTATTCCCTGAGGTTGATTTCTATAAAGATAAAGAGATCGACCATAGATATATAGTCAAAACATTTATTCCCAATCTTATTGCTCTTTTCCAGAATAATATTCCCAGTGAAAGTGAAACAAATAGAGGCGCTAATTTTCTTCTCGGGGCAAAAAATAAACTTTTTGAAATTCAGAATGATTATTCAGTCCTCGTACCTGATCGTGACTTTGCGGCGGTCGGCTGCGGACGAGATGTTGCAATTGGGAGTCTGATTAGTACAACTCAATATTTTAAAGATGATCTCGGTCCAGCTGACCATATTTTATACGCGCTTAGGGCTGCGTCAGATTACTGTTGCGGCGTTCAGGGGCCATTTGTAATTATTAATACAATGAATGATGAAGTATTAACGTTTGATAAATAATAGAGGAAACTAAGTATGTATTGTGAATATGGACACGGACGTTGTACCGCGCCAGATACATAGTGTATTCATTGGATGGGGACGTTTTGTGAATTGGATGCTACTATTGTAGTAAAAGATTGTCACAAATGTGTCTATGAAACTGATAGAAGACTTTATAAAAATAAATGAATTTTAAAAATATTAAAGGAGAGGATTGATAATAAATGAAATATTTTGTTGTATCTGATGTTCATGGTTTTTTTAAGCCAATGAAAGCAGCTCTTAATGAAGCCGGTTTTGAAAATGGCAACCCGGAGCATAAGCTCGTAGTGTGCGGCGACCTGCTTGACCGCGGCCCGCAAGCTAAAGAAATGGTGGCATATATGCGCGACTGCCCCAATAAAATTCTTATTCGCGGCAATCACGAAGATCTCTTTGAAGAGTGCTGTGATCGACAGGAGTTTTGGTCGCATGATATTTCTAATGGTACGGCAGATACAATTTGTCAGCTTGTTGGTAAAGACGATCCATTTAACGTAGATGAAAAAGACTTTATTAAAGCTCATGCAATTTTTTCTGTTTTGCTCGATCAAATGGTGGATTATTATGAGACAGAAAATTATATTTTTGTCCATGGGTGGATTCCTGATGTAGGAGATTATAAAGATTTTTATGGCATTGATTGGCGAAAGTACCCCGCGAATGGACGCGCATGGAAAGATGCTCGCTGGCGGAATGGTATGCTGGCCGCCGCAACCGGAGATATTGTAAAAGATAAAACTATTGTGTCAGGCCATTGGCATTGTTCTTGGGGCCACGCCACTTTTGATGAAGATTCACCCCCGGAGTGGGGAAGTGATGCTGTTTTTACCCCCTATTACAGCAAAGGTATTATTGCGATTGATGCTTGTACAGCATATTCTGGTTTTGTAAACTGTCTTGTATTGGAGGATTAAACATGGATAGAGTACTTTTTAAACGCTATATGGAAGAATTGCAAGAAATGGAAGAGAATATGGAGGCTCTAAACAAAGCCTTTAGGAGATTGGATTCAGATTTTTGTGGATTCTATATTTCAACGGCGATTATCCTCCCCATTGAGATTCTAGAAGATGCCTTAAATGATGATGCCCACTGGCTTTCATATTTTGTCCACCAAAAAGATTGGTTGCGTTGTTATAACAAAACCGATATTAAAATCGACGGTAAAAATGTCGAGATTAAAGACTGGGGCGATGTGTATGATTTCATTACTGGCCCAGGTCGTTCTTTAAAGACGAAAGATGCATATTAAAGGAGAAATATGTAATGGAATATTTGGCAATTGAAAAAGACGAATTGGTTGGTCTTCTCTCTGCTGCCAATAAGCTTTTCGCTTTGGAGCGTGGCGGCGTGGATAATTGGTCATGGTATGGAGAATCTTTGGGAGATTATCTCCGCAGTTGGGCCGCAGAATATGACCTTGATCCAGATGAGGACTGGGATTTTGGGGATATTGCTGCAGAAGATATAAAGCGTTATCCTACCGTAGAGAAGTTTATTCGCCATAAAGGAGAATGATTATTTTTAATCATTCTCCTTTTATTGATTTTTTATTAAAAATATATTATAATATATATATAAGGTTAAAGAAGTGATAAATATGAAATTATGGATAATAGGTGGATGAAAGGAGATTTTCTAATGGCATCTATTCCTTATATCACTTTTGCCGCAAACTATTTAGTAGAACATTTTGGTGGAAAAATAAATATTATAAATAATACTATATATATTGAAAACAGTATGGATGAATTCTATTGTAGCCTTAATCCTATTGATAAGACTGAAAAAAATAAATTCAGATTTTGGCATAGAGTTAAAGGACAGCAAGAATATCATCGTCAAATTGATCGAAAAAATGTTATTGCTGGAATGTATACTTGTCTTAATCACGATAATAAATATTCAAATATTCCATACAATAGACAAGAGCGTATTGAAGTACAAAAAGAAATTACTGAAAAATGGCAAATTCATAAAAATGAAATGAAATGAGGAGTTGGTAATATCTATGGAATTCAAAATCTTTGATTATGCAAATAAAATTAAATGGTGTAATATCCCAGAGGGTGAAAAGCCTCGTGCTATTTTAGTTTCAATTATTAGTGGAGACGAATGTGTAACCGTGTTTACTGACGCAAATGAATTATACCATTTTGAGTCAAGTAATACCCGCTTTACTGATTACAAAGATGGCGCATATATTCTGCGTGATATGGAAGATATTATTAATTGGTCTAATTGGAAGCCTGATTGGGGCGAGGAAGACGCAACATATTCTTATCTGAGATACGATAAATTTGGAAAATGTGCAATTTAAAAAAGGAGTGTAAAATAATATGAGTGAACATTGTGGTTATGTAGTAGCAGTAGAAAAGCTTCGTCCTCACACTAACGCAGACAGACTTCAGGTTGCAACTTTTTTTGGTAGCGATACTTGCGTGGGGCTGGATGTAGTAAAGGGCGAAATTGGCATTTATTTTCCCTCAGATCTGCAGCTGAGCGGAGAATTTTGTGTGGTGAATCATCTTTGCCGCAAGAAGCCTGATGGCACGCCTGATACTGGTTATCTCGATCCCGAGAAGCGTAATATCAGACCTATTAAGTTGCGTGGCGAGAGATCGGATGGTATATTTATGCCTATTTCTTGCCTTGAATATACCGGTGTAAATCTTGATGATATTAACATCGGTGATACCATTACCGTAGTTAATGGACATGAGATTTGTAAGAAGTATATTCCTCGTGGTCGTAATAGTAATAATTCCGCAAAGGGTAAGGGTAATAAGACTCGTAAGAAGCATGTACCCGTGGCTCCGCTCTTTACTGAGCATGCTGATACTGAGCAGCTTGCATATAATCTTGGTGCCTTTAAGCCGGGCGATGAAATTGAGATTACCTTGAAGATGCACGGCACCTCGCAGAGAACCGCATATTTGCCCGTTCTAAAGGGCTATAAGCGAACCCTCTGGGATAAGTTATTTGGTCGTGAAGGCACTCCTATTTATGATTGGGGCTATGTGTCTGGCACCCGCCGCACTGTCTTAGACGACTGGGATGGCGGTTTCTATGGCAGCAATGCATTCCGCAAGCAGCATCAAGATAAGTTTGTTGGCAAGCTGCATAAGGGTGAGGAAGTCTATTATGAAGTAGTCGGGTTTACTGATAATGGCACTCCTATTATGGCAACTGCTGACAATAAGAAGCTCAATGATAAGGAATTCATTAAGAAGTATGGTAAAACTACGACATTCTCCTACGGATGTGATTGCGCAGAACAGGCGTGGAGAGAAGATAGAGGACAAGACCCTGATAAGCCTCACTCTGATCTATATGTGTATCGTATGACCATGACTAACGAAGATGGTGATGTTGTAGAATATTCACCTGATTTCATGCGTTATCGCTGTGAACAAATCGGGGTAAAGTGTGTCCCTGAATTCGTCCATGTAGTTTTGCCAGATGCTTCATATTTTGACGAAAACCATCCGGTTGGTGAATACGTTAAAGAAATGGCAGAGCAATATTATGACGGTCCCGATCCTATTGGCAAGACCCATGTGCGCGAAGGTGTAGTAGTTCGTATTATTAATCGCCCCAAGTTCTGTGCCTACAAGACCAAGAATTATTCCTTTAAGATGCTGGAAGGCTTGATTAAGGAATCTGCGGCGGCGCCTGACATGGAGGAGGCCGAGGAGGTCAATGGCGAAAATTGATAAATTAATTAAAAATTTACCGTAGAAGAAGATATAAAGAGAAAATATCTTAATCATAGGAGAAAGAACAAATGATTTATGTGATTACTACATTTGAAAAAGTAGACCGAAATGCAGGTTATTGGATTAAATATGGCAGTCAGCGCACAGTAGGTTACTACTTTAATTATGAAGATGCCTTAGAAGTATTAACAAATAATATTTGTGATCTTTGGGAGACTTGTTATGATTACGCCGCACTTGAGGCTTTGCCAGAGGGCCTTTACCCACATGGCAGAGATGGGTATGATGTCGAATACTTTCATTATAATATCGACAAAGATAAATATGAGCCAATTGATAAATTTGAAGTAGAGCAATCGGGAGTAATGCCAATATGGAGCATCGGGTAAAAAAATGTGAAATTTGCGGGAGTTCCGCTGATGTGAAGGTAATAGCCTCGCATTTTGGCTCTTATTCATATGCTTCTTGTTCTCATTGCGCCTGTTTAGGTTTAGAGCCATATTCAAATGTAGTGGCTTTTAAATTTACAGTAGGCATAGATACACCAATACAAGATGAATATGAGAAACAAATTGATGCCATTTTGAATTTTTTTCATAAGACGCGAGAAGATTTAGCTAATGATGTAGCAAAAGAAGAAGAAAAATTTTTACAATGGTGCGAAGAAAATTCTTAACCAAAGGAGTCTTATATCCTTTGGTTAATTTATCATGTTTTGATTTTTAAAAGAAAATTTGATATAATATATATAGAAAATAAGAAAAGGAGTAATAAGATGACTATTAACATTTCTGAAATTAAGTATGAGGAAACTTTCGTAGGTCTCTATGGAGATGTTACACATTATTTTATAGCACCCAAGGAGCTGGTCAAGAATAGTCATCCTGATTGTGAGCACGCTACCATCAGTATTGAACCAGATGGTTGTGGCGGATATACCTGTATGATTAGTCCTACCGCCGATGGCATTGATTATGGCTGGAAGGATTTTGATCTCGATAATGAGTGCGCGGATGCTTTGTTGGAATTGGTTCCTAGAGATAAGATTGAGCCTAAGTATAACCCAGTAGAAATCGCTTATAATCTTTTGCTTAATTTGCTTGATGATATGGATACAAAAAATGTAAATGAAGTCCATATTGGTAATGTTATTGCGAATGCAATAGGCCATCTTAGGGAGGCGCTGGAATGAATAGAAAGATTTACTGTGATGGCTGTTCTTGTGAACTACAAGACGGTGATGCTATTTTTATATTTGAAAATGAAGGCTACTGTGAAGAATGTTTTAACGCAATTGCAGAGGAACGATTTTCTGATATGAGTACGCGTGAACTTGCTGATTGGCTCGGTGCGGATGTAAAATATATAGGAGAAGAATAATATAAATATTTCCAAGAGAAAGAGCAAATGAATATATCGAGGGTTGCGATATGGTATAAGCACATAAAAACAAACGTTTAAGGGGTAATTATGAGATTTTTTATATATGGTAACAGTGGTGGTATTGATAAGGTTAAAGAAGAACTAAGTAATCCGAAAGAAACCTTTGGTGGCATTAAAGAAGTGCTCGTAGCATTAAAAGAACGATATTATAACATGTTCGACATCTATGATTTGAGTGTTATATATTATGCCTACGATGAAAGAATTGAGAAAGATGTTTATATGGTAGTTACAAATAAAATGGGAGACGAAGACTATATAGAAGAATATGGACATCCTCAGTTTGTTAGTTATTTAGTAACTATATAAAAATAAAGTTTTAAGAGGTGAAAGTTATGCGTGAATACGACCCTTGTATGGGATGCCAATATTATAATAAGCCTTATTGGAGTATAGTAAGCCCGTGTGATAGTTGCCCGAGAATTTATGGCACTGATAGTTTTATGACAACAGTTACGACACAGACATATACAAATACAAATAACTATTTTAAGAAGACAGAACATATAGAAGATTTTGCTGAAAGATTTTGGGAAATATTCAAGAAAGAATATGACTATCGAGATATGTTAGATCTCGATGAAATTCAAAAGATTTTTGATAAAATAAAAGAGTAATTTTAATAAGAGAAACTACTTACTCTTATAGATAAAATGGGTTATGAAGCATTTTTCTTGTTTGAAGAAATGGCAGATAAACTTGGTAAGATTATAAAATGTATGTTGAACCATATAATTGGGATTTTAGCTGTAATGAAAGTTATCCTGTAAACGATGTTTGCGATAGTTATATTCATGAATATGATGATGCTGAATATATTGAAATACTAGAAACTATGTATATGATGATTGCATAAAAGTAAAGTTTTATTGCCTTGGGGGTGGAAAATATGGGAAGGTCATTGGAATATATAAAGAAAAGAATTGAAGAGGGCAACTGTTGTAATATGTCTATGGAAGAATTCCAAGATATGTGTGAGATACCTTTTAAGTCATATTTCTTGGAAGATTGTGGAGATTATATGATTATTGCCATAAGAAAAGATGGTGATGAAATATTAGCAGATTTGACATATGAGCCTGATGCAGAATTTAATTACTTCATAACAGAAACTTGTGTTTGTGATGGAACATTAATGTTTATGACAAGTTTAATGACAAGAATTTTGCAGAAGATTGGACAATTAAAAACTGGTTATGCTCCTGTTATTGCAGAAATAACAGAAAATAATTTCAATGATTATAATTTACATTATTATGTTGGAGATTTTGTCGCTAACTCATACATAGTTGAACCACCAGATAAAGATAAACCTTGGATGTGTGATAAGTTTACTGTAATGCTACCAGTAAAATTTACAATTGATAAAGTTAGATAAAACATATAAAAACAAACTTTCAAGGGGGTAATTATGAGCAAAGCAATTTTAATGATTGATATGCCTAGTTGTTGTGATGAGTGTTTTGCTCTTGATGACAATGGCGATTATCCAGTTTGTCTTATTACACAAGAACAAAGAGGATATACATTCAGAACAAGAGAACAAAAAATGGACGGGTGTCCATTAAAGCCAATTGCCGATAAGGTAGAAGTATTTATGGACGATTGGGCTGAGGGTTGTAATGTTTGTTTAGAAGATATTTACAAAAATAAAAATAAAATTTAATAGGTAATAGTTATGTTTGATATGAGTAAGGTTTGTGAATATGTATGCGACAAGTATTATCATGTAATTTATGATAGAGGCAATATGGGCAAAGAACAATTTGTACAAGGATTGCTCTTAAATTATTATGGCGGTAATGTTGTTTTATTAACACAAAAAGGAATTTGTCATATTAAAAATAAGGATATTGTATTTATGATGCCCATTGAACCACCTATGAATAGGCTTAATGAAGATTTTAAGGAATTGTTAGAGTCTTTTAAAGAAGATGATAAATAAAATAAAAATTTAAGGTAAAATTATGGATAGAAAATTATTAGAAGCAAAGGACGCAATCTTTAAGATGATTGCGCAGTTTCATCATCCTACTATGTTCGATGATGGTGAGCTTTATATTTTTAACTATTGTGAATCCGCCTTGGAGGCAGCATTTAATGTTCTTGGTATTGAAGAAAATTATATTAAACTGATGGATTTCTGCAAAATGTGGGAAGATAATGATAGAGAATATTGGGTAATGAATTTAAATGAACCTTTTAATGGTGTAACCGCAGATATGCGTTATAAAGCTTTTAAAGAAGACTATGAATTATGGCAGAAAAATTTGGAATTTCTTTACGAAGATGATTAAAGAAATAAAGCTGAATTTTAAGAGGTAAAAAATGATGGATAATATAGTAGCAAGAATAGAAAAACTAAAACCACATCCAACTGAAGCAATTGTATTAGGTTTTAATTTTAATGATACAAATGTATGCACCATGAATGAAGTGTTTAATCATGTAAAGTCTAAGTTTCCTAATAATGTAGTTGTAGCAATTCCAGACTATGTAAGCCTAGAGAGTTGTAGTAAGGATGTTTTAGAAAATATCATTAGTGCAATTTCAGAAATTATTGATAGGTTATAAAAGTTTAATTTTATAGAGGTAAAAATATATGGTTTTATGCAATAAAGACTGCATTCCTTGTTGTGATTTTTGTTTATACTCTATACATGAAAAAATTATTATTGATGAAAAGGTGGCTAATGGCGCGCCAGTAGGATGTTTTAAACATCCAGATATTGAACATCAAGAAGCAGCAGAAAGCGGTGAATATTGTGATGATTTTCATTGCTTTAGAGCGACATAAAAGAAAGGTTTTAATTGATTGATATGAAAAAAGTTATTACAAACCCTCAGAAATCAGATATGGGCAGCGGCACTGGCTATGTGGATGGTGCTGCCGGATGTACGCTTGAAGAAGTTTTAAATTTTTATTCCAAAAATAGTAAGACTTGGGGCATTGTAAGCATTTATCACAAAGGTGATATTATTCGTAAATTTGATTATGACACCTATAATAATAATGTATTCTATCATCATCTAAATGGATGGGAATATGAGTCAATTGTTAAGGAAGCAAAGTTCGATTATTGCTTTATGCGTGAAGACCTTGATATTTATTTAGAATAGGTGTAAATTATGAAAGATAAAAGACAAGAATATATTGAATATTTTACATATATGCAGGAAGAGGATAAGAAAATTCCTCTTGGTGGAATGGCGTGGGATGATGTTTGTTGGTAGATTTATGATGCCACAGAAAAGGATAAGTTATTTACCAGAAATGAATTAGCAGATATGTTTCCAGATTTGTTAGGGCATATTAAAGATAAATAAAATATGAATTTTAATGGGTGGAGATAATTATGTGCAAAGGCATTATTGTTCGTGTAGTTCCTATTCACGAGGGCATGAAGATTTTTATGACAAGTGAAGAATCTCTTTTAGAAGCGGACAGACAATTGAATGAGTATGGCTTTATGACAAGATGTGATGCAGAACAATGGAGCATTTATATAGTCTCTGCTCCGTATGAGAAAGAGATGAGTGGTCAATTGTCAGAATACTATAAAAATTGAATTTTAAAAGGTGAATAATTATGTTTGGAACAATAAATTGTATTTATGAAACCCCTTGTGGATGGTGCTCTAAATGGGATAAAAAATGTAATAAGAAAATTCCAGAACGAGGACAAAGAGCAAAGTGTAATCCAGTAGATGATGTTATGGACGAGTCTATAAAAAAAGTAATAACTAACAAAGTATGTGAATCTGAATCTGACCATGAATGGGAATGTACTGGAGTATCCACAGCAGGAACTACTTATATATGTAAGAAATGCCATGCCACTAAGACATACCCTTGTAATTTCAATAGCGAAATTTCTATAACAATCTGAGGAGGCTTCTCGATGATACATAAAGATATATGCTCCGTTAAATGCACTCGCGCCCATGTTTATAAAGATAAAGGACGTTTGTATATTGACTATTGGGGCGTAGACGAATCTAACCCAAAAGTTGAAATTCATATTCCGAAAATGTCATTAGACCTTAAAAGTATGCAATTTAATACTGATAGTATTAAAAATTGGTATACAGGTACAATAGTAACTAACAGAGAGGTTATGGTTAGTTCAGATAAAGATGAATATTTTGAAATATTGGTGAAAGATGAAAGAAAAAACAAGAAAACTCGATGACTCCACTGTCTATAAGTGCAGCAATTATGAACCAAAGGACAAGGAGGCATAACAATGGATGTTAGGGAAAAATTTATTAAGGAGCGTACAAGTGATTAAGTACACATGTGGTGCTGGAACACCAGAAGAAGCAGAAACAAATTGCACTTATTTTATCAGAGGAGAATGCACAGCTTATTTTTGCGAGTACCGGAGGAAAAAACAAACCAACGCCGATAGCATCCGTAGCATGAGCGATGAGGAATTAGCTGCATGGATTGTATCAATGGCCACTATTTGTGAGTGCTGTGCAGAAATCAATGAGTGCGAATCACCGGGATGTTTTAATAAATGTTTACACGGTGTTGAGGATTGGCTCCAACAGTCAGCGGAAGGAGAATGATAATGGCTGAGTATATCAATAGGGAAGCGGCAATCAGAGCCTTGCTAAATGATGCTCCAGAACAGGTAAGCTATTCCAGAGAAGATGCCGCAGATTGTATACGCTATATGGATGCCGCCGACGTTGCGACGGTGGCGCATGGGCGGTGGATTGGTGCTCCTCTTTGCGGAAACGACAACTGTAAATGCTCTGAGTGCGGAAGTTGGCATAATATCCATGCAAATTTGCGTGGAGAAATAATGCAAAAATATTGCCCCAACTGTGGCGCGAGAATGGACGGAGGTAGTGAGAATGGGTGATATTATGACGTTCCCTAAACGGTGGGAAGATTTCTTGCACGACTATGAATTTGAGGATGCCAGAAGGATATACACAAATGGTTCAAGACTTATCCCGTCGTTCAGAGTTAAGCAGATGATGGAGCATTACGCGCCGGTGGTGCATGGGCGGTGGGAAACTAATTCAGACAGACCAGATACACTAATTTGTTCTATATGTAAGTGCGGATTTGATATGTGGAAACACGACCCACACAACTACTGCCCCAACTGCGGTGCAAGAATGGATGAGGTGGAATAATATGGAAACAGTAAATTGTATGCAATGCGATTACCGTCATAAGAATAATGGGAATTGTACTGCGGCCGGTGGATTCTGCACGTTGGTGCCGGCCGCACATTGTCCAATGCTGCGAGCATATTTAAATACTGGTCTTACGCCGGAGGAATGCACAAATGCGGCGAATATCATCAGAATTGCTTTTAATGATGATACATCAAAGGCAGAGCGGATTCGCAAGCTGCTAAAGGCTGACGAGGAAGGGCGACTAATAGTATTGCAGGAAGGAGAAAAAAGCAATGATTAGTAAAAGTCATTTTATTGATGTAATGAATCAACTCGAAGAACTTAGAATCAAACAAGATAATTTGGATACTGCATTACATGATCTATGTGGTAGTGGCTTTGGGTCTTTTTATATAGCGGATTACCAAGATATTATAATTAATATTCTTACCGAGGACTTTAATGATGAGTCCCACTGGTTAGAGTATTTCTGTTATGAAAATAACTGGCTAACTGAATATAAACAAGAAAAGATTACACTAAAAGACGGTTCTCATCCAAGGATTAAAAATTGGGGCGATGTATATGATTTTCTCGTCAATATAGATCCCTTAGATGAAATCCCATGTGATGCATATCATTTTAATGCTTATACAGGTATGGGTCATTGTTGGGCAACTCCTGAGCGAGATTGGTGCGACTGTGAAGGAAGAAAAAAGCTGTGCGGGCTAAAAAGGTGAATAATCCTTGATAAAATTTTTAAATTGATTTTATTTTAAAAATATAATATAATATATATATAAGAAATAAAGGAGGAAATGTTAAATGTTTGATTTTGGAAATATGTTTAATGGTATGTTTAAGCCCGTGGCTCGTGGCTATTGTAAGATGGGTATGAATGGTCAAGTTGCAGTGAAGACTGCTTCCGGTTATAAGACCTTCAATCCGAAGACCCATAAATTGACAAACTGCTCTAATTTCGCTTTTGATATGGACGGCGCTTTTTGGGTTGTCCCCACTTTTAAGGTTGCTATTGGCGACATTATCCTTGTAAATGGCAAGCCCCGTGCGGTAATTGAGGTTGGAGCTAATAGTATTAAGACTTTTAGCTATGAAGATTCTACTATTGACGAGACTGTTCCTGAGCATCACGTGTTCATGGGTAAGACTTATTGCTACGGCAAAATTTTTAGCCCGTTCATGAATATGTCTAAGAACAATGACACCATGAACGGTATGATGAAGATGATGATGTTCAGCCAGATGTTTGGCGGTAACAACAACTCCGGTATACAGGGTATGAATCCTATGATGTTTATGATGATGGGTAAGGATAATCCGTTTGAGGATATGTTCGATGGTGCTTTTGATTTTGGTTTTGGGGATGCCGCAGACGCGGATGCTGATGAAGAGGAGGAGTAAATAATGGGTAGCGGTACTTGGACAACTAGCAGTTTTGCTAATTACGTAACCACCACTAAGTCTATGTCGATGGATGATTTTGCCTCTGCGCAGAATTTGACTGCGCAGAACGTGTATAAAGCTCATCGACTGAGCGAAGTTCTTAATCCTTATCAGGTGATGCGTGAGTGTTGCGATAGTGACGAACACCCTAATACTTTACCTGTGATTTTAGCTCTTGACGTTACTGGTTCTATGGGTCAGGCTTCTGTTAAGGTCGCTCAGAAGCTGAATGAGATTATGACTGATCTATATTCTGACAGTGATGTTCCCGATATCGAGTTCTGCATTATGGGCATTGGTGATCTCGCTTATGATGAAGCTCCTATTCAAATGTCGCAGTTTGAATCTGATATTCGAATTGCCGAGCAGCTTGACGCCATCTATTTTGAAGGCGGTGGCGGTGGCAATTCTTTTGAGTCCTACACAGCAGCTTGGTATATGGGAGTTAACCATTGTAAACTGGATTGCTGGAATAGGGGTCAGAAGGGAATCATCATTACTCTTGGCGATGAAATGCCGAATCCTCATCTGCCGTTTAAGGGCTTATACGGTGGTCTTAAGGACACAGTTGGTGACAATCATCTTCAGGGTGATGTTGAAACCACAGATCTTCTGAATGAAGCTCGTGAAAAGTTCGATCTGTACCATATTTCTGTGAATGATCCCAATTCTTCTTATTCTTGGAATAATAAGGATGATAAATTGGATACTGCATGGAGAAAGTTGCTTGGCGATGATAGTTATTACATTGCTAATCTTGACAACCTTGCATCTACTATCGCAAATATTATTAAAGGGCATCATTCCAGTGGTAACTTTGGTACAAGTGAAGTAACTTGGTAAAGATTGAAATCAAAGGGAGAATATTTATCCTCCCTTTGATTTTTTTATAAAAATATTATATAATATATATAGAAAGTTAAGAAAGGAATTTAAAGATAGAGGAGGAAATAAAAATAGAATGATTGAATATGGAGCTTGTAACAAGATAGAATTAATTGAAGCGATTGAAGCTTTAGCCTATAAAATTTTACATTATGAACATCCTACATGGTATGAAATCCCAGAAGAAGAAGTTGTTAATCTTTTAAAGAATGAAGGACTTCCAATTATTGAATTTTAAAAATAAAATGACAAGATGAGGATTGATAGAAATGTATTTTTCTATTCCAATTTTTACAGCTCTTTTCCTTACTAAACCTTATAAAAATACTCCTTATTATGGAAAATAAATTACTGATCAGACTAAGAGGAAAGAAGAAAATTTATATCTCTTGAAGAAGCATAAAGATCAACAATATACCTATGATGATTTAATGAACACAGTTAAGGAAAATAGTTTTATTACTATATTAGGCATTATGGCTGCGCTTCAGCGAAAAGATTAAGTCCAAGTTAAAATTAAGAATGATATAAAATATTTTTCTTATAAAGAAAGGAATTGATAATTAATGAAAGACGTTAAAATTGTAATTGGCGCTAATTTTGGCGACGAAGGAAAAGGTCTAATGAGTCATTATTTTGGTCTCAAGGCACTTGAAGAAGGGAAATCCCCAATTACGGTTTTTCATAATGGCACCGCCCAGCGTGGTCATACTGTAGACTATAATCCCGAGTCGCGTCACGTATTTCACCATTTTGGCTGTAATACCAAAGAAGGTGTACCCACCTATTTTGCCGACTCATTCCTCGTCCATCCTATGGAATTTCATAGAGAATTTAAAGAACTTGGTTTGACTACCGGTAATTGTTATTGCCATCCTAATTGTATAGTAATCACACCCTATGATATGTTAATTGACCATATGATAGAAGATTGGATAGCATATCAATATGGTGAACGCGAACATGGCTCATGTGGTTATGGTTCATGGAGTGCCACTGATAGAATTGAGCAGCGTCCTGAGATAGCATATACAATTCTTGATTTTTGGAGCAAAGATAAATATTATAATATGATGATGAATGACCAATGGCATTGGGTTATACAACGTGCAGCCCAGTTTGGAATTGACATAGATGCATTACCCCAATATAAAGAATATTTTGAACCTAACTCCATAAAACGGAGAAATTTGCAAGCTAATTTTTATCAGGACTTGTGGTTTTTCATTACTCAGGTGCCGATGTGTTCTATAGAAAATATATGGAATAATTATAATTATCTTATCTTTGAAAATGGTCAAGGCCTTGGTCTTGATAAAGATGTTGATAATGAGTGGCATACTACCTCATCTACTGGACTTACTAACCCCTATCGTTTAATAGCTGACTATCAGGATTTTAACGCCGAAGTTTGTTATACTACTCGTTCCTACTTAACGCGCCATGGACTTGGTCCTATGGAATCTGAAGTTGAAAAGCGTCATATTAATAATGATATGATAGATAAAACCAATGTTCCTAATGAATTTCAAGGTAGTTTGCGTTATGGCTATTATGATGATGTAGAGCAGAAGCAAAGAATTGCTAAAGATTGGTCTATTGTTGAGAATGATAAACGATTTATTCAATCTATTGCTACTACTCATTGCAATGAATTCCAAGAAATAAGAAACTATAGTAAATATTATAGTGATAGTCCATTTGAGGTTAAAGAAAGAGATTAATAATAAGGGAATACCTAAATCGGTATTCCCTATTTGTTTTTTTATTAAAAATATGTTATAATATTAATATAAAAGAAAAAGGAGAAATAAAAAAATGAATAAACTTATTTCCCGAGATGACGCAATTAATCTTGCCATCATGTATAAAGCGAGTGATGAGCATATTGCTTCGCTTTGTAAATTGCCTGGTACTACCTATGATAATGATAGTAATAATGACGATAATTTTACATCATTTATTTCGACTACATTTACGCGCTCATCCGCGCCTGATAACCCAATAGATGTTCGTCGATGCGTTAAATGTGCCTTTATAACCAAAACTAACGCAGTAATTATTAATGATTCATGGAATTATTGTCCAAGATGTGGCAGGAGAATTTATAAGAAATAAAAAGTAAAGGGTTGATACTAATGATTCAAGTTGATATATCATGTCATACTAACGGACAGGATATTAATGAATATTTGCGACTTTGGCAGAGCAAATATACCAAAAGAAAGATAATTAATGTAGATACAACACCAGTGGAACCGGCTGGCTGGTTTCTAACGATAGTATATGAAATGGAGGTAAGACTGTGAATTTCCGCGATGAAATTAAAACTATGGATGCGTTAAAAGCTCATTATAATGAAGTCCTTGATTGTTTTAAGGAAAATCGAGTCATTGGAGTTTTCTTGGCTGGTAGTCAGAATTATGGGCTTGAATATGAATATAGCGATGTAGACAGTAAAGCTATGCTTCTTCCTTCACTCGATGACATTATTTTTAATAATCAGCCCATTAGCACTACTCATATTCGAGCCAATAATGAACATATTGATTTTAAAGATGCGCGGCTAATGATTCAGTGTTTTTATAAGCAGAATATCAATTACTTGGAAATTTTGTTTACCGACTTTTTTATTGTAAATCCGAAATATATTGAATATATTGACTTTCTCCGTAAAAATGCTGAATTGGTTGCGCACTATGATCCCAAAAAGGCTGTTTGCACTATGGGCGGAGTCGCTAGAACAAAGTATTCTGATATGACTAAAGATACTCCCGCTAAGCATCAAGTCTATCAAAAAAAAGGATATGATCCAAAAGAACTCAGCCATCTGATTAGAATTGAAGATTTTCTAGAGCGTTATATCGAGGGAGAGTCTTTTAGAGAATGTTTGTATCCGAAAAACCGCGATTATATTTTGAGCGTCAAGCGAGGCATTTTTTCTCTCGAAGACGCAACACGAGTAGCAGAGAAGACCTATGCAAATATCCAGCGCATTGTCGATGAATATGTTGCAAATTATCAGGAAGATGCAGCTGCTCTTTCGCAGAGAAGCGCAGGTAGTCTGATTTTAGATACGACCCAGAGGAATCTAATGGAAAATTATTTGAGAGAGGAGCTGAAAGACTAATGCCGCGGATGCCTCAAAAAATGGATTTTAATTATTTTTATTGTCCTAAGTGCGGCCAGCGCGGTTATGAGCTCCCGCGACCGAGCGGGCATCGGCGTGAAAAGTTTCACCGCAAGTGGCTTTATTGTCCGCATTGCCGCAAACAAGTAAATATGATTGAATGTAAAGATGATGAAGACATTTATGAATTTAAAACACAATTTGCAGAAGGAGCGATTACATGAAAACTTTATTTATTTTGTGCGGTGTCCCCGGTTCGGGAAAATCGACCTGGGCCTCGAAACAGTTTGGAGAAGAAAACGTGGTATCGCGGGATAAGATTCGTTTTTCTTTTCTTGGCGATGAATCGGATTATTTTGACAAAGAGACTTTTGTGTGGGAAGAATTCATCCGAGAGATTCAGAATCGGCTGAATGGTGATGAAGAGATTGTGGTAGCTGATGCTACGCATATCAACAAGCGTTCGCGGAATAAGCTGTTGAATGCTTTGAAGTTGCCTGACGAAGTTAATGTTATTCCTATCTTTTTTGATATTTGCCAGGCTGTATGTATGGAGCGTAATAGCAAGCGTGAGGGTAGAGCTTACGTGCCGCAGTCGGTTATTCGCCGCATGGGGTTTCAGTTTGAGATTCCGAGATTTGAGGAGTCCGCACGTTATACGGAGATTTGGCGTGTAAACGCTCAGAATAATCTTGAAAAATTCGTGAGGAAGTGATAGATATGATATATTTGTCCTCAGATCCGCACTTTGGCCACGCTAAAGACTTCTTATGGCGTCCGCGAGGGTTTTCCAGTATCGAGGAAATGAATGAGGGTATTATTGAGCGATGGAATTTGATTGTTGAGCCGGATGATGATGTATATCTTCTTGGTGATGTGATTATGGGAGATATCAGTAATTTAAATTATGTGCGCCGACTCAATGGAAATCTACACATTATTTATGGTAATCATGATTCAGATATCCGCATTGCCGCATATAATACTCTTGATAACGTCGTAGAGGGTGGCTTTGGGGCCCGCCTAAAGTACGCCGGCCGCACATTCTATCTGTCCCACTATCCTACCCTAACAAGTAACACCGATGATGAACAAAAGCCTCTTAAACGTCGCGTTTTTAATCTCTGCGGGCATTCGCATACGCAAGACCGATTTTGTGACATGAAAAAAGGTTTTACATGCTATCATGTAGAACTTGATGCTCATGATTGCTATCCAGTAAGTATAGATGAAATCATTGAAGATATTAAAGGCTTTTATAAGGAGTGTTGATCGACACTCCTTGTTTCTTTTCGCCTAACTCCGTATTTTGAAGAAAATTCCATTTGGGGATTTTTTTCACCAATTTTTCTTTCCAAGTTGTGTTTTATAGAAAAATATGTTATAATATAAATATATAAAGAATGCTAAAGGAGAAGAATTTTATGAAGTCAAAAGACCCCTTATATTCTTGGGATTCCGCTACGGGTATAGCAAGTTGTATTTTAACTTATGAAGGACATACTTTCTGCGGAATGGCGACTTGTGCTCCCGAAGACTAGGATATGATGAGTGAAAAAACTGGGCTTACAATTGCCGAATCTCGTGCCGTGATCAAATTAATGTGTTATTACCGAGAGCAGGTTGTTGCTAAATTAGCCGCATTAAATCAGTTATATTATTCCATGAAGCACAGTCAGAGATTTAATGCTAAGTCTTATGAAAATATAATGTTGCAAAGACAAATTTCTAATTATACATATGAGCTTGCCGCAGTCCGTGATGAAATTGCTAGTGAGCGAAAAGAGTTATGCACTTACATAAAGAAAAAGGATGAATTTTATCAGTCAGTAAGAAAAAATCGCACTTTTAATAAATTTAAGGATTTAAAGGTCGATGATTCACAGCTTGTTTTTGAATATCCTGGTGAAATAAAAGCAAAGGACGAAAAGTAATAATTCATCAAACACAAAAATTACATATATATGAAGATAATCCCCAAAGGAGGCAGCGCTTGGTGAATATTTATAATTTTTATGACACTTGTAGTCTTTTGCTCCGGATGGATGATCTATTTACAGTAGAAGAAAATATTGTAATTTCTTCTGTCACTTTAAATGAGTTAGAAAATATTAGAACATCGGCTCATAAAGATGAAAGTATAAAGCAAGCCGCAAGAGAGTTACTCAGATTATTGACTCATAATAGGGACAAATATACTGTATGGATTTTCCAAGAAGATATGTTATTGCCTTTTAAAGAAAAAGGACTAACAATCACACCCGATATTCAAATTTTAGCTTGCGCTTTTGATTATGATAATCGGATTCATCCCGATGAAACAGTTTTTATTACTAATGACTTAGCCTTACAAAATATTGCTAATTTATTTTTTGGTCAAGATAGTATTAAAGAAGTTCAAACGGTGGATGAAGAAGACTATAGCGGTTATAAAGATATAATTATGTCAGAAGAAGAAATGGCATATTTTTACGAGCACCCATATGAGAATATCTATGGGCTAGAAATAAATGAATATTTAATAATTCGTAATTTAGAAAGCGAAATTGTGTCTCAATTATGCTGGACTGGCGACGGTTATAGGCACATTACCTATACAAATTTGGATTCTAATTTCTTTGGGCGCATTAAAGCAATAAATGGAGATCCCTATCAGGTTTTAGCCATAGACAGCTTGGTTAATAATAAAATAACTATGTTAAAAGGTAAAAGCGGAAGTGGCAAATCTTTCTTGGCTTTAGGCTATCTCTTTCATGAATTAGAAAAGGGGCATATCAATAAGATAATTGTTTTTTGCAATACAGTTGCCGCGAAAAATGCCGCTAAGTTGGGTTTCTATCCCGGAGATAAGGAAGCCAAGCTGATAGATTCGCAGATTGGCAATATGCTGTCCAGCAAATTTGGAAGCAAGTTTGCGGTAGAAGAATTAATTGAAAATGAAAAAATTATTCTTATGCCGCTTAGCGATATACGAGGTTATGATACTTCTGGCATGAAAGCAGGAGTTTATATTTCTGAAGCGCAGAATTTAGATATCTATTTAATGAAACTGGCTCTACAAAGAATCGGTGAAGATAGTATTTGTATTATTGATGGTGATTATAATACTCAAGTTGATGACGAAAGCTTTGCTGGAGCGCGCAATGGTATGAGAAGAGTGTCGCAGATATTCCGCGGCCAAGATATATATGGTGAAGTAGAATTAAAGAAGATTCACCGTTCTAAATTAGCAGAAATTGCTGATCAATTATAAATTACAAAGGGGGATAATAAAATCTATGGATGAATAGGTCAAAGAAACTACTTTAGAAGAATTAAATGAAATCGCCTTAGATGAATTATCTAACAATAAGGGGGAGGACGAATAATGGCTTATACCAATAGTCCTCTTGTTGATTACACTAGGATTTCTCCAAACCGTAGTGTAAATCGTAATCATACTATTGATACAGTTACAATTCATTGCGTTGTAGGATAGTGCTCCGTAGAGACTTTAGGGACTATTTTTGCAAAGAGTTCAGCCTAGGCTAGTGCTAATTATGGTATAGGCTACGATGGTCGTGTTGGCTTATATGTAGAGGAAAAAGACCGCAGTTGGTGTACCTCTTCCTCGAGTAATGACAATCGTGCTATTACTATTGAAGTCGCTAGTGATACGTATCACCCATATGCTGTTACTGATGCTGCATATAATAAATTAATTGATTTGCTGGTTGATATTTGCAAACGTAATGATATTAGTTAGTTGGTTTGGTCTACCAGTAAGTATGAACGCATGAATCACTTAAATGGTTGTAATATGACAGTCCACAGAGACTATGCTAATAAAGCATGCCCAGGTGATTATTTATACAATCTCCATGGGCAAATTGCGGCAGAAGTTAATGCTCGTTTAAATTCAGAGGAGGATGAAGATATGACACAGGAACAGTTTAATCAGATGGCTAACAATTGGATCGCCGGTTTGGCTTCTCAAACCGAGGGTGCTGATTATGCGAAAGAGGCGCTTAATTGGGGTAAGGAAAATGGTTTACTCCTTGGCGATGAGCACGGCAATCAAATGCCTAAGAGCTTTTTGACTCGCGAACAATTTATTGCTGTTATAAAGCGTTTTTATGAGAAATTGAACATCTCTTTTAAGTAATATATGAAGGAAACAAATATAAAAATAGTAAAGCAACAAAAAAATCCCAAAGCAAAAAAGAAAAAAGAAAAACGGCATAGCGAATTTTCTAAAATACTTCTTATTCAAGAATCCATTCTTATTTGGATTATAACAATTGCTTTTATAGGTTTGGCTTATTTGAGTATTTTTTTAGGATACCTCGGTAGCCTACCTTGGCTTACTGCTATGGTTTCTTTGCCTTGGGGCGCCTACGGAGTTTCACAGGCATTTTACTATAAGAAATCACAAGCGGAAAATACAAAAAATGGGGTTAAGTATGAAAGTGTAATGCAGACACTTAATACGAAAAACGTTGCTGCCAGTTCTACAAAACCTTCAAGTGGGGATTTTCCGATTTAATACCGAACGGGGACATTTTTAATTAAATGTCCCCGTTTATTTTTTTCGTTGACTTTTTTTAGAAAATATGATATAATATATATATGAGTAGAAGAGGTACTCAAAATTCAATTTAGAAATGAAGGTGTCGTATTAAGAAAAAATGTCGTATGTAATTTATGTAGATGGAAGTGCTCACCCAAATCCAGGCCCAGGCGGTTATGGAATCGTTATCTTTAATGAAACTGGCTAGCTATTATCAGTTTATAGTCGTTAGTACACAGATGCGGTGACAAATAATGAGATGGAATTAAAAGGAATCCTTTATACGATGCTTCATTTCGGCAAAGAACAAAACGTTATTGTATATTCGGATTCTAGTTATGCAGTATAGACCCTTAATAATTGGATGTTTTCATGGCAGAAAAAGGGCTGGATTAAATCTGATAAAAAGCCCCCAGAGAATTTAGAAATTATTAAAGCATATTATGACCTATATATGCAAGGATATCGTATTCAGTTGTCGCACATTAAAGGGCATATGGGTACGATAGGCAATGAAATTGCCGATCAATTAGCAACAGGAAAAATGAGCAGCGAGGAGGCAATGCATAAATATGGATGCTTATAATGCAAAAAGCATTAAAACATTAGAGGGCATTGAAGCGATTCGACTACGCAGCGGCATGTATATTGGTAGCGTGGGGCCGGAAGGCGTCCGCCATATTACTCTTGAAATTATCTCTAACGTAGTTGATGAATATTTAAATGGACATTGTAATAGATGTGAAATTACAGTAAAAAATAATAATGAAGTAACTATTATTGATAATGGACGCGGTGTGCCTTTTGGTAAACAGCCAGATGGTTCTGAAACTCTGGTTAATGTATATACAAAGTTGCATACCGGTGCCAAATTCGATACTTCTGGAGCTTCTGGTTATAATACTTCTGGAGGTTTAAATGGTGTCGGTGCTAAAGCGACGAATGCCCTGAGCGAATACTTTAAAGTTACCTCTTATCGAGATGGTAAGCGTGCGGCGGCCTCTTTTAGACGCGGCAAACTCGTAGACTTCAATGTAGTCACAGATGCGTCCGGCCGCACAGGTACAGAAGTTACTTTTTTGCCAGATAAAGAAATTTTTAAAGAGACAATTGAGCTTGATTATGCAACGCTCAAAAAGCAGCTTCAGGAGTTAGCTTTTCTTTCTCCGGGTTTAACTTTTTCATTGATTTATAAAGATAAGCCAGAAGAAATTATTATCTCTGAGAATGGCATTAAAGATTATATTGAATATATTAATCAGGGTAAGAAAAAAATTACATCTGTTTTCTACGCGGAAACAATAGAAAACCGCGTGGGTGTGAAATTAGCTTTTCTATATAATGATAGCTATACAGATAATTATAAGTTATACACCAATTCTATCCCCAATAGCGGCGGAACTCATTTAACAGGCTTCCGCACGGCCTTGACTCAAACAATTAATGAATATGCGCGAGAAAAGAAATTACTGAAGGAAAAGGATAGTAATCTCACTGGTGAAGAATTGAAAGAAGGACTCAGTCTAGTCCTCTCATTTATCATGCCTGATCCTGTTTTCTCTGGGCAAACTAAAGATAATTTGACTAGTAGTGAAGCGCGTCTAATTGTTCAGCGTTTAGTTTCCCAAGAGCTAAAGACTTGGTTTGAGACACATCCCAAAGACGCGAAAGCTATTGTTGAAAAAGCATTACTCGCAAGGACAGCTCGTGAAAAAGCAAAAAAGGCAAAAGAAGCTGTTCGTAATGTTGAGTCCGGAAAAAAGAAAACTGCTTTTTTGAACCTTCCTACCAAATTGGTGGATTGCTGGGGAAAGAAGCGTAGTGAGTGTGAGCTCTTTATCGCAGAGGGCGATAGCGCTGCATCTGGTCTCGTAGAAGCAAGAAATGCAGAAACTCAAGCAGCTTTTCCAATTCGAGGTAAAATATTAAGTGCCCGCAAATCTACAAGTGAAAAACTGTTAGCAAATCAGGAAGTTGTTAATATTATTAAGGCTTTGGGATTAGAGTTTGATACCAAAACAGCCAAGCTGATTTACGACCCTAAGAAACTCAGATACGGCAAGATCATGATGGCAGTCGATGCAGATCCAGACGGTGCGGCTATTGCAAATTTGCTAATCACGCTTTTTTGGGAGCTGTGCCCAGAGCTGATTATTAATGGGCATCTTTATGCTCCTAAGCCGCCACTTTTTAGAGTCACCACCAAGAAAAATGAATATATTTATTTGCGCGACGCAGCCGCTTTGGAAGCCTATAAGGCAGCTCATGCGAAAGAAAAGTTCTCGGTTAACAGAAATAAAGGGTAAGAGATAGTCTGGCCCTTAGCCATTTTTCCGCTTATCAGCGGGGTCGCAAATGTCCTTGCGGCTAACGAGGCAGTCTCTATAATATAATTTTTTAAAGGGCTCGTTGGACAAAAACGGCTCAAGAGAATAAAACAAAAATTATATTATATGTAAGAGATAATCTCGTGGGAAGAATTTAATAATTATATTTGTGTATTATCTCTTATAATATTTTTATAAACGAGGTAATATAAATGAATAAAAACTGCGGTATTTATAAAATTACTAATACAATCAATTAGCATAGTTATGTTGGATTAAGTAAAAATATCTCAACCAGATGGCGACATCATGTTAATGAAAGTCAAAATCTAAAAAGTAAAGAATATCAAAAAACATTATATAAAGCATTTAGAAAGTATGGAATAGAAAATTTCTCTTTTGAAATTATCGAGTATTGCTCAGAAGATAAATTAGCAGAAAGAGAAATTTATTGGATTAACAAATTAGATACTGTCAAAAATGGATATAATGAATTAAATAGCTGGTAGCCAGAATTAAAAACTATTGGTGAACGACATCCAAACCATAAATTAACAGAAAAAGATGTTATTGATATTCGCACCAGATATGCTAATCATGAAAGATGTAATCAAGTTGAAGCATTATATAAAGATAGAATTGGTCATTCTGGATTTTCAAAAATTTGGAAGGGCGAAACTTGGAAAAATATAATGCCGGAAGTGTATAGTAAAGAAAATAAAAATTTTCATTTACATAATACTGGCAACGCTGGAACATCTAATGGACGAGCAAAAATTACAGAGCAACAAGTAAGAGATATACGTATTAGACGTAAAAATGGAGAAGCTCGTTCATCTGTTTATGAAGATTATAAAACTCTTTTAACCCTTGGGGGTTTTGATGGTATTTGGTATTATACCACTTGGAAAAATATAATTATTGATTAACCTGTATCGACTAGCCCCTTTGTCGGGGCGTACTGATGCTATTGATACGCATTGGGAAAAGGTGGCCTTTAGCATAAAAGAATGCTAAAGAAGAAATAGTCAGTACTTATGGTGACATAAGATAAACACGTAGGCGAAATGGATCCGGATGAGCTAGCTCAATGTCTGCTGAATCCAGAGACAAGATATATAGAACAAATTACTGTTGCGGATATAAAACAAGCAGATACTTTACTCGAGATTTTAATGGGTACTTCAGTACCGCCACGGAAAGAATATATTCTGCAGCATAGTGAGGAGGCAAATGATGTCTATTGATATTTGTCAAGAGCTTCATCAAAATTTTATAGATTTCGCATATGAAGCTAATAGCCAGCGTGCTTTTCCAGATGCTAGAGACGGCTTAAAGCCCGGACAGCGCGCAGCCTTATGGTTGATGTTTAATAAGGGCTATACATCTAACAAGCCGCATGTCAAAAGCGCCAAGATAAGCGGAGCAATCATCGGTGAGTTGTGGCCGCACGGCGATCAGGCTATGTATGAAACATTCGCCAGAATGAGTCAGCCTTGGATTAATAATATTCCCGAAGTAGATTGGCATGGATCAAATGGCAATCAGATTGTCAGTGCGGAGGCCGCGTCTTCGAGATACACAGAAGCGCGACTTTCGAAAGCCGCAGAAGAAGGAATGTTTAAGGGCATTAAGAAAAATAATGTACCAATGATTCCCAACTTTTCGGAAGATCAAATGTGGCCAGAGGTATTGCCGGCTGTTTTGCCGCGACTTTTGGTAAATGGTAGTCAGGGTATCGGTGTTACAGTCGCAAACCATTGGACGCTTTTTAATCTGCGAGAGACCGCTGACTTAATTATTAAGTATATTGAAACCGGTAATCTTGATTATGATAATTTCTATCCGGATTTCCCATCTGGCGGTATTATCATTAATAAGAAGGATATTAAAACTATTCACGCTACCGGAAAGGGAAAAGTCGTACTCCGCGGCAAAGCAGAAATTAAGGGAAATAATATTTATATCACAGAATTGCCCTATCAGGTATATGTAGAACCTCTAATTGATAAAATTAAGACTCTCGTTGCGCAGGAGCAAATTAAGGGCATTCAAAATATTTATAATAAGAGTGATAAAAAGAGTCTCTCAATTGAGATTGAGTGCTCAGAAGCGCCCAAAGGCATTCTAAATGGACTATATAAATTGACTGATTTGCAGAAAAGCTATAGCCCTAATCAATATGCTCTAGTGGGTAAAACGCCTAAACTACTAACGCTTAAAGATTATATTGATATTTATATCAAACATAATGAATCTTGTATTCGTAAAGAATACGAATTTGATTTAAAGAAATCTGAGGCTAGAAAGGAAGTCGTTGACGGACTCCTCAAAGCATTAGAAGATATTGATAATATTATTAATCTAATTAAGCAATCGGCTAGCAGCGCAGATGCAAAACAGAATCTCATTAAGAAATATGGATTTTCTGACCCGCAGGCGACGGCTATTATTAGTATGCGGCTGGGCACTCTTGCGCATCTTGAATCGGTCGAGTTAGAGAAGGAAAGAGCTGAGCTGATTAAGTCTATTGAAAATTGCAAAATGATTGTTAACTCTGTGGAGAAACAATCTGAAATTTTGGTGGCTCGTTTGTCAGACCTCGCGCAGAAATATGGTAACCCCCGCCGCACAGAGGTTATTCAGATTGACACAAGCAAGAAAGAAGAGGAAGCCGCCTATGTGGCGCCAGAAGAATGTGTGGTTATACTCACTGAGGGTGGAACCATCAAGCGCGTCCCATCTAAATCTTATCATGTCCAAAAGCGTGGAGGAAAAGGGGTAAAGACCCAAGAAGATATTATTTCCTCTGTCATCCGTACTAACACGGTTGACCAGTTAATGGTCTTTACAAATGCGGGTACGATGTATCGTTTGGCCGTAAATGATGTACCAGAAGGTACTAATGCATCTAAGGGTGTTAGTGTCAAATCTTTGGTACAGATGGAAACTACCGAAGAGCCAGTTCTTATTTATTCTATTTATAAAGATACTACAGCTAAATACGTTGTATTCCTCACAAAAAATGGAACAATTAAAAAGACGCCATTGGAAGATTATGTTAATACCAAGAAGAAAACGGGTCTATCCGCAATTAAATTGCGCGAAGGCGATAGTATAGCTAGTGTTACTTTGGCATCTGACGAAGAAATTTTTGTGATTTCTAAACGTGGAATGGTTATTCGATATTCTTTGACCGAGGTATCTGCTTCTTCTCGCGCTACAATTGGAATTAAGGGTATTAATCTTGCGAAAGATGATGAAGCTCTTACATTACTTCCTATTAGAGATGCTCAGGACGAGCTTGTAATCATTACAGGCTCTGGGCTTGGAAAGCGAGTTAAATTTACAGAAATCCCAAAGACTTCTCGTGGAGGAAAGGGAGTTTCTATTTCAAAAGAATCTTCGGGCGTTGCCGCGGCGCTTTTAGCTAATGATAAGGATAAACTTTTAGTCGTCGGCCTTACAAACTCGATTTGCATCGAGGGGAAAGACTTGCCTGTATGCAGTCGTGCCGCCGGGGGCAATGTTGTTATCAAGAGCAAAGTAAAAAGCGCCAGTAAGGTTTGAAATATATAAAAAAATATGATATAATAAATATAACGAAAGGATAAAAAATCCAATGGATATGCGTGAATTAATTGACACTTTAAATAACGCTACAAAAGCATATGATTTGGGGAAGCCCATTATGGAAGATAAGCAATGGGATGATTTATACTTTTCGCTGGAGAAAAAGGAGCAGGAGTCTGGGATATGTTACCCAGACTCTCCAACCCAAAGAGTAAATTATGAAATTGTATCAAAATTGAATAAAGTAACTCATTCTCATCCGATGCTCTCCCTCTCTAAGACAAAAGAGATTAATTCAATTATTTCAATTTTCAAAGATAAGTGGACACTTATTATGAGTAAGTTAGATGGTTTAACCTGTTCACTTTATTATGAAGATGGAGAATTAAAGCGGGCAGAGACTCGCGGCAATGGGGAAATCGGTGAAGATATTACACATAATGCAAAAATTATTAAGAATATCCCACAGACCATTAGTTATAAAAAGCCCGTTACCATAGACGGAGAGGTTTTATGTACTTGGAATAATTTTCAACCTTTTTCTGATGAATATAAGAATCCTCGAAACTTCGCGGCAGGCAGTATACGGCTTCTCGATTCGAAAGAATGCGCGGAACGTAATTTAAGCTTCGTAGTATGGGATGTTATTACTGATTTAGCATCTACACTATATTCAAAACTCGCTTGGGCGGCAGAACAAGGTTTTGAAGTTGTACCTCATATACTTGTTAGTGATGTAGAAGCTGAAGGTCAAAATGCTATTGAATTGATTCAGTCCAATAAGACTTATCCGATTGATGGAGTAGTATTTAAAATCAATGATTGCGCGGAATATGCCGCAGCCGGACGTACAGCGCATCATTTTAATGGCGGTATTGCCTACAAATTCTACGATGAGATATATGAAACGTCACTTCTAAATATTGAATGGTCGCCCGGTCGTACAGGAGTTCTAACACCAGTTGCTTGCTTTGAGACAGTAGATATTGAAGGATCAAGCGTTGAACGTGCAAGTCTGCATAATATCAGCGTACTTATTGATACTTTACATGGCTACGGTTATAAGGGGCAAAAAGTTGGCGTTAGTAAGATGAATCTTATTATACCGCAAATTATGTGGGCTGAAGATACAAAGGATGACGAAGAAGAATTTGCTGTACCTAATTGCTGCCCCATATGCGGCGGCCGCACGGAAATTATTACTTCTGATTCTAATGTACAGCAGCTTTATTGCACAAATCTTGATTGCCAAGGGAAAATTATAAATAAACTTGAGCATCTTTTTGGGAAAAAGGGATTAGATATTAAAGGACTGTCTAAAAAGACATTTGAGAAACTCCTTGACTGGGGTTGGATTAATAGCCTTTCAGATGTATTTATCCTAAATACCCATCGGGAAGAGTGGATTAAAAAAGCCGGGTTTGGAATAAAGTCAGTAGATACAATTTTAAATTCTATTAATGCTGGGAAAACCACTGAATTGGTTCAATTTATCTCTGGGATTGGTATACCTCTTGTAGGAACCACTTATGCTAAAGTGATTGCGAAAAAGTGTCCGACGTGGGAAGACTTTCGTTTAATGGTTAAGAATAAAGAGTCTTTTTATAATTGGGAAGGATTCGGCGGAGAGATTCATAGAGCTATTATGAATTTTGATTACTCCGAAGCTGACTATATTTATGAAAATTATCTTAAAGACACGATGAGTAATTCATTATTTGGAAAAACTTCTAACAACAATTTACAAGACTTTAATATAGTTATTACTGGTAAATTGAAGGTCTATAAGAATAGAGATAGTCTACAAAAAGACATTGAAGCTAATGGCGGAAAAGTAGTTGGTAGTGTATCAAGTAAAACTAATTATCTTATTAATAACGATCCTGAAAGCACTTCATCTAAAAATACTACCGCCAAGAAGCTCGGTATTCCAATTATTACAGAGGAAAATTTTATAAAAAAATTCTTGACTTAATAAAAAAAATATATTATAATAAACTTGTAAATAAAGGAAGAAAAATTTTCTTATGAAGCGTAAAGAACTAAAGAATTTCGCGGAAAAGATTGCTGAATTGGAATATAAGAGGCAATAGTCGCAAGACAAGGTCGAGCAAGAAAAATTTGAAAATCAAATTATGGCACTTACTAATTAGATGGTAACTAGGGGACTACGTGTACCAAATGAGCTTTTAGAAGTTGATTGTCTTGTTCAAGAAATTCTTACTACAAAATATTAGATTTAAAATTAAAAAATAACTTGACTTCTTAAAAAATTTTTTGTATAATATTTACATAAGCTAAAGGCTTAAAACAAAATTAAAATTTATTTAAAGAAACAAAGGAGATTATTTATTATGGCTATGAGTAGCAATTCTATCGCAGTTCTTAATTTTCTGAAGGAGCATAATGGTGAGAACCTCATCGCGGCCGATGTTGCCGACGCTCTCGGTCTGGAGAAGCGCCAGGTGGATGGTATCTTTACTTCCGCGATTCAGCGCAAGGGCTATGGTGTCCGTATTCCCGCTGAGATCGAGCTTGAGGATGGCACCCACAAGGCTATCAAGCTTCTTCGTCTAACTGACGAGGGCATGGCTTTCAATCCTGAGCTTGCTGACGCTGAGTAAGAAAACCAATTGATATAAATTTCGGGGGCAATTAATTGATTGCCCCCGTGTTTACTATCTATGAGCTGGTCTTATTGTGTAGCTTGTTTTGTTGCAGGATTTATTGTCGCTTGGGTTATTGCTTTTGTTATTCCCAGGAGCAAGATACGTAAAGCCAATGACGCTTTAGATAAGCAAGAGGCCACTATAAAACAATAGATTAATAATTTAGAAATCTTACAGCAAAAGCTACAAGAAGAAAACGAAAAACAAAAGCACGAAAATAATTATCTAATTGAACAAAATTAGAAAATTTTAATATCCTCTCAAGAACTATCTGAATAGGCCCATAGTAAAGCGGAAGAACAATATAACAAATAGATGAAATTGTTTTCTGATAAATTAGATATGGCGCTTGAGAAGAAAAGTAGAGAATACCAAGCTGCTGAAGATGATTATCGCAATGAGTATGCGGCCACATTGGCCGAATATGCAAAAGAATTTGAGCAACTAATGGCGCAAAAAACCCAAAGCCTAGAAAGTATACAGGAGCAAATAAAGAGCGCGGCCGGGCGTCTTGCGGATTTACAATCCGTCGTTAATGCGGCCGTGGAAGCTAATATACGCGCAGAAGAAGAGCGAACCGCCGCAGACTTTTATCGAATTCAAATTTCAGAGTCTGATCTTGCGGAAATTGCAAAACTACGTGAAGTTGAACCCTATCTACGGGATAAAGAGGCTTTGAATAAAGTTATCTGGAAAGTGTATTATGAGAAACCGACTGCTGATTTAATCGGTCGTATCATAGGCTCTAATGTAAAAACAGGTATTTATAAAATTACAGAAATATCAACAGGAAAATGTTATGTGGGGCAGGCACGTGATATCGCTAGTCGTTGGCGGCAACATATCAAGAGAGGTATCGGAGCAGAACCGCCCACTCGTAACAAACTCTATCCGGCCATGCGTCAAGCCGGCGTTGAAAATTTTTCTTTTGAATTAATCGAGGAATGTTCAATAAAAGATCTCGATGAAAAAGAAGATATGTGGCAAAATTATTTCCAAGCTAAGACCTATGGGTTTAGTATTAAATAATAAAAGCAGAATAAATTCCGCCATATGGGTTGTAATTTTTAATAAAATATGATATAATATATATATAAAGTAAAGAAAGAATAGGAAAAGGTTTATGAAAAGTGATTTTTTGGAATTTATTCAGATTTTAATGGATGCAAGTCCAGAAATTGTTAAAGAAAAAATGACTGATGAAATTCGGGAATATTTAGAAATCCTTAAAGAAGAAAGTATCGCCCCTCAAGCGGTTACTGAAAACGGTTATAAGATTCTTCTATGTATGCAAAAGAGCGATAAGCGTTTGCTAAAGGCCCGAGATATTGCTGAAGACATGGGAGTTACTTCTCGTGGTGTTTCTGCTTCTCTTAGGAAATTGGTTAATGATAATTACGTTGAAAAAATCGGTCAAAATCCTATTATCTATACTTTAACAGAAAAAGGTATGAATTTTAAAATTATGAATGAAGAGGAGTAAAATTAAATGGCTAAAAAGATGATTAATACAAGTCATATAGAAGGTCTTCTGTACGATCACAAGCTGGAGGTCAAGGAGACTGGACCGAATTCTAAGCATCCTGGTACTACTTATATTACTGGCGATGTTATGATTGTTACAGATAATGCAATGACCAATGTTGTGTCAGTTCATTATAGCTATATCACTCAGATGACAGCTAAGAACAAGCCTGATTCTCGCTTTACCGCTCTTTCTGATATTATGAGCGGCAAGCGTAAGACCGTTATTAGCGATGGCGCGGATTATGCGAGCATGATTCGTATTGATTCTTCTGTGGGTCTGAATGAGTTCTTTACCGAGCGTGATGGTAAGGAAGAGCTTGTGAGTGCCAAGCGTAATGAAGGCGGTTTTATCCATTTTGATGGTTCGGGCGATAATCAGACGCTTTTGACAGATGAAGCTAAGCGTTCTTATTTCAAGACTGATATGGTGATCACTAACGTCATTGAGAAGGAAGCTGATGAATCTCGTAACTTGCCAGCAAAGGCGATTGTCAAGGGTTGGATCTTCGATTTCCGCAATGCGATTTATCCCGTTGAGTATTCTGTTGTGACACCGGAGGGTATGGATTACTTCCTCGGTCTTGGGGCTACTTCTAAGACTCCGTTTTGCACAGCTGTTTGGGGAGTTCAGGTTTCTGAAAACCTTACCCGTAAGATTGTCACTGAATCTGCGTTCGGCGCGGATGATGTGCGTGAGGTTACTACGACTCGCAAGGATTTCGTGATTACGGGTAGCTCTAACGAGCCTTATGAGTGGGATTCTGAAGAGTTCATTACAGCGGCCGAGTTCAATAAGGCCATGACTGATCGTGAAACCTATCTGGCTACCATTAAGCGGCGTCGTGATGAGTGGGCGGCCGCCCAGAAGACTGCGAACAAGAGCGCAGTTCCGGCTCCTTCTCACGATGATTTCAAATTTTGATTGAGTAATAACTCAATCAAAACTTAAAAAGAGGGGTAAACAATTATGGCAATTAATCTTTTAAATATCAAGCCGCATAAAGTCAGTAGAGATTTAAGTGGTTATATCACTTTTATCTATGGCGGTTATAAGACGGGCAAAACCACTCTCGCAGCTCAGATGGATGGCGCGTTGCTGTTAGCTTTTGAGCGTGGATATAATGCACTGCCTGGCGTCGTCGCGCAGGATATCACATCGTGGGCGGAAATGCGCACTGTATATCGTGAGCTTAAAAAGCCCGAAGTAAAGGCAGCATATAAGGCAGTTGTGGTAGATACCATAGATGTTGCATCAGAGCTCTGTAAGAAGTATATTTGCCAGCAGAATGACATTGAGGATCTCGGAGACCTTGGTTATGGTAAAGGCTGGACGAAGTTTAAGGATGAATTTAACGAGATTTTCCGCGGCCTCACTCAGCTCGGTTATGCAATTTATTTCATCGGTCATGATAAAGAAGGTAAGGATGATAAAGGTAATATTACTAATATCCGCCCGGCTCTTTCTAATGCAACCCGTGAGGTTATTGCTGGCATGAGTGATGTTTTTGGATACGCTCGCCAAAGCGGAGAGGGCCAAATGTCATCTCTGGTTCTTCGTGATAAAACCGGCTTTATTGAATGCGGTTGTCGTTTTAAATATGTACCGGATGTTATTCCCATGAATTATATGGCTTTGGTGAATGCTATTGCGGCTGCTATTGATAAGGAAGCCGCAGAGACTGGCGGCGCTTATGTCACAGATGAAAAGTTGGCCGCGGTTGAAGTTCCGACTTACGATTATGAAGCTCTGATGAAAGAGTTCCAGCAGTTAAGTGGGGAGCTTGTAAATAAGAATCAAGCTTATTATGTACCTCGTATTACTTCTATCATTGATAAGTATTTGGGCAAAGGGAAGAAAATTACTGATAGTACTCCCGATCAAGTCGAATTTATTTATCTAATTGTTACAGAAATCAAAGAGGATTTAATGGCAGAATAAAATTTCAACCCAAGGTGGTAAATGCCTTGGGTTGATTTTATATAAAAAATATGATATAATATTCATATATAGTATCGAAAGGAGTTGAATAGTTATTTGGCAGCACACATTGTAAAATGTTATTATTGTGGTTAGAAATTTGATACGAATAAAGAAGAATGGTTTAAACCTAATTCGAATCGTTATGCTCATGAGAAATGTAGACCCGTAGTCACAATAAAATCAACTCCAGCTCCGAAGCCGCCGCAAAATACTTCGCCACTTTCTGATGACAAAAAAGCCTTATATGATTATATAAAAAAGTTATTTCATATAACCAGCGTCGGGCCACGTATTACTAAACAAATCAATTTGTATATAAAAGAATACAATTTCAGTTATTCTGGAATATTAAGAACTTTAATTTATTTTTATGATATACGAGGAAATACTATTGAAGCCAGTAATGGCGGCATTGGAATTGTTCCTTATGTGTATGAAGAAGCCTATCGGTATTATTATTCTTTATGGCTGGCAAAGCAAAAAAATCAAGGTAAAGATTTAAAAAGCTTTATTCCCAAAGATAGAGAAGTTCATATACAAGCGCCAAAAAGAAAAACAAAAAAAAGTAAAAGATTCTCATTTTTAGATGAGGACATTGGGGTGAATGAATGAGTAGCAAATATGTAGACAGAACGGCCTTAGTCCAAGTGGTTGGTTGTATTTATAACTCACCTCAGATATTAGATTTAACAGATAAATATATTATTTCAGAAAACGATTTTCCCGATGAAATGTTAAAGATTATAGTTGGTTCGATTTATAAATTGCATGAGTTGGGTGTCCAACAGATGACACTCGAAAATATAAATGACTTCTTGGCAAATAAGCCCAAGAGCGAAGCCGTCTATAAAAAAGACAAAGGAGAAGAATGGCTTTTAAAGGCATCTGAGGTTGCAAATCATGTAACTTTTGATTATTATTATAATCGAATGAAAAAAATGTCTTTATTGAGAGCCTATGATAACTATGGTATAGATGTTAGTTGGTTATATGATCCTGATAACATCTTTGATTCTAAACTAAAGCAGCAGCAAGAAGATTTTTTAGATAATGCTTCGTTAGAAGATATCGCCATTAAGGTAGATAATAAAATTGATGAAATCAAGATGACATATGTGCGGGAGGCCCTCGATGATGCAGCGCAAGCGGGCGATGGCATAGAAGATTTAATTTCCCGCCTAGAAGAAACCCCAGAGATCGGAGTACCACTTTATGGTTCTTTGATTAATACCGTTACACGTGGCGCAAGACTGAAAAAATTATATCTGAGATCGGCGCCTACGGGCGTAGGCAAATCGAGAACGATGGTAGCCGATACTTGTTACATCGGGTGTCCGCAAATATACGATGAAAATTTTGGATGGATTAGAACTGGCGCCTCTCAGCCGACTCTTTATATTACGACCGAACAAGAAGTGGAAGAAATTCAAACTATGATGTTAGCTTTTCTTTCTAATGTTGATGAAGATCATATTCTTAATGGTCGATATGAGGGCGACGAAAAGCAGCGTATCCTACAGGCGGCTCAAATATTAAAAAAGAGTCCCGTATATATAGAAGAATTACCGGATTTTTCTTTGCAGGATATAGAAGACATAATTAAGAAGGGCATTCGTGACCACGATGTAAAATATGTCATGTTTGATTATGTACATTCCAGTATTAAAATTCTATCCGAAATTTCCCAGCGCGCAGGTGGCGTTAAATTGCGTGAAGATAATATACTCTTTATGTTGGCCATCCGGTTGAAGGATTTATGTAATCAATACGGTGTTTTTATCATGACAAGTACTCAGCTTAACGGCGATTGGAAGGAAGCTAAAATTCCAGACCAGAACTTGCTCAGAGGCGCTAAAAGTATAGGTGATAAGATTGACTGGGGCGGGATTTTACTCCCTGTTACAACGGAAGATATAGAATCACTTGAGCCGATACTTACAAGCGGCGTTTTTGAAAAGCCCACATTAAAACTCTCGGTTTATAAAAATCGTAGAGGACGATATAAAAGTTTATATTTATGGTGTAAAGCGAATTTAGGGACTTGCCGAGTTAACCCTATGTTCGCAACTACTTATGATTATGAACTTATCCAGATAGATAATACAAAAGTAATAATAGACGATAATGAGCCTTCGGCTTTTTAATGAAAGGATAATAATATGAAAAACAAAAATAATCAAATGCTTCCCGGTGAATTCGAGTACAATATGTCTGAGCAGTTGGCCAAGGAAATCCTTGCAACACGAAAAAACGCAGAAAAGAACATGCATCCTCAAGTTTTCCTTTGCAAGATTGTAAATGAAACTTTTGGGCTGCGTGGTCATTGTGTGTCTGTAACCACTTATTAATATATGACAAATTATGATAAGAATGAGGTTAAAGAAAGTTTAACCTTAGAAAATGTTTATCAACTTTTGAGCGAATGGGGCGGAGAACCCCAATACACTTCTTTTGGGATTCTCTCCGCAACAATTTGTCATAATTTGCCCGGTCGTGGAAGTAAAAAATTATATTATTATGCTTCTAACAGGGTATTTCATTGCTACACCGATTGTGGCTCTATGGATATTTTTGATTTATTTATGAAAATATCCGCGCTTCAATATGGTAAAGAATGTGACTTAAATACCGCCGTCCGTTATATCGCTCAAAAGTTTTCTATTAAAGGCACTGAAGAAGAGCTTTCAAATTTCGTTAAAGATAAATCCATTTGGGATGAATATGAAAGAATACAGCAAATTAAGTTGCCCGCGAGAGAAATCGTATTAAAAGAATATGATGCATCTATTCTTGAACATTTAAATTATAAAGTCCATATAATGCCCTGGCTTCTTGAAGGCATTAGTCAACAAGTTATCGAGGAAGCGAAAATCGGCTATTATGCAGGAGGAATGCAAATTACCATTCCGCATTATGACGTGAATAATCGCTTCATCGGATTGCGCGGCCGCACACTTTCTAAAGAGGACGCCGAAAGATTTGGAAAGTATCGACCCGTTACCCTGGGAGGCCAGTTATATAATCACCCATTGGGTATGAATTTATATAATTTAAATCGGAGCAAAGAGAATATTAAATTCTTCGGCAAAGCGATTGTATTTGAGGGAGAAAAATCAACACTTCTTTACCGCTCATGTCAAATGGAACCTAGTCGATATGATATTTCTGTTGCTACCTGCGGTAGCAATCTATCGTATTATCAATTTGAGCTATTGCGGCAAGCCGGTGCCAAAGAAATCGTTATAGCGTATGATAGACAATTCCAAAAGCGCTATGATAAGGAATATCGCAAATGGAAAGAGCATTTGCAAAGTATACAAAAACGATATAATAATGAAATAACCATTTCCTATATTCTAGACGACGGGTTATTAACTGGTTATAAAGATTCACCCATAGATAAAGGAATTGATATTTTTAATTGTCTATATAGGAAACGAATATTTATGAGATAAAGGATATAATAATGAATTATGAACTAATTTAGCCACGAGATGAATCTATATCACCCGTAGCGTAGGTGTTTAAAAACCGAGGAATGAATTATTCCGAAACCGACATAGAACATTATTTACATACCTCAGAAATTGATTTATATCCGCCTGAAATTATTACTAATATGCGGCGGGGTGTTGAAATGCTTATGAAGCATATCAAGAATAATGATAAAATCTTTTTACAGATTGATGATGATTGTGATGGATTTACTTCCTCGGCTTTATTTTTAAATTATTTAAATTGTTTATTCCCCAATTATGTATAGACTAAAATTTATTACTCTGTACATGACGGCAAGAAACACGGTTTGTTGGATGCGGCCGTGGTTCCAGGGTATGTGCGGCTGGCGGTTATACCGGATGCAGGGTCGAACGAATATGAGATTCACGAAGCACTCGCAGCGAGAGGGATAGACGTATTAGTTATTGACCACCATAAAGCTGACAGATATTCAGATTATGCTTGCGTAATTAATAACTAGCTAGATGATTATCCTACGAAATCTCTTTCTGGTGTCGCCATGGTATATAAATTCTGCCGTTTTATGGATGATGTATTAGATACAGATTATTCTAATAATTATCTTGATCTGGTTGCCCTGGGTGTGACTGCTGATGTTATGGATATGCGTCCTTACGAAACTAGATATTTAGTTTCTTGTGGATTGGAAAATTTTAAAAATCCTTTAATAAAGGCGCTATATGCTAAAACGAAATACTCTATTGATAAGAGTGGAGGGCTGTCTCCCTATAACTTGGCATATTATATTGCCCCTCTTGTCAATGCTACTACGAGGGTTGGTACGAAAAGTGAAAAAATGACACTTTTTGAATCCATGCTAGAATTCCGTGCCTATGAATCTCTTCCATCTACGAAAAGAGGATGCCGAGGCTAGCTAGAAAGCCGCGTAGAGCAAGCCGCCCGCAATTGCACCAATATTAAAAACCGTCAGACAAAAGCCCGTGATGAAGATGTGATGATAATGAAACGACATATTGAAAAATTGAATCTTTTAGACCATAAAATTCTTTTACTTCTTATGGATCATGGGACTCCATCAATTGCCGGTTTAATCGCCAATCAGTTGGTTGCCGCATATCATCATCCCACTCTCATTCTTTTTAAGCAGGAAAATGAAAACGGTGAAATTATTTGGTCTGGCTCTGGGCGTAATGATACTTTATATGGATTAGAAAATTTCCGGCAGTTTTTACAAGAATCTCCATATGTCATTTTTGCTTAGGGACATAATTCAGCTTTTGGCTGCGCAATTGCCGATAAAGATATTAAGGCATTTATACAAGAAAGTGATGAACGTTTAAAAGATAATGAGTTTTCACCAGTAGATAAGGTAGATTTTATTTTTGATGCCTCTTCATTAAATCCACTAATTGTTTTAGATTTGGGTAAATTAAATTATATATGGGGCCAAGAAATAAATAAACCAAAATTAGTAATTGAACGTGTCGTTATTACTCCGGACAATTTTGCAGTTATGGGGAGTAAAAAAGATACAATTAAAATTACTCTTCCTACAGGTTTGACTCTTATAAAATTTGGGTCGTCTGCGGAAGAAGTGGCTGCTCTTACGCCACCCGCCGCAGGTTGTGTTTTTTTAACCGTGCTTGGCACGTGTAATGTTAATAATTTTAATAATCAAGAAAATCCGCAAATAATGATAGATACATACGAAATTGTAGGTCGGCAAGACTACTATTTCTAATAACACAACATAGACCTAATAGCAATATTAGGAGGTAAGTTATTATGAAAAAAAGTTATTTGGTAATTTTATTGGGATTAATTGTGATAATATCGGCTCTCATAATTCCAAGAGACGATACAGCAAGTTCTATTCCCCCCACTTACCAAACACTTACAACTTCGGAAGCTAGCATCCCTTCTGAAATGATTGAAGCTACAAAATACAAAGAAATTTCTACTAAAAAAGATTTAATTTCAATTCTCTCTCGTAATGAACGAGTATTAAATTTTTATAAGCTTCAATTAAATACATATGTGTCGCTCGAACAGCGTAATACACATCGAGATATATGCAATTATTTTATTCAACAAATAGAACGAAATAATGCAATATATCAAGAATAGTTAGAAAATATTCTGATTGAAGAAGAACGAATCCGCAAAGAGGCTTTACAGCATTCCCCGAATCAAGCTGATTGCCAAGAGGATAAATACGCCGCAGCTACCTATATATGGAATTACTTAAAAGATAAAGGCTATAATAACTATGTATGCGCCGGTATTTTAGGTAATATTATGACTGAGGTTGGCGGTAATACTCTATATATTCAATGGTGGTTATATGGAGATTCTTATTATGGAATGTGTCAATGGAATAGAGGATATTCAGCTATTTGGGGTACTGATCTAAAGACATAGTGCGATTTCCTTATGTCCAATATAGAATATGAAATCGACACTTTTGGTTTCTGTTATCAATCAGGATTTAGGTATGATAATTTCTGCCAATTACAGAATCCGCAAGCCGCGGCCAGGTGCTTTGCTAAAGCATATGAACGTTGCGGGAGCGGCTCATATGGCATCAGAGAATCTAATGCTTTAATTGCTTACAATTATTTTGTTGGATAATTGTTTTCAGGGAGTTATATTAATTTATAACTCCCGCTTTTTTCTTTTTTGCGGCTGGTCGGGCCGCAGATGAGGGAGATCTCCGTCAAGCTAAACGAAAAATACCTTTGGGATTTTTTATACCCAAAATTGATTTTAAATATAAAATATGTTATAATAATAATATATAAAAGGAGAAGAATAAAAATGATAGTACATAAATGCGACCGATGTAAAGAGGAAACAAAGAAAATTGAAGCTTGTATGATTCCCGATTTTAATAATGGCGGTATTATATCTAATAGCTATTATACGATTTATGGTCAGCCTGCTCAACCGATAGAGTTATGTCCCAGATGTAAAAAGCAATTTGAAATTCTATTAAATGATTTTTTTAATAATAAGGCATAAAAAGATATTATAAAGATTGAATTAATTAACTTTTAACAAAAAGGAGGAAGTAGAACTTGATTCTAACCCGTAAACAAGAAGAAGGTTTGAAAATCGCTGTAGCCAGATACAAGAGTAATGAACGTTATACTTGTATTGCTGGCTACGCCTAACCGGAAGCGGAAAAAGTACTCTGATTAAATTTATTATTGCAGCCCTCGGCGTTGATCCGGACGAAGAAGTTTGTTATGTAGCATATACCGGAAAGGCAGCTACCGTCCTCGCAAGTAAAGGATGCCCCAATGCTACAACCGCGCACAAGCTCCTTTATTGGGCAAAGCCTCTTAAAAATGGCGGCTATAAATATGTTCCAAAAGCAACACATGAATTACTAAAGTCTGTTCCATCTTTACCTGGTCCGCCGCCGCCCAAAGTGATTGTAGTTGATGAAATTTCAATGCTGCCAAAAAAGATGTGGGAATTATTGCTTTCCCATCATATATATATTCTGGCTGCGGGGGATCCTGGACAACTTCCACCCGTGGTGGAGGAAGAAGATAATCTCGTATTGCAGCATCCTCATGTTTTTCTTGATGAAATTATGAGACAAGCTCAAGATAGCGAAATTATTCGATTATCAATGCATATCCGTGATGGCCGCCCTTTATCCTCCTATAAAGGGACTAAAGAACAAGTATTAATTTACCCAAAGAATGAAGTTTCTGAGGGAATGTATGCTTGGGCAGATCAGATTATTTGCGCCAAAAATGATACTCGTAATAGCATTAATCAGCAAAGACGTAAAATGTTAGGATTTGAGACACTAGCCCCGTGTGTTGGAGACAAGATAATTAGCTTGCGAAATCATTGGGATATTTGTAGTGAAAATACTCATACTCCTTTAACCAATGGAACTATTGGTATATTAACCGACTTTTATTTGACAAATATACAAATGCCTTTTGGCTTTACTCAAAAATGGCCAGATATAAAGAATGTAGATATACTAGTAGGAAATATGAGACTAGAAGAAAACGATGATTATCTGACTGGTTTAACTATGGATTATAATGAATTTATCACTGGGCAATCTACTCTGACTCCAGCTCAGATGTATAATATAACGCAAAGCTATAAAAGAACTGGTGATCCGGACATGATTCCCATGAGTTTCACTTATGCGTATGCTATTACTTGCTGGAAGGCCCAGGGTAGCGAATATGGAAAGGTCTTATTGTTTGAAGAGAATTTCCCGTTTAAAAAAGATGAACATCAAAAATACTTATATACGGGAATCACACGAGCCTCGGACAAAGTTGTTCTAATTACTCAGTGAGCGGCCGGCGGTTATGAGAACGCAGAATTGGGCGGCCGCCCTTGACTTTTAATCAAAAATATGATATAATATAAATATATAAATAGTAAAGGGGGATGATATTATATGAAGATGGGCTACCCAGGCAGTCTTCATAATTAACCATACGGATTTTAGTAACATCCGACTCAGGGATTCTATCAATCGGTATCAAGAATTGATAGATTATGCTTTAGAGCTAGGACATAGCTGTATAGCTATTACTGAGCACGAATGTGTGTCAAATTCTGTACAGGTTTTGAAGTATTATAGAGAAATTAAAGAAAAACATCCCAATTTTAAAGTCATTCTTGGCAACGAAATCTATCTTTGTCGCGATGATTTAGAGGAAAGTACTTATATAAAAAAGCAAGATAAATTCTTTCATTTTATTCTCTTGGCAAAAGATGCCATTGGGCATCAGCAGATCCGAGAAATTTCTTCTCGTGCCTGGATACGTTCTTTTATGGATGGAAGAATGCGGCGAGTGCCTACGCATTATGCAGACCTTGAAGAAATTATTGGGAAAAACCCCGGCCATGTGATTGGCTCCACTGCTTGTCTAGGAGGATTTTTACCGTCGGTAATTATTGCGCAGAAGGAAGAACCGAATTGGGACTGTGAGCCAACGGTTAGTTCTTGGTTAGAAAAAATGCAAAATATTTTTGGAACAGAAAATTTTTATCTTGAAATGCAGCCTCCCGCGCACAAAAATAATGAGCAGGATTATGTCAATCAATATTTATATAATTTAGCTATTGAAAAAGATATTCCCTATATTATAACTACCGATAGTCATTATCTAAAAAAAGATGATGCGTCTCTTCATAAAGCGTATCTTAACTCACAAGATGGCGAGCGTGAAGTCGATAGTTTTTATGCAACTACATATATGATGGATACTCAGGAACTGGAAAAATATTTTTCTGTATCACCTGACATTAATATGGAATTCGCATATCAAAATATTCAACATATAGCGGATCAATGTGAGGATTATGATTTAACTCGTCCATTAAAAATTCCTCAGTTAAAATGGAAAAGTAGTAATACAGAAGTTTCAGAGAAATGGCAAAAGTTAATACCAATGCTTTCAACTTTTATTTCTTCTGACTATCCTGGTGATAAACTGTTAGCACAACTCTTGGTAGAGAAAATTGAATCAGACCCCCGGTTGCAAGAACAAAAAATTTATGATGCAGTAGAAGAATGTTTAAATATGACATGGGAATCTTCTATTATTAATAAAACACACTGGTCAGCTTATTTTCTAAATCTTCAATGTATTGTAGAAGAGTGCTGGAATGCAGATACTATTGTTGGAGCTGGACGTGGTTCAGGTGTTGGATTTATTTTGCTTTATCTGTTAGATATCGTACAAATTAATCCTCAATGGGAAACCACTAAGACTTTTGCTTGGAGATTTCTTAATCCCAGCCGTGTATCGGTCTTGGACGTAGATGTAGATATCGAAGGTTCCCGAAGAGCGATAGTTCTAGACCGACTTAGAAAAGTATACGGAGAAGATCGAGTCGCAAACGTTTTGACCCTCGGCACAGAAAAAGCAAAAAGCGCCATTCTAACAGCCGCGCGAGGCATCGGCATGGATGTTGATGAAGCTCGCAATATTGCCGCTATGGTTCCTGAAGATAGAGGACAAGCAAGGACACTTAAACAGTGTTTTTATGGAGATGCAGAAGCTGGATATAAGCCGATAAGTAGTTTCGTCGCAACAATGAAAGCTAATCCACAACTTTGGGAACTTGCGCAAAGAATCGAGGGTCTTGTCTGTAGAATTGGTATACACGCCGGTGGAGTAATTTTCGTAGACGAACCTTTTACTAATTCAACGAGTTTGATGCGGGCGCCTGATGGAACCATAATCGTCGGTTATGATCTTCATACTTCGGAGGCTTGTAGTTTAATTAAATATGACCTGTTAAGTGTTGAAGCGCTTGATAAAATTCATATTTGTTTAGACCTCTTGCGTGATTATGGATATATTGAAGATGGCTCATTAAAAGAGCGTTACGAAAAAACCATTGGTATTTACAATCTTGATAGAACATCGCCGGATATGTGGAAGATGGTTTGGGAACATAAAATTCTTTCACTTTTTCAGATGGAAAAACAAAGTGGTATTAAAGGAATTGCTACTTTGAAACCAGCCTCTGTTGATGAATTAGCCGTCCTTAATTCTACAATTCGTCTAATGGCGCAAGAAGGCCAAAATGAAATGCCCACAGACAAATTGGCAAGATTTAAAAATTCTCCCGAAGCGTGGGATAAAGAGCTCGAATTAAACGGACTGGGGCCGGCCGAAAAAGAGATTCTTCAGCCGGTGCTTCAGAATTCATATGGGCTATGTATTACGCAGGAACAATTCATGGAGTTGGTACAATTGCCAGAATTGGGCGGATTTTCTTTGACCTTTGCGGACTCTCTCCGCAAGGCCATCGCTAAGAAGAATCCTGCGGCCTATGATAAATTGACAGAAGAATTTTACGAGACCACCGCTAAAAAACACATCAATCCGGCTTTCGCAAAGTACGTATGGGACGTCTTGATTGCCATGAGCCGCGGCTATGGGTTCAACGCGTCGCACACTTTGGCGTATTCACTAATAGGTCTTCAAGAGATGAATCTCGCTTACCGATTTCCAATTATTTTTTGGAATTGTGCTTGTTTAATCAATGATAGCGGTAATACTATTGTTGCAGAAGATAGCGAAGATGAAGATAACGTTGAAGAAAATATAAAAACACAAGGTACAGATTATACTAAATTGGCTCGCGGAATCAGTAAAATGAAAGACGAAGGCGTTAATATTAGCTTAGTAGATATTAATAAATCTCAATACACTTTTGTACCAGATGTAGAAAATAATACTATTTGGTGTGGATTAAAGAGTTTACTTAATGTCAATGATGAATTGGTTTATGAAATCATTAAAAAACGGCCTTATACATCGCCGCAAGATTTTTTGATGCGGGTAAAGCCCAAGCGGCAAGCTATGATTTCTCTTATCAAAGGCGGTGCTTTTGATGAAATGATGGACCGTAAAAAGTGCATGGCTTGGTATATTTGGACTGTATGTGATAAAAAGAGTCGTATTACTTTGCAGAATATGCCTTCTTTAATGAAATATAATCTCGTGCCTGAAGATACGCAGGAATTTAAAACCGCTCGTCGTATATATGAGTTTAACCGTTATTTAAAAGCTGTTTGTAGAGAAAAGGCGGCTGATCTTTATTATACTCTTGATACTCGCGCAATTAATTTCTTAACCGAAATTGGAAAAGATATTTATATTGAAACGCGGAATCAGGAACTTGTATTAGAAGCAAAACGATGGGATAAGCAGGTTTATCAGCCATGGATGGATGTTTACAGAAAATGGATTAAAGAAAATCATGATGCTATTTTGCAAAATTTAAATGATACAATTTTCTTAGAGGATTGGCGTAAAGCCGTGGGTAAAAATAATTATTCGGCTTGGGAAATGGAAGTCTTATGTTTTTATTATCATGAGCATGAATTATCTAATATGAATTTCTCTAAATACGGCATTGTTAATTTTAATAGTTTACCCGAAGAACCAATCATCGAGCATTCATATTATAAAGGAAACTACTTGGTTAATATTTATAAACTGAGTAGAATTTGCGGCACTTGTATCGCAAAGAATAAATCAAAAAGTATTGTCACGGTACTTACTCCCACCGGTGTTGTGGATGTAAAATTCCCTAAAGAATATTTTACTCTGTATGATAAACAGATTTCTGAGAAGCAACCCGATGGCACTAAGAAAGTTATGGAACGTAGCTTCTTTAATCGCGGTAATATGATTATGGTATTAGGTATGCGCAGAGACAATCTTTTTATAAGTAAAAAATATGCTAATATGTCTACTCATCAATTATATAAAATTGAACAAATAGAACCCAATGGTGATGCTGTATTAAGACATGACAGATATAAAGGAGAAATGGAAGAAGACGATGAATAAGAAAAAAACAAAAATTGTGGCTTTATGCGGAAAGGCAGGTGCGGGCAAAGATTTTTGTCTGCACCAGCTAATGATGCGTTATCCTGAATGGCATGAAATTATTAGTTGCACTACTCGACCGCCCAGAGAAGGAGAAAAAGAAGGAGTAAATTATTATTTTCTTTCCTCGGACGAGTTTAAAGAGCGGTTATTTAATGGCGATATGTTAGAAGCTACTGTTTTTCGTGGGTGGAGCTATGGGACTGCCTTTAGCGCCTTAAATGAAAATACTATTAATCTAGGCGTCTTTAATCCCGCAGGTGTGGAAAGACTTCTCGATTATCCGGAGCTTGATGTATGTATCATAGAAATTGCGGCCGACGACAAAACGCGCCTTTTACGGCAACTTAATAGAGAGCAGAATCCCGATGTGCATGAAATTGTGCGGCGGTTTGGTACTGATGAAGAAGATTTTGACGATTTTCATAGAGAAGTTGTAGATAATAGATATACAATTATGAATAGCACGAATGAAACTACTACTGTGGTAAATAATCTAATTCTTTGTATTCAAGAGCATTTTAAAGAGGTCTGAATATGAATTATTTAGAAAAGCTCCGTTATTTAGAAAATTACGCTTATCGCGTCAATAAGCAAAAGGGATGCCCATACCCAGTCTCTAATCAAAGTGTAATATGCGGCGTGGTTAGTGAATCATAGAAAAAGGCAGCCGCTATTATGCAACGAGTTGGTGCTACTCCAGTACGTTCTAGAAAAGGCGGCCCTTATGAATGGGAGCTTAATGGGGAACGTTGGATATGGTTTGATGCTTCTAATCCTTGCCGCGGATATAGATTATATAAATGTTATCTTGATGCCATGCTTAATTTAGAAACTATACAACAAGTTGTATGGCGAGCACTTGCATTTTATTGTTGTGAATTAAAAATTATAGATACCACAAAATTTTAACACAATATGTGGTATCTTTTGGGCAAAAGTAAAAAAGATATATACAAGAATTTTCATATATATTGAACAGCCTAAACATAGAAAGGGGATAAATCATATATGAAAGTAATTAAACGAGATGGAGCTATTGTTCCATTTGATATAGAAAAAATTATCGTGGCTATTAACAAGGCATTTGTCGAAGTTGATGGTGCTCTGTACGAAGAAGATACCGCGAATGATATAGCCTATGAAATCGGCTGCAAAGTTGCAAATATGAAAGACTGTATTACTGTAGAGGAGATACAAGATCTTGTCGAAGACTATTTAATGCGTTCGGAGCGGCGTGATGTGGCGCGTGCTTATATTCGTTATAGATATAAGAAAGAGGTCGCTCGTAATAAAAAGGATGATTTTATTTAGGCGATTCGAGAAAAGCTCGATGCATCTGATATTAAGAATCAAAACGCTAATGTTGATGAAGCATCATTCGGCGGCCGCACAGGAGAAGCTAGCAGCGTAGTAACAAAACAGCTTGCTCTAGATTATATTATATCGCCAATGGCGCGTGAAAATCATCTAAATAATGAAATTTATATACATGATCTTGATAGCTATTATGTGGGTAGTCACAACTGTTTAAGTATCCCATTTGACGACTTACTTGCTAATGGATTTAATACTCGTCAAACGGACGTGCGGCCGGCGGGTTCTGCGAATACCGCATTCCAGCTTGTGGCGGTTATTTTCCAGCTTCAAAGTCTGCAGCAATTTGGGGGTGTCTCTGCAACCCATTTAGACTGGACTATGGTTCCTTATATTCGTAAAAGTTTCTATAAACACTTCTTAGACGGGGTTAAGTACTGCCAAAAAGGTCAAATGATTGGATTAATGGGAGTTTACGAAGATTTTGATTTATCTGATGCAAAAGAAACATGGATTAAAACTCAGGCCTCTATTAATGACGATGTATTTATCAGAAATGAAATGGCTTATAAATATGCTATGGATATGACTATTAAAGAAGTTCACCAGGCAGCCGAAGGGCTTTTTCATAATCTTAATACGCTTCAGTCGAGATCCGGCAATTAGCTGCCATTTACCTCTATTAATTTTGGTACTTGCACGCTACCAGAAGGACGAATGGTTACTAAAGCGCTGTTAGAAGTGTCTATTGAGGGATTAGGTCATTTACATCGAACAAGCATTTTCCCCTGCTCCATTTTTCAATGCATGAATGGTGTTAATAGAAAACCCGGAGATCCAAATTATGATTTATATCAATTGGCTCTTAAATCAACAGCTCAACGTCTCTATCCCAATTATGCCAACGTAGATTGGTCAGGTAATGCAGGATATGATCCGGCTGATCCAAGAACCTTTTTCTCGACGATGGGGTGCCGCACGAGCAACGGTTACGATATCAACGGATTCGGACAATTGAAAGATGGCAGAGGCAATATATGCCCTGTTACTATTATCTTGCCCACTTTAGCTATGGAAGCAAAAGAAAAGTATAATACTGATGTAATGATGGATAGAAATGATAAATCTATTATCGACCTTTTCTTTGATATTCTTGATGAAAAAATTCATGAGGCAAAAGATATGCTGATTGAGCGTTTCGAATATATTTGTTCTCAGAATCCAGCATCCGCAAAATTTATGTACGAAAATAATGTCATGGCAGGCTATATCCCGGAAGAAGGAATTCGTAGCGCTCTACGTCACGGTACTCTTGCAATTGGTCAACTAGGTCTCGCAGAGACACTAGAAATTTTAGTAGGATGCAATCATACTTCCCCAAAAGGCATGGATCTTGCGAAGCGAATTGAAGCGCTATTTAAGCAGCGTTGCGCCGAGTTTAAAGAAGAATATAAACTTAACTTTGGCGTATATTATACACCCGCGGAGAATCTATGTTACACCGCAATGAAAAAATTTAAGGAACGTTATGGAGAAATTCCAAATATAAGCGATAGAGATTATTTTACTAATAGTATACATGTACCAGTTTGGGAACAATTATCACCTTTTGAAAAAATTGATATTGAAAGCCAACTTACAGGTTATTCCAATGCCGGGTGTATTACGTATGTAGAGTTAGATAGCAGCGTAAAAAATAATCTTAAAGCCTTAGAGCAAATTGTTAATTATGCAATGGATCATGATATTCCTTATTTTGCTTTGAACGTACCTTGCGACACCTGTCTTTCCTGTGGATTTACCGACGAGTTTAATGACCATTGTCCTATCTGCGGCAGTGAAGATATTCAACAATTAAGAAGGGTTACAGGCTATTTAACTGGTAACTATAAAACTGCCTTTAATAAGGGTAAAATCTCAGAGACAGAAGATAGAATTAAACACGTAGGAAGGCTAGAATAATGACTACGGGCATCTATAAAATTACCAATAAAATAAATGGTCATTATTATATTGGTTAGTCTGTCGATATTGATAAACGTTTTAGAGAACATTGTTTTTCAGCACGACATCTTGATGACAAAGACCATAATTCTCCAATCCATTTAGCTATTGCTAAATATGGAGAAAATAATTTTACTTTGGAACTTCTTGAAAATTGTGACAAAACAGAATTGAATGAAAGAGAAGTATACTGGATAAGATTATTAGAGGCTACTAAAAATGGTAATTATAATATCCTCACAGGCGGCCAAGATAGAATTAAATTTGATGATAAGCCAGTAGAGTTATATGATTTAACAGGCAAATATGTAAAAACAATTCCCTCTGCTACTTTAACCGCAAAAGAACTCGGAGTAAGTAGAAATTCCATATATGGAGTTTTACACAAAGAAAGACCAACTTGTAAAGGTTATCAAATGAAATACGCAGAAGATAAACGAACTATCATAAAACCTTTTATAAGTAAGCAAGGTGGAGCTTTGCGAGTTGCTCAAATTAATCCTACTACCAATTAGATTATTAAAATATTTAATAGTATAGCAGAAGCTTCTAGAGAAACTGGAGCAGATAGTAGTACAATTACAAAAGTATGTAAAGGGAAATTAAAAACAACTAAAGGCTATAAATGGGCTTATTATGAGGAGAAATAATCTATGAAATATGCTGGTATTATAAAAAATGATTTAGCCGCAGGCCCTGGAGTATGCGTTTCTTTCTTCACCCAGGGCTGTCCGCATCACTGCCCCGGATGCCATAATCCTGAGACCTGGGACTTTGATGGGGGAAAAGAATTTACTCCTATAGTAATTGAAGAAATAGATAAGGCTTTAGATGCTAATGGCGTTCATCGTGATTTTTGCCTCCTCGGAGGCGAACCACTATGTGACGAGAACCTTTTCTTGTCATATCTCATTTTAGAACACGTTAAAATTATCCATCCAGATGTAAAGACATATATATGGTCAGGATATACTTATGAGCAACTTATGAAACGTGCGGCGACCAGCGCTTCATTGCGGAGAGTCTTGAAGCTTGCGGATATATTAATCGACGGTCCATTTATCCAAGAACAGCGCGATATTACGCTACATATGAGGGGCAGCCGCAACCAACGCATTTGGGATTTAAAAAATAAAAAAGAGTTAAAGGAGCTAGAATAATGACAATCACTTTATGTGGCAGTACAAGATTTAAAGATACTTTCTTTCAGGTTGCAGAAGAATTAACCTTAGCAGGTCATATAGTTCTTATGCCGCTTGTCTTTCATCATGCCGACAATAGGGAGTTAACTACAAAACAGAAAATTCAATTAGATAATTTGCACAAGCAAAAGATTGATATGAGCGATGCCATTTATGTAGTAAATCAAGATGGCTATATTGGTGAATCTACGTTTGGTGAAATCGACTGGGCGGAGCGCAATAATAAACAAATTTTCTTTCTTGAAACTCCTGTCTCAGAGGACGCTACTACGGATGAGGAGGAAAAAGAATAATGAATATTTATTTAGCTGGCCCCATCTTTTTCTATGGGGATTACCTGCGCAATATTGAATGGGCTACTAAAATTCGCAAAGCGTTTCCAGGTGCTTATGTGTATTCCCCCGTTGAGAATACGGAAATTAATGGCGTTGAGGGCAAGAAAAAATTTGCTGATTCTCAAGCCATTGCCAATGGAGATAATATTCGCTTAGACACCACTGATATTCTCGTAGCCTGCATTGATGGCGATGTTTTACCATCGGGTACTTGTGCCGAAATCGGTAAATTTCATGAAAAAATTGCCCGCGGCGACAAGAAAGCAATAGTAGGCATTTGTACAGACACACGGCAGTGCTATTTAACCCACAGTGAGGCAAAAGATAAAGGCGGACGCTCAAGTCTCGGTGAACAGCAATATAGTTATCAAAATTTATATGTTACAGGTCTTATTAAACAAGCCGGAGTACTTGTATCAGATATAGATGAAGCAATTGCCGCAATTGCCGACTATAAAGAAAGGCTGGGTATTGATTAATGATTTATAACATTCAAGATAAACCGCCTATAGGAAAACTAATAGCCTTTGCTTTACAGATGCTCCTTAGTGTGTTTGTGGCTACTGCTTTAATTGCTCAAATCTGCGGCGTCCCAATGTCTGGGGCGTTAGTAGGAGCGGGCACTGCCACATTAGTGTATATTCTAGTAACTAAGGGCAAATCGCCTATGTTTATTTCAAACAGTGGAGCCTTTGTAGCGCCCGTTATGCTAGCTCTTGCGGCAGGTGGTTATACGGCCGTTGCAATTGGTGGCTTAACAACTTGTATAGTATATTGTATTTTTGGTTTTATCTTTTCTAAAGTGCCGGTTGACAATATCTATAAAGTTTTCCCCAAAGCACTTATAGGAGCAATTACTGTAGTTATTGGCATTAACTTGATGCCATTTATCCTCACTTATGTACAGATCAATGGAGAAGCTAATATGTGGGGCGTGAGTGTAGCTTTACTTACTACTTTTGTGATTGCTATTATTTCTCATTACGCCAAAGGTATGTGGAAAATACTTCCGTTCTTAGTCGGCATTATGGTTGGGTATATATATGCTTTAATTTTAACCGTCACAGGCATTTATCCAATAATTGATTTCTCTATTTTCGAGGGAATGAAACTTTTCCATGCGCCAACATTCGCATTTATGCTTGCTGAACCCATTAATTGGTCAATTATGGCTTCTATAATCTTCGTTTATATTGCATATACAGTATCGGCCATGATGGAATGCCTAAGCGATCACGCTGCTCTGGGTAACATTATTGGGGTTGATCTCTATCGCAGTCCCGGCCTCAGTAGAATTTTCTGTGCTGAGGGGCTTGCAAATCTTGCCTCTTCGGCTCTGGGCGGTTTAGGTGCTTGTTCATACGGAGAAGGAGTTGCTTGTGTGGGATTTAGTAAAGTAGCATCTGTATGGGTTACAGGTTTGGCAGCTATTTTCCTGGCGTTGCTTGGCTTCCTTGATCCGGTACAGTTATTTATTGCCTCTATTCCTAGTTGCGTCTTTGCCGGTGCTGCTATTGTGCTTTATGGATTTATCGCCTGCTCTGGTATTAAAATGCTACAAACAATTAATTTAAATGTACAGAAAAACTTAATTATTGTATCATCTGTTCTTTCTTTGGGTATTAGTGGCCTTGTTGTTGGCGGAACAGCCTTTTCTCTGTCGGCCACAGCTCTTGCTCTTGTAATGGGTATTATCTTAAATGCTATACTTAAAGAGAAGGAATAAACTTGACTTAATCTAAAAAAAATGATATAATATCTATATAAAAAGTAATAAAGGAGAGAGCAAATAATGATTACTGTTCCAAGTAAAGAAATACTATTTGCTCTCCCACGAAAACCCAAAGAAAATGAGCTTGCCTGTGTTGAGAATTCTCATACTATTTATAAAGCTAATTCAGAGGGTAAGTGGGAAGAGGTAAAGGTAGATGGCGGTTTAACACTCAGTCTTTATGAATTAAATAAAACCGCTATGGCACAAATGTCTGAAATGACAGCAGAACAAAAGAAAGAAGCAATAGAACTCATTCAAAAGTATACAAAAGAAGCGACTTCTGGAACTTATTATATGTTGCTAGGACGCGAAATAAATTATTACACTGTTTTTCCCGTTTTGCCCGATAATCATTCTGCTACCCCCATAGCATCTACAGTATTAGAATGCGCAGCAAATGTTGGTGAAGTCGTAGATGTATCTCTTAATAACGCAAATGCGATTGAGATTTGGGTAAAAACACAAGATGATGCAACATGTCTTGTCTTTTTTGACTATACAATGGGTGTAGTTCCAGTAAAGGTGGATTAAAATGAAAAAAATTATTTGTCATGTTGATTTATTTCAACTAGAACAGACGCCGGCCATCTTAGAAGATGGACAAGTGCGGCAGCTCGCCCCATGTCCGCTAAAAAGCCTGTGTAATAATATCATACAAGCTTGTTACGAGGAAAATATAGATCACGTAACACTTTTTGGACTACGTGCTTGCAACACTAAATTAGCAGATGAAATCCGAGAAGCAGAAATGTTAATGTATAATAAAAATAAGATAGAAATTGAGGTAATGTAAAAACAATGGCAACATATCTAGTTAAAACTCAAGAAACTTATCGTGTTAGCACCGATGCAGAAGCTAATACTCTTATTAATGAAGCTAAGGAAGATCCTGGTTACACTCTCACTAAGTACAATTGCCAATCTAAAGAAACTAAGTCCAAGGGAGAAGTTATTGACGAATGGTATCAAGTGACTCTCTGTAAGGCATTTACTGAGGAGAAAGAGCCAGACCGTAAGGTACATATCAATTATACCGAAGAGGAACCTAATTATGGCACATTTTGAAAAAGTATCTCGATTCAAAGATCTCTCAATCGCCCTGCCGCAAAGAGGAACAACCGAGGCCGCAGGTTATGATTTATTCATAGCAGAAGAAACTATAATTCCCCCATATAAAGAATTACTCCATAATATGGAAGTCTCTGGTAGTGAGTATGGCACTATATATACTCTAGAGCAGATGAAATAGCTCACTAAAACTACTGGATGTAAACCAACCCTAGTTTCTATTGGTATGAAATGTCAGCTAGAGCCGCATACTTATTTAAAAATTGTTCCCCGTAGTTCTACGCCGCTTAAATATTGGCTTGTTATTGTCAATGGAGAAGGCATCATAGACGCTGATTATTTCAATAACCCGCAGAACGAAGGCGAGATCTTTTTGCAGCTCATTAACCTCAGTCCTTTCCCCATTAAGCTACAAGTTGGTGATTGCATCGCCCAGGGTATTATATGTAATTATGGATTAACCATAAACGATAAACCCACAGCGATTCGTGAAGGCGGTTTTGGGAGTACTACAAAATGAAAATATTAGCATTAGACCAAGCATCTTAGACTTCGGGATTTGCTATTATTGAAGATGAACACTTGTTAGAAAGCGGAACTTTTACATTTACAGGCTCGCTCCCTTAGCGATTAGTAAAAATTAGAAAAAAGGTACAAGAGCTTATATAGCTTAATAATGTCAATAGAGTAATTCTAGAAGATATCTAGCTAGAACGAGGTAATGTTATTACCTATCGCGCTTTAGCGGAAGTAATTGGAGTACTTCAAGAACTTTTCGCTGAATTAAAAATTCCTCATGAATTCGCGCCGGCCAGCTCATGGCGCTCTAGGCTGAGGATTAAGGGGACCGACCGTCCGACGCAAAAGAAAAATGCTTAGAAATTTGTAAAAGACACTTATAACAAAGATTGTTCAGAAGATGAAGCAGATGCAATCTGCATCGGAACATATTACTTTAAAGAGCAAAAAATGGCCTCTGCGTTTTAACGCATGAGGTCATTTTTGATTATTTGACTTCTCCTAAAAGTTATATACTAATAGAGATATAAATACTCTACGCGAAAGGGGGAAGATTCTTTTGCTTGATTTCGTTATTAAATATTGGACAGAATTTTTATTCGGCATCGTAGCGGCAGGGATATTAGCTGGCGGCAGATACATATGGACGCTCTTTAAAAATCGTTTAAAAGATAGCTTAGAAGAACAAATTACAAGTATTACAGATGTTATTACTAAGCGTATGTCTGAAACTGATGAAAAGTTAGAGGCAAAAAATACCAGTCTAACTCAACAGATTGGAGAATTACAAGCTGATATGAAAACTATGCAGCAAGAAATTCAGATAAATAAAAACGATGAAAATCTGATTGAGAAAAAAATTGACACTCTTGAAGATAACTTAAATACTCTCAAGGGCGGCATTCTTTCTCTACAACGTAAAGAGTTTAAAGAAGAATGCCGAAGACTTCTTAACCAAGAAGAAGCAATAACTTACGAACAATATACTATGCTCCAACATGAACATACTATATACAATTCGTTAGGTGGAAATCACGAAGGCGATTAGTTATTCAAATTAGTATCCATGAGATATGCTAATACAAATTCAGTCCATACAGAAAAAAGGGGAGAGCAATAAGCTCTCCCCTTTTTTATTCTATCATACGAGTAAATATTTTATTGGTTATATCTATAATTTCCTAGCCATAAGTAGCAATGAGATCGGCTAATAATTCTTCTTGCTAAATATTTAATTCTACATTATAACTAAACATTGCGGCATGAGTTATTTCATGGCACAGCACTTTTTTCATGCGCATTGATGACAAATTTTCATTAATATAAATCGTTTTTGACTCATCATCGCATGAACCAATTGCCAACGAACCATCGCTTCGAAACAACTTGGGATGAATGGTGGAAGTTAATACCACTTTCCACCATTCACCATTAATCTAAAACATTTTATTTTATTTTATTTGCTAATGCAGCAATCTTGCTTTGAAGCATCTGCTTCTCTTCAGGCGAAGCATCATCAATCATTTCCGCAATATCCATAGATAATTCTTGCATATAATTTTCCAAGTCCTTTAATTGAGTAGTTTTATCTTTATGCAATTCTTTAGATTCCATATACATTTTACGGCTCATAGGACTACGCCCCTCGCGTCTATCACGTAATTCCATAGAATAAGGACGCTCTGTATAATATGTGGCGCCGTTTGTTTTGCTGGTCTCACGCGCATCAGACCAATCTCCGCCATAATACATACGTCCGTAATCCTTGTCCATATCTCTTAGATAATCTCTACTGTATGGACGATAATATTCGGTATAATATTTCTTTTCTTCTTCGCCTTTTTCCATAGCCTCAGTAATTTTCGCGTAGTAGCAGGCCTCTTCCATATCCTTGATCATATCTACTACTTCACCGAGCTCTTTTGCGTCTACTTGATCAAGCTTACCCATTTGGCCACTAACCTGAGCTATTAAACAATCTTTAATACTTTTTAATCTTTCCATATTACGCCACCCTTTCCACGATCAAACTGGCGTTTTGAACATCTATTGCAACTGTAGATGTATTTTCGACACTAATTTGCGCGCAACAGCCAGAAGGAACATTTAGGAATAATGTACGTGAAACATTGAAAAATTCCCCTACTGCCGCAGGAGTTACTATCATTTGGGTCGCAGATACGGGTTCGCCATTAATTGCAATTGCTAGCTGAATTGGACCAGCAGACCCACCAGTAGGTAATGCAATATTGGCGCCGAAAGTTACGCGGAATCTAGCGCGATTCTAATTAGTTATACCACGGAGGGTAACGAGACCGCTACCCTCTCTATGTATAATGGAACAGCTACCAGCAACAGCAGTGTTAGTAAATACTACATTAGAACCGGCATTAACCGCCTATAAAGCATTAGCTGTTATTTCCATGTTTTTTCCTCCTTAACCGTTGCAGCCGCAACCAGTACCGTATCCGCAGCCATACGTGGTCATAACACCCGTATAAGGATTACTTACAAGATAAGAAGGCTGAGCCGTAGGACGTAATTGTGACAGCAAGTACGCGCTTTGCTCACCCTAAGAAATCTGGCTACGTAACGCCGCATTCTCCGCGTTAAGAGTATCAATCTTGTCCTGTACTAAGAAATCGAGAATAGAACGTGTGTTATTATTTGCGTTTTCTATAACATCTCTCGCAGCATCTTGAGTCGTCCGACGATTTTCACATGCCTGCGAAGCTAAGTTATAATTAAGATCGGCAAACGAAGAAGAAATAAGCTGTTTAGTATCGCAGCAGCATTGTGCCTATTGCGCTTGCATTGCAGCTAATTGATTATTTGTCTGATAATGTGCGTTAGTAATAGCAGACTCTAATGTGTTAGTATTTTGCAAGTTTGTCAGACCCATGGAGCAAATATCAGACTGCAGGTTGCGGGCGTTGGCATTGACGGTCTCATTGACACCGGCAAAGCCGTTGCAAAGGGTAGATGAAATGCCATTAATACCCGACTTTAGATCACTCATATCAAAGCCATAATTTAATTCCTCTCGAGTGGTTGTACCCTGATACATGGGAATATAGGTAGCGGTAGCTCCATTGTTGCCGTTACCTCCCCAGCCACCGCCCCATCCGGCGAAGCAGAACAGGAAAAGTATGATGATCCACCAGGCGCCATTTCCGCCCCACATATCATCGCAGTTTCTGTTACCATTATTACCGCCTGTAGCAGCAGCAATATCAGAGAGACTATAACCATTGTTACTATTGAACATTTAAAATGTCCCCTTTCAAAATATATATTTTTACAACCCCCACTAATTGCGGAAGTTAGTAAATTCTGTATCAAAATCTACGCCCCTAGAAGCGCATAGATTACGAGCAAATTGCTCTATACCTTGTGTGTTATTGGCCTAAGCCAATTCGTAAAGATTTTTACCAACAGGTGAAGATTGAACCGTTTGTTGTAAAAAATTTAACATCATTTTCTATGGATTTTGACCATTCTTGACAAATGATAAAAACTACATAGGATTAATTTGTGGCATATTTTATACTCTCCTTTGTGTTAGAATTGCGGCGGGGCGCTTTGTGGCTGCTAAGTAATTGGCTGTTCTGCGGCATTAGACCGGACCGCCGCCAACTACTTTATAGCCTCTTCAAATTCTGCCCGCGTAATATAATCATTTACTGTCTCTTTGGGTACTGGCTTTAACTCATACATATTGAGAGAGGCCGTACCATCCATATTAATTTGTTTAGTATATATTCTTTTGTTGGCCAAATCAGGGAAATAAAATACTGAGCCATCAAAATCTATAGACGTGGCTCGAACTTCTTCCAGAGACGATACCGGTCGTCCTTTTAAGCCGAAAGAAGGCTGTCTATTAGGTTGTGTTGGATAATAATTATACATATATAAAAGTCCTTTCTATAAAGAATTGTTCTTCCTTTCATTATTATATAAAAATTGGGACTAATTCATTATCCAATTTTGCCAAAAATTTTTAGATGATTTTGCCAAAAAATTTTAACAAAAAAAAAATAAGGGATTCTATCTACATTAAGATAGAATCCCTTTTAATTATTTTTATTAAGCCGCTTTGTTCTAATTGACGCTGGCTTCAATTTTCTGAGTGATGTAAGTCTGCAAATCGCCCACTACTTCAGGCAAATACTTCTGAGCCTCTTCACTCAGGGTAGCAATGACCGCTTGATAAGTCTTTTCAAAAGCGGCCTTTTGCGCGTCCGCAGTAAAGGCATTTTCTTTCTTGAGAGCCTCGACATAAGTCTGATTCGTTGCAATAACGCAATTAGCTATTGTGTCATTTAGCAAATCTAAATACTTCTTAGCTAATTCATTATTAGTCTTATTCTTTAATTCATCCTTTTTTGTACTAATATATATTACTAAACTACGAGTAATAATAGCAAGAAGAGGAATAATACAAAGCTCAAAAATTTGCTATAAAATATTTAACCAATCCATAAAATTATATATCTCCTTTATGTTTATTTTTAAACGGTTGTTAGTTTCCAATTATTATTGGTATATATATCCGTTGGTTTTTTTTGGTCATGAGCGCTTTGATAAAATCAAATAAGTATAATTTACTATTTTATTGTCCATTTACAATACATCAATGAGCTTCCGCTCTTAATAAATGGAATTCCATATAAAAACTTAGACCCATTATAGATTCTTACTGGAATTATTTGATGCGTAGAAACTGTTTTTTTGCTTTCCGAAGTTCCAACTCTAACTTGGCATTTGTTAGTATATGCACTTCCTCCCGTGGAATCCCATACAAGACAATAAATAATTGATCCGTCATAATCACTATTAGATAATGTCCCTCTAAATGTTCTCGATGTACTTACAATGGAGCCATCTTTATACCATCTGTAATTGTATCCTGTCCCTCCAGAAGGTGTTGTGGAAAACGAGAAACTATCACCATCATATCCTGTTAAAAGATTGGGTATTGCAGTTGTTTTTATGGTATTTACAGGACTACTATATTCAGGTATAGATAGGTCTGAACAACTTACTGTACTCATTGTGCCCGCATTGCCATACGTATTAACAACTGAGAATGATGCTTGCAACGAGGTCTAGGTTGAGCTTAATTCGCTAATCGTTCCTGATGCCGAAGCAGTATGATTAGCTGTGCCTGTCCAAGACTCACTTGAAGCTTTCATTGTAATTTGTATATCAGTTCCAGCAATAGTGAGTGTTCCTATAAGTGTGTGTGCAAGTCCTAAAAAGCTCTGTGAAGATTTCAAATGTGTTGTTACTGTAACATTAACAGAAATAGAGGAAGAAGTTCTTCCAAACGGCTCAACTTCTACTGTATATATACAATAAGGCGATCCTGCTGTTGATTGTTGCCCACTTAATATTGTCTGGTAAGCCATTTAATCACCTCATTATTTCGTTCTTTTCCAGATATAAACTGATAAGTACGGAGGCATATTGTTATGTGCCGCACCGCCGCCAGTAGACGCTGTTTTACACATTTCCGCACACCAAGTCATATTAGTACCAGAATCTTCTGGATAACCGATATTCGCATTACCATATGGGCCACCAGCATTTGGATAATAAATGGTATGTCCGTGTTCAGGCATTTCATCAATCGTCAATTTGTGTGTAATCTCGCCGCCAGTAGAGCCAGCGGGATAACTACTATTCATGCCAAATAGAAATTTTCCTTGAATTTGCTCCCAAGTACCGCCGAACAGATTTGTAGGATTAGTGCTGTTTACCGACATGTAAATAGAACCAACCGGATATACATTATCAAGAATATAATTAGACCCTAATGTTTGAAAAAACAGCTGGTTGCTTTGCAAACTTGATGGTAAACTTGAACCAAAATCAGTACCGGATGTTAACTTAATACCCTTTGTGGTAATTGCACCGGTTAAAGTACCGCCTGACTTATTGAGCTTCTTACCCAATGCAGAACGAATTACTTTATTTTGTACCGGATTAGTAGAAGTATTTGATAACGCGGTATCTACCGTAATCTTTGTCGCACCATCAGCAATCCCGTCCAATTTTGTTTTGTCCACAGCAGACATTAAACCATCAGAACTCGTCGTTACAACAGCATCTGCACCAATATCAAACTTAATTTCAGCAGGAGTTCGATAGTAAACCCAACCAGAATCATCCAATACAGCCACTTTTCCAGGCGTGCGACCAAGGTCAGTGGCCGCTGTCGTTTGTAGCCATGTGCCGGTGAAATACTTGCCAGTTAAGTTGCCGGTCAACGTTCCGCCAGTTTTATCAAGCTTGCCGTCCAACGCGGTCTTGTCGGCCTTTGCATCTAACGCGGTCTTGTCGGCTTTATTATCCAGCGCTGCTTTAACGACTTTGTTCTACACTGGATTTGTAGATGAATCGGATAGCGTAGTGTCAACAATTGTCTTATTCGCGCCCGTAGCAATACCATTCAATTTTGTTTTGTCCGCAGCGGACATTAATCCATTTGTGTTTGTTGTTGCAACAGCCGTGCCTGCCTTTTTATCAAGTTCCGTTTTTATTACCTTGTTCTGAACAGGGTTTGTAGACGATGAAGATAATGTTGTATCAACCGTAATCTTTGTCGCGCCCGCAGCAATCCCGTCCAATTTTTTCTTGTCTGCGGCGGACATTAAACCGCTCGCACTCTACGTCGCCGCGATGGCAGATACATTAGAAGTACCATCATAAGTTACATTACCAATTTTCAAACTAAAAGTAGGAGTATCAGTAATTATAAACAACTCGTTATCAGCGGCTTTTCCCATGACATTTGTCTTAAAATCCGATGTATTTGCTATGCTGTAAGGGACTTTATGTATAGTTAGACCCTCTAAATATTTTTCTGTCTTCGCCATTAAGAATTACCTCCTTTACATAAACTTATGGGCTTGATTAGAAGCGCTTAAAAAAAGCTTAGTCTATATCATTCGCTCCAATCAACTCCATGTTACTATCTTTACAGGATAACGATCCGCATATGCGGCCGCCGCAATTGCTCGCTCGTCATTAGAAATATCAACATAAAAATAAAATCTTTTGTTTGGCTCGGCAATAGGCTCATGTATTTCTTTGTTTTGTCCAAGCACATAGCAATAGCCTTCTTTGCAGCCAATTTTATTCAAGGCCGCTACATCAGTACCTTTTGCTATTTTAAATAAAGCCATTTATTTCGCCTCCTATATACAAATATTATATAACAAAAAATAGGGAAAGTCAAGCCAATTTGGCAAGACTTTCCCTTAATCTATAATTAACTATAGTTATTCCTATAGTAAAAAAAAATAATTGAAATTAAGACGATATCTTACCTCTTCTTAACTTTCATATATATATAAAAATTAAAGATATCGTCTTAAATTCTTCCGTCCAAAAATTAGAACATATCCTCCCAATTCAGACTATATCCAGTTTCAACTTGGGAAATTAGCGCTCCTAATTTCTATACTAAAGTAGCCAATTCTGTATTTTCAACATATTCACTACCTATAGCTTCATTAACACCATATAGAATCTAAGATGTAGAAGGACGGGTATTTAATTGATATAGTACCATTTCATTTGCATTATCTAATTGATAGAACATTAAAGCATATTTAACTTTACCAGCAACCTATGAAACAGTACCGCTAATAGGCCAATAAAATAAAAGCTCATTTTCTTTTGCAAAACTTTTATTATCATAACCGTTTACAGGATAAATACCGCCTTTTCCCGCGGCATTTTCGTATAGCACCAGACAATTTGTCAATCCCAGATCTGTAGCGCCAAAATAGCGGGGGATTTTAAAATAAATATTTTCCGCTCGATGATCTTTTTCAACGCTTAACCATTGTGGAGTCTCGATTAAACGAGATTCTAAATCTACCGTATAAATGGGCGGATCTTGTTCCTCCCCTTCAGTAACAACTACTTTACGGATAGCGCCGTCCTGATTATAAATTTGTAATTCCTAATTAGTAAAATGTCCCTGAGACTAGTACTCCGTAGAAATTTTATTTAAAGCAGTATATAAGGCTTTATCTTCCATGATGCAAGCCTCCTTTACTTATTAACCCGAAGTCCCTGCGGGAGCAATATTTAAATATCCAATTTTTTCAAAACTACAAATTTCTTCGTCAACGCCTTCAACATTATTTTTAGATACTTTAACTACAGGATAATAAAAACCAAGAGCAACTTCACTAGGATTAAAGCTAATAGCAAATACACCATTTTCATCAGGTTTACTTATATTAGTATTAAGAATAGTTACAGTAGCATCTTCCGCTTGGCTTTCTTCTTTTCGCCATTCAACTGCGTAATTTTCGAATTTGCCGTTGGCCTTTACAGTAATCGTACAAGAAGTGGCGGTTTTAGGAACAAGAAAATTCTGATTCTTTTGAGAATCATCTATACTGATGCCGTCAATTGTAATAAACTTAACTGGTTGCGGTTTTTTATAAGCGTGGCAAGAACCCAATACTTTAGGCTCAGAAACCGCGCCATTACGAGTTCGAGTAACAGAAGCTGTATATGTACCCTCGATATCTAAAAGACTACAAGTATTTCCAGTTGTTGCAATATTCCTGCTATTGCCGTCATCACCAGTAAAATTCCAGGTATATGTATCCCTATCTTTCACAGTGGCGCCAGTTACGCCCACAGTAAGGGAACCACCATCAACAATTTCTATTTTTCCTGAGAGCATTGTAGAATCATCACCAAAAGCTGTGGGGCCGGGCACTACAACGCTGCCAATCTTGCAGTCGTCGTCAGTCCATCCTTCGGGAATATTATGAGCTTGGTCGCTGGAACGAGAGAAGCCATACATATTATTTTGTGCAACACAACGGTATGTACCAGTTATGTCACTCATAGTTTCGCCATCTTTACTACTGGGTAAAGTATACTCAGAATAACTCTCATAATAAGGGCCACCATTTGCAAAGGTATCCTCAGATACATCAGCTAAACGATAAATTGGATTTTCATCGGTACCTTTGTTTTCATAGATAAGTATATTCTCTTTAAAAGCATCCAGCTTTTTGTGTACTAATTTAGCTTGTAGGGTAGTAGTTTTTTCACCTTTTTCTTTAAGCCAAGAATAAGTCACAGAGCCGGGAGCAATTGCCTGAACGCGTAATACATCACCTGCGTCAGCACTACATGGATCGGTCGGCCCCACGCCATTCTTATATCTAAATAGAAATACAGGAGACACAACTTTATCAGCACTGTAATCCGCGGTCGGAGAATTAATCATACGACGTAACACTTCTCCTTCAACATCGGCATCAAGTTTCCCTTGGATATTATCAATTTCAGCCTTAGAGATAGCGAAATCGAGGCTTGGATTAACGACTAGCTAACCAATTAAAGTACCAAAGCTGCGTTTATATGAATTGCCCTCTAACTCAAATAGACGGACTGAGAATTTTATAGGACCAGCCTTCGAGGTAACATCCTATGTGATAGGCCAGCCAATAGTAACTTTAGAACTTTTTTCATCAGTGTATTTAATCCACGCTTTAGTAAAATGTTTTTGCTAATTCGCATCAACAAATTCTACAACCGCAGTAATGCTAGGAGAACCAAAATCAATATTTTCAAAATATCTATCTATTTCAAAATAAATATATTCAGCATAGTGGTCACCTTGGACACCTACGCCATTTTTAGTAAAGGCTTGCGGAATTGTAATCTTACGACTATTGCCGTCAATGAAGAATTTTTCTTCATCTAAGGGCAGTATAATAAGACTTGGATCTTTTAGTGATATCTCATTAAGATGCTAAAAATACTCATCAAGTGTAGAAATAGCAGGTTCTATATTTAAAATTTCACTAACCTTTTCAAACAAAGCTTTATACTTAGTAGTATTTTCAGGAGTAATCTTTGTTATCATATTGCCTTTCCATTCCTTTCATTTAGGATTTTGGGCGATAAAAAAATTTTTATCGCCCAATTAATATATAAAATTAAATAACTACTTTAATCTTTCTTGTCCTTACAGATCAATTTCATACCAGCTATCTACCGCATTCTCTGGTACGGTAATGCTTCGAACTGTAGAACTACCATCTTTTGCAAGAATTTTTCCATCTTCAGCTATTAGCTAAACTAAACGGGCTGAATAAGCTCCTTCTACACATATAGGAGAAATTAAAATTCCATTATTGCCCACATATTGATACATATATTGTTTACGCACTTTTTTATTTCCCCCTTTTATGACTATACAAATTGTACCCGTACTTTTGATTCATCGCCGCCATTGGAAATACGATATTCATCACCAAAGAATGTCCTTGGAGGCAGAGACACGGTAGTATTCTCATCTATTGTAATTTCCACTGGGGCATTATTATTCCAAGAAGCGAGGACCGTAGCATCATCGACATATACATAGTAATGCCCGAAAAATTCTCCAGAATTCTAGTTAAATGGTGAGCAAAGCTTTTTATCTGTACCATTACCGTAACCATCTTTATACCCCGTGTTATTCCCCCAAAATAGCTTAATTGAATTAGCTATGTCTAAGTGAGTACCCTTTCCTTGTTCGCCAATCTAAAAGCTACAAGTTTCGTTGTTATCACCTTTAAAGAAGCTACAACTAAGATAACCAGCATATTTTAATGTATACGGTATAATAAATACGCTATTGGATTTTACATGGAAAGCATTATTAAATCCAAGGTTATCTACAGCTAAGATATTTGGTGGTAGAGTTGTATTTTCTAGTTTTGCACCTTGGAAAGCCGAAGCACCGACAACTTTTAAATTCGTGGCATGATTAAAATCAAACCACTATAAAGTTGTCCAACGATCTGATACCGCAGAAGACCCCTGACCCACAGCAACCAATGGATGATCTTCACCCTCTAAGAAGAAATGAGTAATTTTTGTCTTGTGCATATTTCTAATCATAATAACCGGTTTTCCATTGTATGTAGCCGGTAAAGTAACCTTACCCGTCAAAGTTTTTCCATTAGCGGGAGAGGCCTCATAACCGGCATAATACTGACCTTCTAACTCTGGATATTCCGGGAAAGTTAAACTGTCATCATAAGTAAATTCAAATAAGTCGGTATCTGGCTTATCATAAACACTTTCTTCTAAGAAACAAGCATAAAATACTCTGTCTTCTTTTTCTGAGCGTATTTTAGTTAAATCCAATAAATAACGTGCGGCGGCCGCCTCGGTGGCAGGATAGCAGTTAGCTTTATCTTTCACCCACCCAAGGAATCTATGACGCATCGTTAAAGCCAAGCTACTCTCTATCGGAGACAATGGAGTGATGTCAGGGGCAGAGAGATAATTTCCAGCATTCACTGTAATAGCAGCTACCTCAGTTGTGCTATTATTCCCATTATTATAAGTATAAAACTTAATATTATAAGTATGGACTTTGAAAATAGCATAGAAAGTATAATCAAACTCTTCTTTATTCAAGATAGTAGCTTTTGCTGCATTCCACTCTACGTTAGTCATGCTGTACAATCCATGCTCATCAGCAGTACCTAACATATTTTCAGCAGCTCCGTCTGCGGATAAACACCAACCGACAAAATCATAATCTAATTTCTTTGGTCTATATTCATTGTATGGATTCTTAAACCATTCAGTATCAATATCTGTTGGAGCAATTTTCTGCGCACCCCATTGCTTATAAGTGCCGTCATCTTCGACTTGTTTAAAAATACCTGAATACGCTTTATTAACTTTAGCGAAATAAAACTCCATATTAGGATAAGCCTCTAATAGATTATTTCTTACATATCCTTCATCCACCTCTATGGCATTATTAACATAAACAATACCCTGCAAATCAGTTACTTGATAGGTAGATTCACGAAGTTTCTCAAAGAAATCGGTTAAATTAGTGATTAAATTCTCCGCATTATATTCTGCTAAATAATCCGCATCATATTTATATATTTCTTTATTCTTGATGCCTAACTTCCACGCATTTTCATCTACATAAGAATAATGAGCAAATCCATAATGATCATCAGGAACAAAGTAATCTGCGGCATCTGCTTCGATATACTCAGATCCCTCATCTAAAAGTTGATATGGACACCAATTAATACCTCTTAAGGTAATCTTAGCAGCGGTATTTAAATCAATAATTTGTTTGGCCAATCTATAACTATCGTAGCCCAAAGCCACATTATCAAGAGACAGAGTGTCGATTTGGGTTGTTGGAGAATCACCAAACAGGGATTCTATATATAAGCCCTCGGCGCAAATATATTCTCCAGTTTTCTCGCCCTTAGTGACAGGATATGTAGTAGTTAATAATTTTTTCAAATTCTTTGCTTCCACAAGATTTAAAGCTTTTATACTATGAGGTAAATATAAAGTGTGTAAAGCTACACCTTCGGCAAATGTAATGCCCGTTAAATCAGTCCGCAAAGCCCTAAAACTACGGAGCTTTTCGCTCTTGCTTAAATCATAAGTAACACCGCTGCCATCAGATGTCGCCATAACACCAGACAGACAAAATTCCTCGAGCAGAGGCATGCTATTAAGATTCATTTGTCCTGCAGCCTTACGGTAGTAACCAGTGGCAACTCCCTCAGCATTGGGAGCATCAAAGTTGTCATTGCCAATCAAAAGACGTGTTAATTTTGGACATTCATTCTAGAAGTTTAATTCCATTAAATATAATTTGCTTAAATCACCCAAATCGGCGTATTGAGTACCACCATAAATATAAAATAGAGCTTGTGGCGAATCAGAGGCTGTACGAATTTCATTAATTTTGCCTTGTGGGAACAAAACTTTAACTGCGGTATTCTTTGCTTTCTATGACAGAGCATTCTCGGCTTCGTTATCAAAACCAATAGAAGTATATATTGTCTTTGAAGGAGTCAAAGTTAACCAGAATTCAGTATCAAATTCGTGCATCTTTTTGGTTCCATTACCATCTATATCTTGATCGGCCCAATAATTTGACTAAATTAATCCCGCCTCTTCTGCTGTAGGAGATTCAACCCAGTGGTCAGCAGTATTATCATTCTTAGTAGTGCCGCGGTTTGCTTCAGAACGCGCTTTAATAGTATCATTACCCTCCGCACGCTAAAAAGCTCCGGTATACAACCAACTATCAATAAAATTGATTCTATCGGTTAAAAACTACTAACGCGACAAACTTCTATCTCCCTAAAGGGCATAAAAGTAACTTCCATTATCAACAACTGTCGCTCCTCCTTGGCCCGAGTAACCGCCGCCTGCGGAAGTATTATTATTGGTAATGGTGATATATTTATAGTATTCATCTAAATTGATTGCTATTAAAGGACGCTAACCTTTCATCGCAAGGAATGGGCGTTTTTCTCCTCCACGGGTTTTAGCCCTGCCGCATTCTTCATAATCAGCCAAATACCATTTTTCTATATGCTCTACAGAAGATAAAGGAGGATTTGTCAATGGCGCAAAAGTACCAATACCACTGGTATATCCACGTAACTAACGGTATTTGTTTCTTATATAACTATCTTTATAACAAGTAAAGAAGTTATTCCATAAAACACTCGAATTGGTAGAGAAGTGACCGCCTTCAGTGGCGTCTATATCATAAGTAAAAGACGGAATACCTGTATTATTAATACCTAATTGGGTATCAATGTCATAGAAGATAGGATACCAGATATAATCTCCGCCTTCTTTTAATGGTCCCCAAGAAGCCATCATACAGTTTTTACCGCGTGAATCATAACATTCAAAGACTTCTGTCATTACAAAATAAGTAGCGACATAGTCAATATCAAAATGTAAAGGAAGCTCTTTCATGAACTTCTCAAGACGACGCTATTTCGTATCATACTCGTAAACTTTTTCACCATAAGTCTCTGGCGGCGTAAGTTTTAAATCAGCCTGCTCTACTTTGTACTTATTTTTAATGGCTGTCCAATCTGCGGCGGCCACTTCTTCGTCGCTCGGAACGAGGTCTGTGCAAGTACTATAGACCCAGGCGCAAGCTTTTTCCCAGTGCCGCATCACATTAACAGCCCATTTAATGGCCGGTTCTTTATTACTGGATGATAATTCAGGGATATTTAAATCTTTAGCCATCTAATCCAATTCAGCGCTCGATTGATTGAGATGATAAACTATATCTAAATAATCATCATATTTATTATATCTATATTCAAAACTATCTGCTACACGAGGGCCACCACCCGTTCCGCGCGCATCAGTAGTAAAACTTAATTCTCTACGTCCCTCAAAATCGCGGAAAGAACAATAAGCGCCTTGGTTATCACTGAATTCCCAGCATTCTGCAACATCGGGAAGCTCTTGGTAATCAAGGAATTTCTAATATTTATCTTTAATAGAAAATCCGTATGCTTCGTCCGAGCCTTTATCAAGAATCATATTATAGCGGCCAATATATTTAATAGTGCCAGTATCCGAGCGTCTATGGAAAGCAAGTACAGGAAATCCCTAAACCGAAGTGCGATAATCTTGTATATTCTCAATCGTGCCAGGTTTGTAGGTAGTCACCATCGTATACCATTTAACTTCGTCTGTACCATTCTTTAATCCTAAATCATTAGATGATTTTGCAAAATCTTCAGGGCCAGATAAAGTCGCCTCTTTGTAATTGCCTTTACTGTTTTTATAATAATACTGAACCCCTTCATGATAGCTACTGGCTTCAGTTATTTCCTGGCTATCGACTTCCTGAATCGCGCCTGCCGCCACATAGTCATCTAAAGGATGCTTTGTATAAGCGTTAGCTACAAGATTTGCAAAACCAATATTGTAACTGCCGGAAGATTCCATGAAGTCAATTTTCATTGTGAATTTTGTCGTACCCACAGTATAGTTATCAAAATAGAACCAATCTAGCTGTTTTTCTTTTCCAGCAAATGGCCCTTCATTCATATACATATGGACATATTTCTTTTCGCCGTCAGCATCAGCAACTTTAGTTTTAACCTTATAATTTCTGCGAGGATAAAATTCAGAAGAAGTACCTTGGACTTTCATTTCTACATTTTCACCATGCCAACTTGGACAATGATGTAAATAGTAATATTCTACCGCACTCATCCCATACTGCTCTTGACATGCCTCATCTGTTAGCCCATCTTTAGCAGCATAATCACTTAATTTGCCAGTCATATAAGCACGATCGAGAGCTACATTATGGAACTCCATATTTGCTTTTATTACATTGGCCTTACTATATGGCAATAAATTAGTCTTTTCATCTAAGCCCGTAGTGGTCCAAACGACATAAGGCATAAGCTCATTATCAGGGTGAGTTTTATTATATTCTAACATAGCTGCATAATCAAACTGGTATTCATTTAAATTAGAATTCCATTTAGCCAAATTAGTTTGATCGTAAATATCTATATCCTTTTTGTCAGCCGCAAGATTTAAATCTATATAGTTAATAGGTAGATTAGTATTATAAATACGCATCTTATATAAATTAAAATCACAGCTGTTACTATTAAATTTGATAGTATTTTGATTAATAGTAAAACTTCCACCTGTGCCGTCGACAGTATTTCTTACAACACCAGTTAAAATACCATTAATATAAATTGATAATAGTTTATTACTATAAGAATAAACTAATGCGAGATGAATCATCTTATTCTCTACATAGTTTACATTAACCGTATCAAGCCCCGAAGTAAAGAAAGCATCTTGAGGTCCGACACAAAATCCACGACCAGTAAGTGAAGAAGTTCCATCATAGAAAGAACAAATAGCAGCATCTGTATTAATCACTTTTTCAGTATGATCTATTTTTTCGCAGAATTTGTCTGCGGCCGCACCTAGCTCCGCGCGCAGATAGTCATCGTAATTTGTATATCCGCCAGTATCATTCATCTATGCTTTAAAAGCTTCCCACTTTTCCGAGTCATTTGGATAACGAGTATAAGTAGTAATCAAATTATTATAGGTCTTTACATTAGAAATCTTAAATTGCATTTCTACTGTCCATGAGCTTTTTCCATTGATATCAGTACCCATAACCATTGGCTCAAACCCTATTTCAAAAGATGCTCCATTACTAATGCGTAAGCAAGTTTGGTTATCTTCATCTTGAATCCAGCCATTATTATACCAGTTGAACTCAGAGAACTTACCAGTATATTTAGAATACTTCTCTATGGGGTTAACCCATTTGCGGCGGTTGGTTAAAGATTCCTGATTCGAGCGACCTGTGGCATCAAAATTCAAGACTAAGTTATCTTGAAGAGCGAGTTTTAACTTATCTGTTTCTTCAACACTAAAGTTAATCTCATATCTGACATTTCGTCCCTCTTCGCCGCATGATAAAGCATAATTATTACTATTACCGATTTCGGCATTTGTAATTTCCCAAATACTAAATGATGGTGATGCTTCATCGCGTGTAATACTCAGGGTACTATCTTCCTCGGTATTATTATAATAAGTATTACCTTTATATAATACAACTTTAGCATTACTATTTAAGGGATCATATACTTGGAATGGTATCTTAATTATTTCATAATCATAATAAAGATCCTTATATCCATTCGTCCAAATAATAGGAGTGTTTTCATTGCCCTTAACAGCAATTTCGTACGATAAAGAGCCAGCTTTTAAACCGACTTGACCGCTTCTAGACTGATATAACTCAATTAAAACATCATGTTTACCATGCGTCGCCAGCCTTGGCGGAATCTGATATTGCTATAAGTTAGCTGAAGCGGCAGTGAGCGCCTTAGTTTCAACCAATTCTCCGTCCCAATAAAACTATAAAATTTTATCTGTATTACCTACAGCATTACACTAAAGAATGACATTCTAAGAATCGAATAACGTTACATTAGAAAAACTCTCGGCCGGCTCTAAGGATAAACTAGCCGTGGTAAAAACTTGCTCTCTCGTAATTGATTGTCCACTGTTAGTACCACGCACATAAATGCTAAACTTAATAGTAGAATTTTCACGCATTAGCGATCCAATTTCAAGCTTCGCTGTGTCACCGCTCTTTATATCAAATGATGTGGTGTAATAAGTCACATAACCAGTCGCAGTTTTTTCAGATAAAGACCAATGAGCCGTAATTGTTTCATCTAAAACATTACCTTCTTTATCTTGCGCAGCAGAGGCCGTAGCAGTAATAGTATAAGTTTGTCCATTAATAAGGCTCGTTGTTGAACCTGTATTAACTAATAGCGAAATAGACTTTGCTAATGAGCTACCACCATCTCCGCTTCCTGCAACGGTTAATTTTAAAACCATATATATCTTTTGGTCTTCTATTTCTGCTACCTCAGTCACTCGATAAAAACAACCATCTTTAAGATTTAAAATTAAATCGTCGACAGAAGGCCCCACAAAAGTTGAAGCATCATAGTTATCAAATTCTTCAGGAGAGAAACTAGTAATCTCTATTGAGGCATCCTTATTAGCATAAAAAATACCAGAATTACCGCCCATAGGAATCAGTTTTTCGCCATTGTCATAATAAATTTTGCGAGTATCAATAGCAAAATAGACTTTTCCCTCAACGCGCGCGCTAGCATTAATTACATTATAGTAGCCTCTTACTGGCTAAAAACGTGTTGCCATTTCCGTTATCTCCTTTCTATGAAATAATAAAAAAAGGGAAGAAGATAATTCTATTATCCCCTTCCCATAAAATTCTCTTCATAGAGATTTAATTTTTATTTTAATATATTTAAAGGCTGTTGCCCAAATTCTTTAAAATCAGAAAGTACCCCATACTAAATCAACAGAAACTGTATCTTCTGCCTTGCTAAAGGTAAGTGAATTAGACTTTACCTTAACAGACTTAGACTGAGCTGTACCAGCTTTATTAGCTAAAGAAGAATCAACTGATAAAGTATTGTTAGCGACATTCGTCGAAACATTATAGGTTAATTGATCTGTATTTAAAGTAATAGTCTGATTTTCAAAGCCTGTTACACGGCCATAAGCATCAACCTTAGCTTTAGCTACTGTAAACGCCTATGCGCTTCCGCCAGAAAGTGGGGAATAAGATACATTATTGGTGCTAGCAGAATTACTTTGCGTCACTGCAGCCAGCTTTAGATCAACAACAGGCTGAGCCGCAGTTGTATTACTCATTGAAACGACAAAGTTGTTATCACTAGTCGTAAATCGTAAGCTACCTGTTTCAACATTATTACTATTCTTTAAAGAAACTTTCTTACTTGCAGCATCTGAGCCAAAGGAGTAAGTAGTATCTTTATCTACCGGAAATTCAATAGTCGTTGCTGGACCCTAACCAGTAATATGGCCATATTTATCATAATTAATTGTTGGTATAGTGAATTGGCGGCCGCTCTGTGTGCCTGAAGCAGATCCGGCAGTAACAGTATTTGTATGGCCAATACTTAATCCGTCATTATTTGTAACACTAATGCCATTAGTGCCCTTAACTACAACCTAGCCCGCAATATTGTTATTAACTTCATTTTTTAGCTGAATTGCAGTACCATCGAGCTACATCTTATAAGTAGTATCAATATCATCGCCAGAAGGAATAACTTCCCATTTAGTTGTATCACCCGCAGTACCGGCAGCGACATCAGCGCCATTATAAATAATTAAATCGCCAGTATCAACATTAACAGCGCTACTACCAGAGCCTATAGTAAAGCTCTCAGCCGCTTTATAAGTATCACCTTTCTAAGGGCCTTTGATTTGGCCAAACTTGCTATTAGTTATCGTGCCACAATAAGTCATAGCATTCATTTCAGCCTTAGCCGCTGTAATTAATGCATCAACTTTGTCAGATGAATAAAACGCACCAAGATTTCCTTGATTGTAAACAGTCTTTTCGGCGCCATTAACAGTAATTTTATTATATAAGACTTGACCTGAAACAACTGAGGTTTCTGCGGTTGTATTCTCATCTTTAATCTTAACTGTTATCTTACCGCTATTATCTGCACTAACGGAACTAACTTTTGTATCTTTATCCCTTGGTAAAGTAACATTTTGTGTACTAATAGCAGTAACATGACCATACTCATTTACTGATACGGTAGGCATTGATAATGTTACATTGCCAGAAGCATCTGTTATTGCATCTTTAGGAGTATAAGATGCCGCTGATGATAAAGATTTTGCATGAGCCAGCTTGATAGAGCCATTTTCGCCAGCGGTATTACTCTCGACCTTTAAGGCAATATCATCAACCTCAACAGCAAAGCTACCCTTTGTCACTCCATCTTTGTTCTGTAAATTAGCTTTTGCCCCAGTAGTATTTGTAGTAGTATTTAATGAATAAGTAGTATCAACACCAGAAATCGTAATCTTATTACTACTATCAGTGGAAACCGACACGCTACCTTCGCCAGCAAGTTCAACCTTTGCGGCCGCATTAGCGCCAGTACCGCTATTCTTTAAATAGACTTTATTATTACTCTTTTCGGCCTACATACCAACATTGGTGTGAGTAGCAATCTAGTCTAAATCTGAAGCCGAAATTGTAAGTTTTCCGCTGACTTCAGTGGGAGCACCTTCGTTATTTCCTTTTAAATCTTTTTGGGCTTGAGTGATTTTAACATCATAAACAAGCTGTTCACCATTCACGGTATCAGCAGTATTTTTTGCCACACTGACACTTTTAACATATGTATCATGATCATCATTATGATCAGGGTTAATCTGTATCCACTTGCCATTAGAATAAGTGCAAAGGATATTCTCCGCCTTCGCATAATAGAATTGACCCTCAGAGCATAAACCGGGGGCATAACTAGAGCTAGAACTATTAGAAAGAGCCTCAATCGATGCCCAATTGGGATAAGTAATTACGCTTTGGCTAACTAAATCGGCTTTATTACCGCCTGTACCTATATATAAACGATGACTATCAGTTGTTAAATAAAAACAACCATCTTGGTAAGTTGAAAGATTATTAAAGCGGCTTTGAGTGCCGCGCTTAAACATTACATTTGCCTTCGGCGAGGCAGATGTAGGTCCTGTTGTTGCCATTCGATTTTCCTCCTTTATTCTTGTACAATATCCATATCTGACCACTTCATGCGGCCATCTAAATCATTTAAGATAGAAACAATTGTATCCCCTTCTTCATAACGAGTAAACTGTGTAATATTACCAACAGTATCCTGTAAACCAGTCACGTTGGCTTCAATATTAGTAACACGCTAAATAAGAGCTTGAGTGCCTGTTTCATCTTCAGTAATCCAGTCAGCAATTTCCTTCAAAGTGTCAAGTGCCGCTGGAGCATCTTTAATTAAATTATCATACTATGTCTACAAACTACCAACACTAGTGCTTAATTCACTAATATTAGTTTCTATGCTGCCAACTCGAGTTTCTAAACCATCAACTTTACCCAAAGTAGTAAGTTGTTCATTAGAAAGTGGGGCGGCCCATACGCCATCGCCGCGCAAGTACTTGTTTCGATCTTCAACGAGGGGCGCCGGTACGAGTCCGGAAGTGCCAGCTGCATCGGCGGTGGCCCCAGTCATAACCTCTACCTATATCTCTTCGGGAGTCTTGTTTATCCACTTCTCGGCTGAGGCGTCATAGACAAGTATTTGTTTATCTTGAACATTGCTAATTAAAACATTGGCCAAGTCATTAATATCCGTGACGGTAGTAGTAGAGCCATTACCGCCTCCAATTAATTTATTGCCTAAATATAAGGAGCCTTTAGTCTGATCATCAGAATCATAGATAAAATACAGGGTATCTTTATCTTTTGTTACGATTTTATCAAAAGCGGCCTTAGTGCCGCGTAAAAATTTCACATAACCCGATAATGCATTCGGCATTTAACATCTCTCCTTTCAAAAAATATGAAAATGTGAGTGAGCAAATTTTTTACTTTTGCCCACTCACGATTTTTTTGTTTATTTAATTTTTAGCATTTATACCCAATATATTATGATAGCTTTTATATAACAAACCATTATCCTATTTAATGTATGGAGTACAACGTGTTAAAGACGTACCAGAATCGGTATCTTTAACGTATATATAATACTGACCGATCTTACCGCCATCTTCTGTAATATAAGCAAATCCGTTAGTGTCACCGGCATTAATCGTAATTTCACTTTGAATCTTGGGAGTACTGATATAATTATTACATAAAGTTTCGGCTTCTTGGGTAAATAAATCTTTTAAAGATGCATAAGATCTACCGTTAAACTCCCAACCAGTAAAACTCTCTAATAGAGTAGCAATGTTACCATAATCGCTATTACTAATTTCTCGCCAATTTCCGTCAGACTAATAAAAAATATACGGCGTCTAGTTAACCCAATAAACTCTTAATGGAACATTTACGCTTTTTCCGCCTATGATTTTACTATTACTAAGAGTATAGCGGTCTTCAAAATGTAATACAATATTTTCTGAATCCAAAGAAGAGGGGATAGTTAATACTACACCATATTCATTTGAGGGCGGCATTGAAGAAAACTGATTAAAGTCGCAAGTACCACCCTAATTTAGCTAACTCCATTTACTAACTGGAATATAACGCAACCCAGTGGCTATAGGTAGGGGAGAAGAAGTCTCATCGCCACTTGCAAAATAAGAGCCGCATGAATTAAGTTCATTAAGGAACTCATTTTCGTTATAAGAATTCTGCAATTTAGAAGTATGTTTCTTTAATTCACTCTCATTAACTATACCTATTAGCAGTTTCTCACTTTTTGGCACAAAACAAGTTCTAATAGTAGCATTACTACTACTGACTAACCAGCGTTTCATTATCCCATCAACTTGCCCATATAACGCATTATTACTAAGCGCCCAATCAAATGTCTTTATATTAATTTTATATACAGGAAAAGTAAGTTTAACAGCACGTTCATTATTTAATAAAGAGGCGGCCGATGGCATCTCTTTATAAAGCATCCAGCTACCTTCAATAGTAGCATCACGAAACTCTGTAAAACCATAATAATTTCTTAATTCTTCCCAAGTATACTTAGCATTAGTTTTAAACAAATCGAATGCGGTATCACCGATAAAAGTAACTGGCACTTCATAATATGTTGAATCACTAGAATAAAGTTTTCCGTCAGTACCTCGTCCTATAAAATGGTAGTAATATTCCTGCTAGTGCTAGACTGTAGGTTTTCCTAATTTATAACTATCATCTCCAGAACCTGCACGACTTTTTAAACTACCTCCTAGCATATGCCATTTATTATTTTGCATAACATATGGGATAGATTTTTCTCCGATTTCTGGATTATTAATCCAAAAACCCACTCCATAACTATCGGAATTACCGACATTCTTACTCGGCACTTCTAAAGCATACTAGGTGTTATTTAATAAATAATAATTTTCCAATATAGCAGATTTCTCAGGTCCAAGATCAAGCGCCGGTCCACCTACGGGATATAAATCTAAACCTTCCTAAACTGAATAAGTATCGCCTTCAAAGTAATATTTTTGAATATCACGCTTTTTGTTAGAATCTACAGGTGTCGTACACCAGCCATAAACCATGTAATGATAATTGTTAATCAAAGTTGATTCTAACCCCTAACTATCAAGCCTCTATTGTCCCGGAGAAACATTCTATAAATTATAAGAACTATTATTATCAAACCAATGGTATCTAATACCATATGTAATTACATCTGCTTCAATCGTTAAAGACGGATATCCAACATTAAAATTATATTCAAAGCTACTCAACCTCTCGGAGCTAAAGAAAACTATATAGATTCTTTCACCAGTTAAAGATAAATCATTAAAATCATAGGTCAATTTTCTCGCTGAAGGGCTAGTCTGAACTCTTCCCGATGTTCCTCTATACATTCCCCAACTAGCTTGATTTACCCAACCTGAAGGAGTGTCATTAGACGGAAACTAGCTACTATCTATAATATAAGCCTCGTGGAAACCATGATTCGAGTTTATTCCCTATCCATAGACTGTAAGAGACATGGACGTTATTTTCTAAACAGTTTGTCCATTAATGACACTTGGGAGCTATAAACGCATAAGCCATACAAAATTGCCACTACCATTATGTCCATAATAACCAGCTTTTCCGTTGTTCTGATAAGAGTTAAAATAGCCCCAACTATTGCCAGTTACGCCACACCAGTGATCATAATTAAAACTCGACATTAAAGGGAAATTATCATAAGTTACACTTACTCCCATAACTTATACCCCCTCAATTTCCCGCCACTTTCACAAAGAAAATAGTATTTTTTGGTAAATTACTATATTTATCAGGAACCTGTATTGTATTAGCACCAGGAGTGTCTCCGTTACGTGTAATCTCTTCAGGGGTTAAAATATAAGGTGTGCCTCCTTGAGACACAAGTCGCTTTACCTCATTATATCGAATAGCATCTCTATCATCCCTTGGAGGCAGTCCTACCTTCAAACTATCTGCCGTAACATTAGTCATAGTAATACCGTCGTTTTTATTAAGACTAATATACTCACCGCCACCATACAAAAGAAGAGAACCTGCACCTTCTGCGTTACTGCTTCCTGCTAAAAAGGCATCAGCCTCGGCGCCTTCCCATCTAATTGTTGCGGCATTTGTCATTGTGCCGCCATTAAGAGATAAATAATCGTCGCTAATCTTCGCCTAGCCTGGATCTTCTGTTATATTAAGATAATTTAATGCCCAAGCTGTTTTGCTAGCATTGCTTAGAGCTTTCCAATCAAGACTACCTAATACACCAATGACACCATCTGCTTCAAGTGTGCGGCCGCCAGCTTTGATGTTGCTAACAAGGGCGTTTGTACCCTGTACTGTCTAGGCGCGGTTTGTCTGACCATACATTAAATTATTCATAGATGCAACGGTTTCGCCTAGTACTGGAAGATTAATCTCAACATCATGCTCTATTGGAGCGCCAACTTTCGTATAGTCACGAGGGCCGGTCGCAGAAATACTAATCGTATTGTCAGCGGAGTTTGTAGAAGTTGGAACATAACCCTTAAATGTAGTATTATTAACATCAAAAAGCTCTTTATTGATATTAACTGTGTTCGTACGGAATGTTGGAGTAACAGCGTCTAATATAGCTACTTGCTCATAATCAACGCCTTCACTGGTTGCGACTTTGCGGAATACTTTATTAATTGTCAAAGAATTGCCGCTGGTATCTACTGTTCTACTTAAAACATAACGCCCAATTAATACTCCATCTTCCTCTGCATATGATTTCCGCGAGTTCACCTCAGACAACTCATCATCATCATAAGTCTTATCAAAAAAATATAAACTGCTTACATCATTGGGGATAATTTGATTACCATATATATTACTCATGTAGTTGAACCCCCTGTCTCATAAATTATATCCATAATTAAATATGCTGTACTGCTGTCACCCTCGAAATAGCGCAGTAAAGTATTCTCAATTAAATCTATTTTACCCACAATTGAACCAGATGCCTCAACATCTAACTCAAATATACCCGAAGGGCCAATTACAATATTGGATGATGGAGAATCGTTTATAGAAAATTCTACTCCCGGTATAGTCTATATTCCAATTCGTTTAATGCCAGAAGTTGGCATCTTGTCAAATATAATAGATTTAATAACTCCATTTTCCCACTCAAATTTAATATTATCGCTATTATGTATACCGCTAGTATCAGACGCTGTTGCTGTATCAGGCGCCGGCGCCATGTTAGAACTGGGAATTTGCATTAATCTATATTGTTTAACTGCTAATGACATACCTCTTCCTCCTTTAATAAATATTATCTATAATATTCGTGGCTGTAATAGACATTGTACCATTATAAGTAAGAGGAATAGTTAATTTAGAAACTAAATATTCTCCATTTATGCCACGAGTAGAATCAACAACCTAAATCTTAGTATTCACATCTAAATAATAAATTGGAACAGAAGTAAATGTTGCTGACTCTGTAATAAAAGCTGATTCATTTAACATTGCAGTGAGGGCCTCTTTTGCACTCTTTCCAGTAGAAGCAATAGTAAAATAATCCTACATACTCCTATTGATTGTTAAATATGTATAACCTGTCATTGTCCTATCAAGTAACTCGTCAGGGAATACAAAAAGAATGTTTGGAGCCTCCTCATAATATATAGATTTTACTGCTGAGTCATTAACAGCTTTTGGCCTATCACCCATATTTTGAACAGAAAAACGAGCCAATTCTCCAGAGTCACAAAAGTCAAGCCAAAAATTAATAGCCGTAGGATTATCCTTTACATCAATATGCCATCGACCATCAGAGGTAGACTTTTCAACATTTCTATAATAACGCTAATTGGCGTCATATCCTTCTTCATCAGAAAGATGATAATATTCTCCATTCTTAGCCACATATAGTTCATTTTTCATCGAAGCAAAACTTTTTTCTGTAACTGAGACTTGCTGCATAACCCACTAATTTTCAGGCTTATATATCTAACGCCAAAAAGCCTACATATCAGAATATAACATCTCATAGCCAGTATAACCAGTTGGGTAGTATACAGGATTTGCGGCGCCCACTCTGTAGAGGAAATTATCGTCAGTATTATATTCGTAATAGTCAAGCGCCATTTGATATATTAATTCACGCCAATCTACTGGATCCTTGCCCTCTGCATAAGAAGTATAATAAGTCTAACCATCACGAATAGAAGTATATTTAACAGGTTTCTCAGAAATCAAAAAACGATAATGCACCGGAAGAGATTTACCATCGACAGCATCTCTAGTTCCCCATACTGAAAAATCATTCTTTAATTTTGCAATTTGTGGAGTAATAGATATTTGAGTAAATAACTCACTATTTTGAAAATTATATGAAGTTAATTCATCCATTAACGCATGATTAAAAATTACGCCATCTTTTAATTTTTCAATGCCATTTAAATATTTATTAGTAGAAACTAAGCCCGTAGAAGAAGTCTAAATAATAGAGCGCTTTTTCTAAAATACAAAGTGGCCATCAAGATCATAAAAATACTCAAAGTTACCAAATATCTTAGTAATATTATCAAGTACTCCTGTAATTGCAGAACCTACCGCTGCTGTTAACTCACCAGGATAAGTTAATAATGTCTAATGATGACCAATTAAATCGCCGTAATCAAATTTTAATAAATATCCATATTCTTTGCTATCATTATATGCATTAGGCAAGCCAATAAGAGAAAAATCGGCCTCATCAAATGACTTAGAGTCTGCGCTTAGAGTATTTAATGAAGCAAATTTAAAAGAATCATCCGACAATAGAGTATATAAAGGGACTGATTCATAGCTTCCTGTATTTTTGTCAGTGATTCTATGAATTAGGGTTTCATCGTCGAGAATTAACTACTCAATTTCATGCGTTGCTTTAGACATAACCATAAACAAAGTCTAATCACCACGATACTCCCATAGCTCAACGCCATACCGCTCTATATCATTGATTAAAATATTATTATATGGCTCATTACCGTATACATGAACCAATTCTCGAATTATATCGCCAATCCATATCTTTTCCTTATTAGAAACTACAATTCGTTTATAATAAGAGCGGTCTCCCATAAAAATATTTCCAGTATCTAATTTATATTCGCCGTCTTTATCTAAATAATAATATTTACCGGCACGATATAAAGTAGCATCTACTTGAGGCTATTCTTCATATTCATAAGAAATATTCTCCACTTGTCCAAAGTCGGTAGACAAAGCAGTCAGCGTGCCACCAATATCACCATTTAATAGACACATCTTATCCTTGCCTTGCAAATTTATAGTATATCCCGAAGGAGAGATAGAAGATGAATAGCTAGTACATACAAAAATGCCTTGTTTAAACCATATTATGCGCGGCCGGGTGCTGTAGGGAGAAGCTGGGTTGCCGTAAAAAGGATTCTCCAGCCCCACCTCAAAAGAAAATTTGCTATGAAGTCCCCAACTATATGCTGAAGTATCAATAACTGACGCCACCATAGAGAAAGAACAAGAACGCCGAACCGCCGAGGCTCCATCAACATTAATGGAGCCTGACGTAATCTTACCCTCAATAGCCTCTATGGGCGATTCATCAAAGTTTAAAAGAGTTACTCGAGCATAGACAGTACGATCTTTTGCACTATCCAAAGCATATAAAAAATCATAATCATTCATTATCTTTTGCCCGCCTCTCTTCTACTTTCTACTGCCTTAAAATATGCATCCTTAGCATAATTATATTTACGCTCAAGGACGAGTTTATTAACGTACCAATCTAAATAGCTATCAGCTGTAGCTTTGCGGCTAATGGGTTCATCGCGGCTCGCTAGCAAGCTTTTTTCTGCCGACTGGTAGGCCTGCCGCAAATTCACTAGCTCTGTATCCGATTTATTCATTTCATCTACAAAGCTATTCTCAGCCATTTCATAACTAGCTTCCATATATACTGCGGCGCCAATTGAAATGGCACGGATTTGCAGATCTCCGCCTGAAATCTCCACGGGATGTTGCGGCGCAACAGAGAACTTCTGTACACTACCATTGCCATATGTGATTACTACGTCATATAAAGAATCATTCTTAAAATAATCAATAGGTAATAAAAACGAATTTTTCTCCGACCAACGTTGGAAGGTATAATAATTTTCATTTGCGGGTTTATAAAAATACCCCAAATCAAAAACCTACATCTTAGTTCCTGAATCTGTTCGCGGGATATACCAAGGCAAATTATCACTTGTAAAATAATAAATTGGCAAACGAGAAATATAAGGGAAGGATTCAAAATTTGTATATTCCTAATTGCCGTCTGAATATGCGATAAAGGGTCGCTCAATATTATTACGTGTCTGTAGCCAATACCTACTGTCAGAGAAAATTAACTTCGCCCTATCAGCGGAAGATATTTTAATATGCTCAATTGGGCGTGGTAAGAAACGTAAATACCGAATAGCAGAAATATACTATTTTTTATTAATATTAGTAGCTGAATCTTTATTTTCTGTTAATCCTGGAGAAAGAATTAGCGGATTATAAGTATCTATAATATTTTGATGACCAATTACTGTGTCTATGGGCAATTGCTACACCGTTGCTTCCGTAATTTCATCAAAATCAGATGCTGTATAAGACTCATAAGCTACGGTAATAACGCCGCTAATTGGAGCTGAGCCGTCTGTAGGGAGCTTAATAGATGAGAATGAAGAGCCGAAAGGTACTTCATACATACCTGTCGCCCCAATCATAATCTTTTCATCGTCTATAAGTATAGTAGAACCAGCTGGCGCGTGGTCTATAGAAATACTTAAAATAGCACTACCCAACTCAGTAAAAAGATTTTTACCTTTTTGAGTATCGGGAGTTATGTTAACCGAAGTATAAGAAACCACTTTATCTACAGTCTCGCTATCCCCTGAAATAATCCCATAAGAAAGAAGAGTGTCATAATCACATTCTCCAATCTCATAAGCTGTGCAAGAGAACGTGTGTAGCATACGACCCAGGGTATCTTCAGGGGTTAAAGAAGTATTCATTAAACGAACTAAATAATTACCCTCAGTAGGCGAGCGGAAAAGTTTCGGCTTACCATCTGTCAAGAAATCTAAAACTTCCATTTTGAATTGCCGCTCAGCGTAGATATTTTCATCTGATAAATCCGTTAATGAATATGAATCAACTAAATCACCACTCACTGTAGATTTGCGCTTAAGCAGGGGCTTAGAAGGCCCTAAATCAAAGCACTCATTCTCTAGTCGAGAAATCAAACCGGAGATTGGGAACTCTTTATATGAGACAGACCCATTGCGGAAAATAAAAGGAAACTTGCCGCCAATAGTATCAGTCTTAGTTTCCAACACATCTTTCTTGAAAGAGGATATCTTCGGATTATAACGAATCCTTAATTGTCGTTCCCCATCATAAAGAAAAGCATCTTCAAAACTAGCGGATATCTCTTTCGGCCTATTCTGCGCGGCGGCTTGCTCTGCGGCACTCGTAGGCACCGGCCCCAATTTTGCTAATACAGGCAATGAATAAACTCCTGAATTATTAATACGTTCAATCATGTATTGATACTTGATGCCATGCTCTATTGTATAATCATTATAAGGATTATCATTAGACAGATCATAGGCTAAATTAATTTTCTTTAATTTTTCTTTTACCTAGACTCCATCTTTTTTATAAGTCCGTGATAATAAATAAGTACCAACACGGTCAATCTTGCTATTATTATAATCTAGCTCTAAGGCAATATATCCATAATCTGGATGCGGCGTAGCATAAAACTAAATATCATCAAGCGGCACCATAGCACGTCTAATTATATTATATACTGGCGAAGTAAGTGTCATATTATTCGTTGTTTTCACGACATACTAAACTGTATATAATTTATCTTTATCCATCCAAATTTTCGCAGAAAATAAATCGGAACTACGAATAGATTGCCCAATGTCTGTTGAAGAAACTGTATCTGAATTACTATTATGTATGTTATCGGTCACAGAATCTACTATTTTACCATTCTCATCGCGTAAATAGAAACTGTAATATTTTACACGTTCTGTCGGATCTGATGAGGAATATTCGCCCACATAATCTGTCTACTAAGCAGCGGTGCTATAAGACTTCAATCCCTGAATCTACACCGTCGGAACTGAAGTATATTTCACTATAGCTGCTGTTGAAAAATATCCAACAATTGGATATAATTCACTCGTACTAGTTAAAGTTTCTTGCCTACAAACTTCAATAGCGCGCGTCATTTTACTAATAATTAAAGCCTAAATGTTATTAAATCCTTCTAAAGTTGTAGGATCGTATTTTTGCGGATAAGAGACATGTTGGTTATAATATTCTTTACCTCGTAATACTACTTCACTATTATCGCAATCTTTAAAAATATTTAATTCAGCTTGATTATTATACAAATTGACCTTAGATAACGCCTCAAATATAGAACGATATGTGTTTGCTTCAAGATTCGCCTGATTAACCGTTTCTATATCAATAGAAGTAAAATTCGCTTTTAAAGCTGCATAGTGAGAAGCGAAATTTACATCTGTAAGTCCTTTAGAATATGCATCCACTGCATCTTGGACCTTAGCTTTTTGTGCCTCTATTGAATCAGAATCTAAATTTGCTTGAGCGGCATTTTTTAATTGAGTTATAATATCTTGCTAAAGCTACTGCAAACAAACTTGCGTCCAATAATTCGACCAATCACCGTCATTAGAAACACTATATTGCCGCAATAAGACTTCATCAGGGTCTAAATAAAATTTTATATAATTCTATAAAGCCTAACGATATAAACTTTTTAATGCCTATATAGATTCTTCAACTGTATTTGGAGTCGGGGATAAATTCTTAACTTTCTATAATAAGACTTCTTGCTCAGTTATCGCCATTCTTTCAGATGAATACCCCTGCGGCAAATAAGCTATCTACAATTTGTAATATTGTCCTACATTTAATTTATTCACTTGCTCCTATGGCAAAATAAATTTTACTTTTTGCTTTTCTATATTAAAATTATTAGATATGATATTATTAATAAGAGCCGAATTACTAGTAAGACTCTTAATCTATAACATAAACCCCTCAATTTGGTCTCTACTAACTGTGCTATTCATAGAAAATGGGACCTCAATTGAAGTCCCATAAAAAGCCGGAATAGTATTTTCCAAATTGGGAGGATATAATCTCGTTGCCATTAATTATTCCTCCTTTTTCTCCTCCTTTGGGATTTGCACTGCGCTTATCGAGGCTCCAGTTTTTTCCAACTGCTATGCGAAAACTGCTAGAGCGCGGATACAATCTGCCATTACCAAAGTGTCGTTTCCTTTAGTGGAGATTGACATCAAACCGCTAATAATCTATTGTAAAGAAACATTTTCCATTTTTTCCACCTTTTATCCCCAACTATATAATTTACTCGAAATCGTACCTTGATTGCTGCCTGAAATCCAGAGGCCATCATTATAAAACCCAAAAGTTACACCACCATTATCAGAACCTCCACCAAGTTCTATACGTATACCTGCATCTGAAATAAAAAGTAAATTTTCTTGCTTGGTAAGATTTCCATTAGAATCCTTCTAATCAACAGCTATTTTTACACCATAAGTTTTATAGTTACCCGCTGAGCCAGTTTCTGTATTTATTCGCCCAAACTTTATCCATCTGTTAGGGTTTTGAGAAATGCCTTCTGATGCATCACCAAGTAAATCAAAACCTTGCGTAATACCCACTGTTACTTTTAAATTGCCAACACCAATACGGTCTGCACTTATCACACCTGCGTTAATGCAATTAGCATTTAGTCCTGTCATGCTCATTCCATCTTCGCTCCAAGTAAATAGGCCATTTTCCCCTTTATTAGAGGCGTTATATAAATCCTTCAGCATCTTATCGGCAGCATAACTATTAATATTAGAAGTTGCCTAATTAATTTTATCATCTAAACCTTTAATTGCGCTAGAATTAATAGAACTACTTGGAAAACTTATACTGCCAGTCATTTGAATGCCATTACTATCAATATTAATATAGTTAGTCTAATTGCCAATATGTACACCGTTTCCATCGGCTCTAAACTCGTCAATATTAATACTACCATTACCGCCAATATTGACATTGCCATCCCAATCAACGCTAAAATTATTGCCAATCTACAATGGGTAATTGCTGTCTCCCGCGCCAAAATAAGCCTAGTAATCACCATTCTTACAAAAGATATCCGAACTGTCTAAATCAATTAGCATACCCTGATTAGATTCATAATTGCTATTATACAGAGTAGCATTAGTACCATCAAAATTAATTCGTCCGTTGCCAGAACCAATAAACGCAGTTCCGTCCTCTTTAAAGGCGTATACCTATGTACCCTTATTAAATCCATAAATACCTGTTAATCGCATACTAGGATCAGTATTTGTCTCACAATAATCTCCTAAAGCCACACCAGTAAAAATCTTCTAACCAGCATCAATATCTTCATATTTTCCTGCCAAAATACGCGGAGAATAAATAATAGCATTATCCTCATCTATTTTAACCGTTCCATTATATTGTGCCATATTATCTATATAAGCTGATGCATAATGGCTAATACGATAAATCACCGGAATTGTAGCTAAGAGATACCCATAGGCAGTATATACTCGCACGCCATAAACTTGACCATCCATTTCTGATAAGAAATAAGATAACGGAGTAAGCTCTACTTTTGAATAGTCTGTTACTTTTTTAGGAGGCGTGTCATCAGTATATTTAACAGAACAGGCGGTTAAAGTACCAAAATTTCTTAAGAATACTTGGGTTTTGGCATTATCAATTTCGATATCCGAAGTCTAAGCTTTTGAACCACGCATATAAACAATAGAATCTTTATTACTAACTGCCTAAATACTCCAGTTAGATGGGCTAGAAACTGTAACATTTTCTGAACCGGTTAGCCAATCTGCGGTAATACCATATGCTAATGTTAATTCGGTAGTTGTCTATGGCGTTATAGTATCTACCCAAGGCACTTCTGTCATATATTTCTAATTATTATCATTATCTTCTATTAATAATTCTAATCTATATGTTGGGCCAACATCGTCTGCCTACTCCGACATACGCAAGTGCGGCAGTCCGTCTGAGAGATACACAATCTCAGTCGGCCCCTCTATAATATTATCTTCATTGTAACTTATAATCGCTGGCAAATAGCAAGCTAATTTAAGGCCATCTGGATCTTCTCGTGTCACCTTACCAACTTCTACAACACCATACGCTACGCAAATATCTTGTAAATCCGGCGTATAAGTAGTAAAACTACGATTCTTCGTGCCCTTTAATTGCCAGTTACCTAGTGTCTCTTTTCCGTCTATTACTATATGAGGAATATATTCCTTCCCAGGGACTAAGCTATGGACTTTTTCATTCGTCGCTTTACTTGTCCAATAGGCTATCACAGTATGTGAAGTACCTAAACAGTCATAATACCCAAAGGAAAGAGTTAAAGAATTCTCAAGTAAAATATCCGAAGTATTACCATCGACATGGCATTTCGCTGAAAACGTAAAAGTATTCGCAGTACGCGCTGCCTCATAGTAACGAGATGGTGTAAATGCAAGTTCATAGCCATTAACGGCTACCCCATTTACATTAAAAGATTTATAAATTGCTTCCTACTGTGAGAATATCATAGAAGTGCGGGAGCCCGCCTGCGCGCAGTAAAAATCCTTATTGCTAGCGAGCATAGCAGGTAATGTTGTTCGTTCACTGTTTAGAGAATAACAACGGATAACAAATTTCTTTTGTTCCCACTCTTCACGTATTAAACCACTACGAGTATAATAATTAAATTGACCATGATTAGAAATAAAGTCTTCTCCATCATAATAACCACAATCAAGATATATATCATTTAATGCCTTTTGATTCGCGGAAATTAAATCTAAATCGCTATATCTCTGAGCTGTTACTTCGTCAAGCGCTTTCTTAATCTCCTCTTGAGAGATTTCTTTTTCGGCATTGCGCAAATTATTTAATACTAACGCATTACTAATATATTGTTTATTTTTATAAGTTATAAGAGCCTTTAGTGTCTCTGTATTCTGCGTATAATCTGGAACAAATATTAATTCGCCCGTGGATAGAAAGTTATCTGTAGATTTACCATTAATATCCACGTAACCGATTAACTCCCATCCAGTAAGAAGTTCTGGTGGTAAAGTATTACTATTTATTACATTACCGGCTTTGGCTCGAAACCATTGAATAAATTCACTCTTAGCCTTTTTTCCCTCAGAAGTTGTATCAAAAGAAGGAATAGACGAATAATACTTAGTCTTATCATTCTCTGTCACCGCAAAACTAAAACTAATACGCGGGGTATAACAAGTCAGTTGCGACAGCAATTCTGCGGCGGCATCTTGTTTAGCTTGTTGACAAAAGCTTGAACGATCAGGATCAGATTTTGCTTCTGCCAATTGAGAAAAGAATTTATAATTTTTTAACCAATTATTAATTCTTGTTAATTCCGCTAAAGAAAAATTTGAAGACATGGATTGCCATGCGTTTTCTATAGTTGTTTCATCAGAATTGTTATTACGAGCTACATCTGATAATTCATCTATTACTTCATTAAAGCGCCTCTCTATTGCAGGATTAGATTTAAGTGTTTCTGCGTATTCGGGCGAATAATAAGTATTACTGCCTGAAGTCGTCGCAATCATGCAACGAGAAGCCATGATTTCACTTTTAGTAGCACCAACGCCAACAAAAAACTTTGTCAAAAAGATATTTTTATTTGTATTTGTCGGAGCTACCCAATCCTCATTAAAATCGGCAAAATTATTTTTCTAATATAAATAAGCTTCAATTTTTATAATTGTTTTAGTAGTAGTCAACTCATAGACACGAGTTAACCGAGTAGAATAAATATAATTATAAGGATTACCAAAATATTCACTACTGTCAAACTCTACTTTTTCAACAGTACCAGTGTTATCAGTAATCAATAAGCGAATACCATAACTACCATTTATAATTCCCAAAGGTTTCAAATATGAAGTAAATGTGGGCGCTAACCCCAATCTACTCACTCCGGCATAACTACCTTCCCATGTACCAATTAAAATCTCTTGTGTCAAACTATTATTTGCCTAAATACCAAGTGACTTCCCTGAGAAGTTGATTAAAGAGGAATCAGAATCATGGAAAAATACCATATTTTCTAACTCGTCTATCACATTATAAGCACCGCTGCTTTCGGTCATGCGCCGTCCTATAATGAACTTTGTATTATTATAGTCTCCACCGGGAATTAATATGTATACATCATCATTTTCTTTATAAGTGGTAAAAGCATACGCCGTAAATTGCGAATAGCCACTACCCACAGTGTAAACGCCCTCTTTTGCACGAGAAGCATCAATAATAAAACCATCAATAGTTATATCATTATTGTTAGGCTGTGACTCAGCTATAATCTACATCGCAGTTAGCATATTTTCAGCCATCTGTTCAGAACTAGACATAGTTAATCTCACTCCTTTTTCACTTTACTCTATTATATCATAAAAAATCTGACAAGTCAATCATTCATCCTTGGCCAAAATAAAATAAAGGGGCACAATTAAGTGCCCCTTTACGGTTATTTTTTATTCGCATATTGTGAAGCAAGATTGATAAGATTATCAAAGGCTTGTTCTATTTCCTGATGGCTAGTAGCATTCGGGAAATTGGCCTCAATATGTACATTCTATTCTAGAGTTTCTGCGCGGGTCTCGATTCGTGGAAGATCGAATCTCCGTCCACGAGAATATAACGCTTGCGCGTCTATCTATTGCACAATGTCACGAACAATATTCACTATGTCAAGCATATTAGCAGTATCAGAAGCGTTTAAGACCAATTCTTTCTGATGTAATACAGCCAATTTTCCATCTTGGCCCCACTCTCCTGTATATCCGCCAGTGTCATACTTTTGAGTAGTGTTATTATATTTATCCCATAATCTATCAGCTTTTTCGCTGGATATCTATACGCCCTACTCCTAGAAATCTTTCACCATGGCCTCTTTAGAATCCCAGCTGTACTGACCATAAGAATTCGGATCTAAGCTAATCTTCATCGCGCGATATTCAGCGTACTTTTCAGCGGAGTCCATATCATTATTTTTCACAGCCTTGATCATAAGATCGAAATAATCTGCGTTTGAATTGAACACTACCGCCAGTTTTGTCATCTCTTTGACCCACTCCCGCAAAGCTTCACCCATTTCATCAATGGTCTTAACCAGATCATTCATATTTTTCGTAGTAGCATCAAAATTCTCTTGAGAGTTGCTAATAGCAGTTTGCATATTTTCTTGAGCTGCGATCATAGCTTTTGCAATTGCTGTTTTCATACTTCCTAAATCATTTAATACGTTTTCGTCAGTTATGCCCATCGCTTTAGCCAATTCTTGATAATATTCAGTAGTTGTCTTATACTGATCTTGTATCATTGTAAAGGTGGTATCTGCGCTACTTGCAAAGTTATCATTAAATTTCTATAAAGTCTCATACTCTGGGTACATCGTGCCTAGAATAGTGTCTTTGAAATTCATGCCGCTCTATTTTAGGGCTTTATCATACTAATCAGTATAATATGATAACTTCTTCATGGTAGACTCTCGGAGCGCTTCTTCTCTTTTATTTCTTTCTTCCTGAGTCAAAGACGCATCTGTATATATATCAGACAAAGCGTCGTAGTACTCTTGCTGAATTGAAAGAATCTTCTCGCCTGTATCGCGCATTGTTTCTTCCTGTATATCCTAAAGAGCCTACATTTTATCTTCCACATCTTGTTCAGCCTTAGAGACCTATTCAGCATCGGCGGTATACATATAACCCCAATTACCTTCATTATCCCGTACTAGACGGACTTGCGATTTCGCCTCCTAGGCTTCTTCTAGTGCAATTTCGGCCAACCGCAAATCGTACTTAGCTTGTAAGGTCTTTAATTCATACTCACTCATCTATGCATTACTATTCTGTAAAGCATTGACCTCTTCAAGGACATCTTTTAGCTTACTCTTTGCCGCAACATTATCGGTTTTAGAAATGTCCTATAATATTGTTCTATTTAATTTATTTAATTCATAAATCTTTTTAGAATTTGATAAATATAAATCATTTAAATCAACTAAATCACCATATCTATCAACAGCATAATCAATATCATTTAATAGACCTTTCTTTTGAACCGCTACGACTTTTTCTACAGCATCTACCCAATTATCTTCAATAGCCTAGACAATATCATTAATACTTTCGTAGATTTCTTGCTATGTCTCTAACTGTCGCTCAGTGGCTTCTTTTAATTGATTATTAATAGCATCTTTAACCACTTTTATAGAATCTCCTGCGAGAGCGGCATTCTCTGCTATCTTTTTAATCTAATCATTCGCATCCTCCCAGAAAGGTGAATCCTTCAAATCGTCTAACGAATCAATCTCTTTCACAGTGGAGGCTAAATTCTGCCAGTAGTCAACTTCATCAGTAGCACTAAATAATTTCTTCTGAGACATTTCTAACATGATTTTTCGATTCGACAATAATTGTTTATTGATACTATTAAAATTATCTAAATTATCATATCCCAATAGATCAAGAGTATCACGAGTAGTTTCCATCATGTCATTTAATGTACTAATACGATCAATATAATAATCTAAATCGTCAAAATAATTATCAAATGTTGTTCCGATATCTTCAATAATAGAAAACTTTATATCAAAAATCTAATCATCTATGTCGGCTAATGTCTCTTTATATGTTCGCAGCTATTCATTCTCTTCGTCAGTTATTTCCAACCCCCGAGCCTCGTGCTCAGCAATAGAAGCCTATAGCTAGTCAATTCCCTACTGGGTCTCAAGATGTTTCTGTTGCAATTCTAGCATCTTTTTCTATTGTATTAAATAAGAATCATACTAACGACGTTCGGAATTGGATAAACGGTCTAGTCTACGCTCCAAGAAATCTATCTAATCATCATTAATTTGAACTTTAATTTCTACAGAATATGTAATTTTTTCTAACTATAAAGAAATTTTATCATACTCTTGTTCAATTAATTTGTCAGCTTCAGATAGTTTAAGCTCTAAAGTTTCTTCATATTGATTGAGAATGTCTTTAAATTCATTATAAGACTCTTCAGCTTCATCCGTGAGTGAGGCATTAAAGATATCTAACTATTCTTGCATGATTTGTTCATAGTTAGTAATAATGCCATCTTCGTCAAAGACTGCTCCATATGCGGCAATGGCTGCGCGGTCTTGAGAATAATAAGAATCAATCTCATCAATATAACGTTTTTGTGCGGCGATCTATTCTTCTAACTTCGCGGCTTCTTGATCCATGACTCGCAAGCGATTTGCACCAAAAGCGCGATCTTTGGCTGCGGATAGATTATCATATTCACGAGACAGATTGTCAAGCTATTTCTTAATAGTATGATAACGTTCTATCTCATCGGAGGATTTCTTTTTATCCTTTTGAGAACCACCGCCTCCTCCACCACCTCCACCGGAGGAATTTGCATCAGAAATATATTTACTAGGATCAAAATTCGGTACTACACCAGTTGCTGTAATATCACTTTTAAAGTCTACTGTGCCGAGACCCGCTGCATCCAGGAAATCAGCAAAACTACCTTCACTAGCAGACATATCTGCGGTACTCACGACAACGCCATTAATTGTAACATCTGTCTACCCTATTGCTGACAACACTGCAGCAACATCGGCCGCAGACATTTCCGCCAAATTTAAAGAATTTAAAAGAGCAGAAATATCAGCTTTGCCATCAGCGGTAATTGTAATCTTTCCAGACTCGATTAAAGATTTATAATACAGATAAAAATCATAAGCACTACGGATAGTCTGAACCACACCATTTTCATCAGCTTTTAATTCAATGGGTTTAAAGTTTTCACTAGATGCCGCTTTTGCCGCTGCCAAAATTTGCAGCTCCAGTTTACGAGCTTCGTCTCCGCTAGACTAAGACCATTTTTTGAAAAGATCTATGTTATCGGCAACCCAATCCTAAGTGACATTAGTTTTAAAAATATCATTGAAACTCTTGGCCAAAGATTTACATTCATCTTTATATTCATCTGATTCTTCGTCCAGATCTTCCATATTAGATAATACTTTAGCCACAGAATCAGCTAATTTACGCCACTATGCATTTTTTATGGCCTGATTTAACTTGTCCTAAGCCTTTTTCGCCTATTCCGAATTTTTACCATATCGTTTTACCGCAGATGAAAATTCTTCAGCCTCATCGGAACATGAAGAATACTCCTCGGCTAAGCCTAACAGATCTTGCTAACCAGTTGTATACAAATCATTAACATCTGTTAGCACGTCGCGAAGTTTCTCTTGCTTTTGCATTAAGAATTCAATATCTTCAGGGCTTAGATTCAGACCTAGTTTTGAAGCCTCACTTTGGATGTCTCCTTCGGTCATTGGATTTTCGCTACCGCGCATTTTATCTAATAGACCATTTAAACGAGTTTTTTGATCTTCACTAAAACCTGTAAAACCAGAGGAAACGCCTTTTTTAAACTATCTAAACCAAGTATTTTCTGCTTCCGAATTAGCCAATTCCTACGCCTTTTCAACTTGAATGTTAGTCTTTAGGTTTGTTTTAATAGTATCTGTCGAGACGTAGCCTTCGTCGCCTTCTTTTAGGTCAGTCCAATTTCCCTCTTCATCCTATAGCTATAAAGCGCCAGTATCCGCATTATAGCGATAAGCAGAATTAAACTAAGCATAACGCTATTTTAGCTAGTTTTCCGATAACTAGTCAATTTCTGCCTATGCAGTCTAAACATCCTTGTACCCAGCCGCTTTATCATAGTTGCCAGTAGCTATGTCATTTAATTGAGCATCGTCTAAAGCGCCTTTAACCTTAGAATTAACATTACTTAATATCGTTCCAACAACTTGCCCTTCGCCCGTAGAAACTGAAGTTGCTAATTCATCCATATAGTCTAAGCGATCTGCATATTTCTGCCCATTATTCTATTTCTAATAATATAAATCGTCAATAAAATAGCCAAAATCGCCTATACTGTTAACATCACTTTCGTCGTATCCCAAAGCGACTAAGGCTTCACGAATTTTTTCATAATCATCTGGAGAAGAAAAAGACTTGTTATTCGCATCCCAAGTTATATTTTCACTAAGAGAAAGAGACTAGATAACACTATCTATATCTGAGGCTTTAATTCCCGCCTAAACAATCTAAGAAGCTGTTTTACTTTTTTCTGGAGCTTTATAATTTGTTGCATTATAATCATCAAAATTACTTGTATCAGATGCTTTAGTTTTATTTGCCACGGCATCCGCAATGACAGCTACATCCTATGTCTATTGATACTATTTTTCAGATTCTTCCGTCTGATTTTTAACGAAATCTTCATCAATCTAACCATTTTCGTCTAAAAAGACAATTTGGCCATTAGTGTTGTCATATTTCCAATCCTTGCCATAAATCAATTGTAACTATTCAATCAATTTTAGCGCGGCTTTATTTGTCTCTGCAAGTTTTTCTCTAAAAGCTTCCGTACCATCGGTCAAATCAGCTAGAGCTGAAACTCCATCATCATATTCCTTTAAAGTGTCTTTTAAAGAATTAAAGGCTTCCTTTGCTTTGTCTGCCGCCGTTGCACTCTCTTCGGCTTGTCGTGTAGCCTATTCAGTCGCAGTCTCATAGTTAGCCCAAGCCACAATTCCTTTAATTAAAATTGCCGCCAAACCAACTAAAGCTACTCCCAAAAGTGCAAATAATGCTATACCTGCAGAGGTAAGCACCAAAGACTCGCCTAACAACAGATTCTATACCGCAAGGGCAGCATTATGTGCCCAAGTAGCTACAGTAGTAGCCCCTGTAACAACAGCCTCTTTTATTTTTGTCGCTAGCTCTAAAATACGAGTTTTTAAACTTTTTGATTTAAGAGTAGAATTAACTAAAATGGCCGCCGACTCCTCTTTAATGCCTAGCGTTACCGCCAATCTTGCGGCGGCCGCCTCCTTATCCTCTTTCGTGGACTACTAAGTAATTCCCATATTTGCCAGAGTAATGACAGCTGCTTTGGCCTGCGCCGCTGAATAACCGGTAATACCGTAAACAAGTAAAGTATAACCCCGTCCTAAACTAGTAAAAAGTGTTGTCACAGTGGGGAGGACCATACTTAAAGCCATGATAACATTTAAGGTTTTCTGCCAAGTGGAAATTGAGTCATCCTATAAAGAATTAATAGCATTCGTTACAGCCGATACAGACATTCCAATACTGAAAAGTGTATTAGCAAAATTATTAACAACTTTTACTTTACTTATCTTTGTAGAAGCATTCTCAATATTTGCCCCTGCCCATACAGCGGCTTCTCCAGTTTGCTTTAGGTATTCTTTGTAACTAAGTCCTCTCTTTTCAGCTTCTTTAAGCTGATTGGCAAAACGCTAAACCTCTTCAGTCGATAATTTATATTTTTTTGCAAACTATTCAATCTAAGCGGTATTACCCGCAGCCGCTTTTTGGCTTTTCTAAAGAGCTTCTGCCTAAGCATTATCTACTGCTGTCAGTAATTCCTCGGCATCAGCAGCATCACTAATACTATACCCTAAATCTCTAAATTGCTGTTTGTATCCCTCTAAATCAAAATTAGGATCTTTCTGCCAATTTCCTACGCTTAATTTTAAATTATTTAACTAATCAGCTTCATGTTCAAACTCTGCCAATTGTCTAGCATTATTTTTAATGCTCTCTCCCAAACCGTCAAAGTCCTTAATGAATGACTAAACAGAAGCGGTAGAAAGGGACTGTAAAGCCTACTAAAACTTTTGAGTTTTATTGGTAAGATCATCAAGCTATAAAGCAGCAGAGCCATTTAAACCCAAATTGCTATTAAGCTAATCAATGACGCCTTGCTAAGCACCTCTAGAAGTAGGAAGCGCAATATCATTTATAGAAGTTCCATTATCATATTCTGACATTATCGCCCGAAGTGAACTGGAACCAGCTCCCTTTAAGTATTCATACGAACCGAAAGAGGCCTTACCGCGTATATCATTAGCTAATAACCGCGCCTCTTCTTGCGCAAGGTCAAGTTGCTTAGCCCGTGCCTAAAGCTCTTCGCCAGACGCCTAAACAGACTCTAAAATTATCTAATAATGTTTTCTATCTTCTTCAGTTATTTTTCCTTTAACTCCAAGGATTTGTTTCTATATAGCAAGTACTCTATCAGCCGTTGTACTAACTGCAGCTGCTTCATTATTTTCGCGTAGACCAGAATTGGGATTCAAGCCCTTCTATAATTGCGCAACTTCTTCATAACGACTAACGTCTCTTTTCATATTAGCTGCACGTCCCGCAGCTGTTAAATTCATTAAGTTATGAGCTAAAGTCTAAGCTCCAGCAATAATTTTATCGCCAAAAATTTTATTAACCAATAAAGCGATACCCGGCAGTACTCCGGATAAACCGCCCAAAGAGTCAATAATCTTGTCAATAAATTCTAATACTGACCCAAAACTATCGGTTAACCAGATAAAAAAGTCATCCTTTAAAAGGTCCTAATATATACCTTCTGCGGCAGCCTGTACACGCTTTTTTGCGGCCTCCCATGATTCGGCGTATATTTGAGCCTATTCATCAAGCGTACCCGAAGCCTTGGCGATCGTCTGCAAATTTTCCTGCATGAAATCCCAGTTGTCCATAAGGGCAATAAACTGGTTATATTGACGCACGCCGGCGACAGTCTACGCTAACGCAATCTGTTGGTCCTTACCAATGGTATCCCACTTAGCACCGATCTCGTCCAGAATTTCATCCATGTCTTTCAGCTAGCCGGCCTCATTCTTGATATTAACACCGACAGCTTCAAGAGCTGATGAATACTTATTTAACGTAGTACCATCATCAAGTGTTTCACCGAGATTTAAGCCTTCAATACGTGCAAATAGGGTCTTTAAAGCAGTACCAACCACATCTGCGGACTGACGAGTCTTCGCGGTAATAGTGGTAAGTGCAGCGGTCGCATATTCGTAGCTTAAACCCACTGTATCAGCGACGGCCGCAAACTTTTCAAGGCCTTCCGCAATTTCATCCGTACTAGATGCGGTCGTCGCACCAAGTGCGGTCATAACGTCCGCATACCACTCTGCAGTATGCTTGCCGTCTTTCATAAAGTTTTCCCAAATTGCTGTTAACTGATCAGAAACAGTCTGGGCTGCAGTACCAGTAACATTGGCCATCTTTATGGTAACATCCGAGCGCTCTTGCACGGCCTTATCATCTAGACCCTATTGATAGTAAATTAATGACGCATTCGTATAATCTAGCGTTGTGGCACTTAATTGTTTAGCGGCTTTATTCGCATTCTTTGCGAATTCTGCCATTCTATCAGAGCCATATCCCGTAACAATACGAATATTATTCAGAGATTTATTTAAATCCTAAGCATAATTATAAGCTGTCTATATTGTGCCGATAAAACGGTGAATTGCGGTAGAACTTAATTGCCAGCCCGCAGTTCTCTTTAGGCTATCCCACAGCTTATCAACTAATACATTGGTCTATTTGAGAGGAGTCTCAGAAGCCAAAATAGCTTTTGATAAGTCCATAAAAGCTGCTTGACCCGTAGGGCCTAAACTTACTAAAGCGTCTCGATACTGCTTTAGAGACATTCCGGATTTTTCCATCTCATGATTAAACTTAGATAAGTCTAATCTACCAGTGTCTACATTAATAGCATTTTGTAGATTTTCTCGCAGTTTTATGGCCGCAATAGACGCTGTATTTAATTGTTCTGGCAACCGCAAACCGCCTGTATCCAGATTCGTTTGACTACTAATGTTACGTAAATTAGTATTTAAGCGTGAAAGCGCGGCTTCAGCTTGACTAGTAGTTGCAGTAAAGTCAAGATTTACTCGCACTGTTCTAGCAGCATTCATATTAAATTATCTCCTTTCACTCTTAATATATTTAAAAAATTATATATCTAAAAAATAAAAGTCCGCCGAAATAAAATCCGGCGGACTATTTCTATATAATTCTGAAAAAATTAATAGACCGATTAACCTAATTTGGTTAAAATATCTTTCAGGAGGGCAAGGTTTTCAGGATTACCTAACTTCTCCTGAATTGCTTCAGCATCAAACTGAACATTTTCTAAATCCGAGGTTATGCCACGAATAATGCCTCGCGCAGAATTAGAATATTTATATACAGAATCTACAACCTCATTTACTGAATCCATAACAATATCCCACAGCCCGGTTACTCTAGTAACATCAGCTACTGTATCAATAATTTTATTGGCATATAAATAATCATATATTTCACAAATATCAGCATTTTCATAATCTGGAACTTCGACATTTGAACAAGCTAGCACCATTTCAACCTCACTCACTATCTTAACACGGCAAGGATTACAATAATCATGTTCATCAACTGATCTGTTAACAATCCGAGAAATTAGCTGCAGAAGATCGTGAGTTGGAAGCCAAGTCTTTATTAAAATTCCTTTATCGTCTCCAACGCGACGGCAAACAGTGTTATTAAATTCCGGTTCTTTTCCTATTTCTTTATAATTAATCTTATTTTCAAAATCCATAAATAGATTTCCTCCTTTTACTCTTATCTATATTATATCATAAAAAATTCAAGAAGTCAAATTCTTTACGAGTGTATCTACAGCTTTCTCGATTACTTTCTTATCTCCTCCTCGTGCGGCGGCCGCGGCGCAGTCTTCCACTACGGGGGTGCATAATAGCAACAAATTCTTTACTAAAGCAGCGTTTTCCACGGGAGAATTCTATGTGTCTATTAAATAGTCTAACTAATTAAATAAATAATTCGCAGTATGCGAAGAAGTAATACCTAAATTTAACATAGAATGTTCATCTTGTATTCCCTATCCTGCAAATTTATCTTTAACAGTCAAATCCGCATATTTAACAGATGTATTACCAATATCACCTGTTAATGTCCATGGAGTCTAATCCTTTTTTCTGGCAAAATACATTTGCTATAAGTTTCGGTTAAAAGTAATTGTATCAAAAATACCGGTTCCATCTGCGGCCCGTTTATTATGATTAATATATTGATAGTGGGCTTCAAATACCTCCATACCATAGGCTGGATATTTTGTACCGCCTTCCCGGAATAAAGCATGTTCTAGAAAATCATTAATATGCTCTCCTAACGAACGTTGATACTATAGCTCTTTTTTATTTAGCTATAGAGCTTTCTCCCATTCGTCATACAATAATTTCATATTATGTTGAATTGAACCTAATCTGGCGTCACCTTCCTTTGATACTTGTACAGTAGCATACTTTAAGAATTCATCTTCAGAAACTTCTAAGCGGCGATATTCTTTCTCACCGACTTTCATATATATCGCATATTTTATGGGCGTTCCTCGAATAATAGCTTGTATTTCATTTAAAATCTTATAAGCCTAAGACAAAGAAGCTTTGTTATTTATTAACTAATACTACAGCCCTCTTTGCTATTGTGCAAACATTGAATATCCAGTAGCTTCTCGCTGCCATTTCGACCGCCGCATCTATTTAATATTTTCGTCTACAGAATCTTTTATCAAAAGTTTTAATTCGTTAATTTTACTCTATATTTTTAATTTTAACTATTCCTATAAATAATTTGTCTCGGCCAAACTCTCTCCTTGCAACCCCTATAAAGCTGCTTCAGTGGCTGCTTTAATTACTGAATCATATTCTGTGTTATTATAGAAACTAGAATATATACCCACACGCCTTGGCCCTTTGTTAACTTTCATAGCTCCTCCTTCCTCTCATAACAAAAATAAGGGGAGAGTTTTATTTAACTCTCCCCTTATAAAACTTAAATCTCTTCCTATTCTGCCATAGTAAGAATATCAATATTCTTAATCCTATCCTCAGAAATAGTTTTTTTCGGTTTTGCGACCTTTTTTTCTACGATTACTGGCGTCTCACTTTCAACTTTCGCAACTTTAGTGAGCGAATGTCTGTGATTAGTAATACGCATTAGTTAAACTTCAGATTGTCTGCAGGGTCATGGATGGTCGAAGTACGAAGAAGCTTGTCATCAGCGCCGCCGTCTTCGATAATCTGAATCGCCGCAAGAACTTTCTTAGTTTTATCAAAGCGAGTATAATCCGGGAATGCATCCATCGTGAAAGTAAAGGTCGAAGGATCACCAGAACTGGCCATGGTGAATGTAAAGTTGGACTGGATCTTGCAGTTAGGAATAATGAATTCAGCTGGCATATCAACACCGTCGGTATTACGGAACAGAGTTGAAGCCTCGAGGTAATAGTTACCACCGAACTTATCAGCAGTGATCTCAATCTGCTAAGCGTTAGAAATCTTCTTAACATAATAGTCAACAAGTACAACCGCACCAGCCTTAAAGTTCGCCAAGTTATGAGCAGCACCGTCGCCCTCTTCCTTGCGAATGCTGTAATTAGGCTTACGAGTATTATCAGCAGCGATCTTAATCTTATAACCCTCAGTTTCAGAACCGCCCTCGACTAAAGTAGCAATATAAGGCTCAGTGCTCACCTCACCACGATCATCAAGCAGCATGACATAGATAAAGTCTTCACCGGCGTTAGGAATTGCAGGTTCTTTGCTAATGGTAATGGTAACAACATCGGATTCATTAGTATAGTTAGCTTCCTCGTCATCAGAGGCATCCTTTAAAACAAGCTGCTCGGTACTATGGACATAGATAGGAGCCTTATTAGAAGCCTCGATAAGACCAGCGCCAGAAAGAATCATGAAGCCAGCAGGCGAAATAAGAGCATCTTCCATGGTGAAGGTTACAGTTCTTTCACCTTCCCACGCCACGAGTCTAGCATTACCACGTCCGCCTTGAGCGTAAACCGTAGTCGCAGCACCCTCAAGAGAACTAGTCTTTAAACTATCAAAATAAATAACAGGCTCGTTTTTATAGAAAATCTTGTTGCCGATCTTTTGAGTAGCCTTCGCACGAAGAACGACATCGCAGATCTCACGTACGCCAAAACGCATATATTTTTTCCTCCTTTAAAATTAATAGAATTTTTCTCTTTTTCGGAGAAGGAATGACTCTGAGTCATTCCCATAGACATAATTGCCAATTCTTAAAGTATCACGATTACCTTTTAGGCGTATAATACTTCCGCCACCATAAAAATAACCACGAATAAAATTTGATAAATACTCTTTTGGCACTTTTGGAAATGTTATATTGTTTCTCTTTCCTTCAATGCCCCTAAAGCAATTATATCATTATATATAACTACACAGGTGTGTAATGTTATATCAAATAATTTAATGAATATCTTTCATCCAATTTTCCGGCTCTGAATTTGGCGTTCCGCCGGCAAGCCGGGTCTTTATATTTAAATCCCACTCGATAAGTAAGTTATAACGCTATATAAGATCATAAATTTGATAAATGGTGAGATTTAATACACTTTGTAATGGCAATCCCAGACCCGTAGTAAGAATAGAAATATAACGTCCAAACACACTTCCATCGCCGTCTTTTTTCTGCGCGGCGACACGCTACCGTGCGCGCATAAGCTTGTCTGCGATTTCCTTGGCTTTGGGTGACTAAGGATTAAATGATCCCTGCGACCCAGCCAATGTCGATGTTAAACAGGCTAATTGCGCAACAGCATTCTAGAAAGCGTCAAAATTGTCTTCATCAATTAAAGTGCTGCCATGAGACGCATCCCCCGCAATCATTATTGAACGCGGAGTAAGTACACATTTATTATTTGGCAACAGTAATTTGAGGACCTCTCCTACAGCTTCTTTCTTACTTATTCCCTCTTGGGAAGCCATTACTGTCATAAATATCTAAAAATTAGACTTATTCGATAAAACACTTTCGTCCTAAAGAAGCATATTTTTATTAATACAAAGATACTAAAGGCCGATAAAAAGTGTTTCTTCCCCTATATGCGACCATTCTAATATAGTGGGTTGATGCACTGCTAACTAGCACTCCGGCACAGGTAAATCTACACCGGTCATTAAAGCTAAACGATAATCCATTATGGATTGTATATCTGATTAAAATTTAATAGAAAGTCTTGCTCGTCAGCAGGATTGGGAGCATGTTTCTTATCCTCATCGCCATGAACTACCTTATACATTAAACAATAGCCCCCTAACTAGTCTGTAAAGACTAACTCTGAAGCTCCAAAAAATTCAGTTGTTCCGATACCTGTAAGCCGCTTATCCGCAAACATATAATCTAATTCCCCAAGAATCTTATAGGGACGCTGTGAATAACCATCAAGCGACCACAAATCGTAGTTACAAACAATGTCAAATTCAACTATATTGTCTCTGAACCATGGATTTGTTATATTTTGTGTAAATGTATCCATCTTAATAAATAAATACACTTTGTATTCATCTTCAACTTTTAATTTTGGAACTAATTTAATGTTATTCTATAATAATTCACCTAGCTATTCATCGGTCAGGTTTGGCTTCGAAAGACAATCCGGAGTCGTATAATATAAAAGTTTCTATAAACGCTTATTCTAACAAATCCTGTCTACTATTACTTCAAAGTCTTTTTCAACCGACAAAAAGCTAGATTTAGGAAAATTATAATTCTCTATTTTCATAGTCCTGCTCCCTTATCTCAAAACAATGATTGTACTACTATAGTGCGTCTAGCTATATATAAATCAGCATTATCATACCCATAGTATAAATCAAATTGCCCACTATATCCGCTTCTCCATTTGAGAGTCACAGAATTATCTTCTTCACATATTTTCATATCTATTGGATATTTGTTCTCTATATACCACTCACCATACGCATTACCAACAAACTAATATTTATAATCGCGTTTCGGTTTAATGAATGTTTCTCCAATAATTAAATCGTCTTCTGTAGTTTTATCATTGGGGTCGGACGGTATCGGCACTAAGCCACCGACCAAACCATTTTCAACATCATCTTCGTCTTTATTAGAGAAATATTCTACAGCAACAACTTCCACTATTCCTGGCATGCTGATGCTGTCAACCGCCTCTACACGCCAACAGATTCGACTGCTGGCAATATCCGCATCTTGTAGATAAAACTTTGCATAACGCTTAAAATATTTTAAAGTATCCTCAGTTTTCGGCATTAAAATATCTAATGAATAATTTGGAGTGTCAATACTTATTTTATGTTTTTGAACATAATTAATCTTTGTCTCAACTGGACCACGAATCGCGGCATACACTTTTTTTCGACTTTCTCCATCTAACCATTCAACTTGATAGGAGCATTTACGAATGCTTCCTCTAAAATACGCTAATTCAGTTAACTCTTGTAGATAGATAAGCCAATAAGTTTTTGTCCCGATCCACTCAAAAACATCGCCCGGCTAAAAGCCGTGCTCAAACCCAATAGATAGGATCTTATCGTCGTAATCTTGTTTTAATTTATTTGCATTAATCAGTGCGCGCGCCGGTTCAGAGTTCTCAGAATCGACCAGCCGCACCATGGCACCCTAATAAGAAAACCATAAGGCTCTATCAAGGGATTTTCTTTTATCTCGAATCATGCGCTACTGCTGCAAGCTACCCCCGGCCGCAGATAAACGCGTGTACTAATCATTAACACCGGCAACATTGGGATCTCCCTTAAATTCCGGTTTTTCGAATATACCCAGACGCCCTTTTATAAGACTTGAAGGGTGGCGGCTTCCGCCTAAATTAATACCACTCATTTTTTCAACTCCTATAATAAACTAATACATTCAAATACTGTCTTACGATAAAAAGAAAATGTCGGATTTTCTTTTCCCATACCTTCTAACTTTGCAAGTAGCTATAAAAATAGTGGGTTAAATACAAATATTTCATGTAACCCACTAATCTCTATAATGACAGTATTTAATTGTTTTACCCAGTCTTCTCCGTTTTCACGCATTGGAATTAATTTCCAAACCTAACTTGTTAATCTATCAACATCTTTAGCAATTATTTCTTTAGGAAAATCAAATCCATATTTAGTCATCAAAGGTACTACGCCCTCTTAGGCTTGACCAGTTGGAAGCATAAGTGCCATCTTTTGTAATTTTTCGGCGCTTATAAAGGCGCTGCATATGAAAAGACTGTCTTTGTGCCTCAGCCAACAAATTCATCAATTTAGATAAATGATTGGCCTAACTTGTCATTTTAAAATCTGAAGATGTAAACTTCATACGAGTATTTTCTATAGATGCGACTTGACGATTTACCCAAGCGCACATCATTAATAATGCTAAAATATTAATTTCTTCGTCAGTTAGTTCTGCTGCAAAACTGGACTGCTCTATAATTACATTAGGAATCTGGGCGTCATCTTCTGGGATTGTTCCCCACACTACACCAATTACAAAATCATCAGGGAGTAATTCGTCTTCGCGTTTCACCGCAGTTTTAATCTCATAATCCATTAAATTCTTGCGCGGAAACTCAAATCCAGGAATAGCATCAATAATCAGATTTTGTAAATCTTTAATAGTGTCTTCCGGGGTTAATTCAATGTACATATCATCAGTAATCTTACCAAGAAAACGATTATACACTTTAGTAAATGGTGTTCCCATTCTTTAACGCCCCTTTCTCGTTAAGTCTTTTCTTTTTGACCCACGATTTTATAATCACCGACAGTGCGGCGGGCGCCTTCGGGCTTTGTATTTGCCGGCTTTACACGACGTTCGGGAGCGGTCTGAGTCTCTTCTTCAGCCTCATCTGCTGCGGCATTCATTAAAGCCTTAGAGACATCAAATCCAGTCTTCTCACGTAACGCGTCGCGCTTCCGCACGTCATTAAGCGGCAGCCGCACAGCAAAGTCCTTAACCAATTCAATAACTCCCTCTGGGGCGAAATCGAGACAGTCAAGAAAAGCATCAAGGCTACCATTAACAAGTAAATCTCTAATCTGGTCTTCGGACATATAATATTCAGGCTCTGTAGTTACATTTAACTCTTTCGTTAATTCCTCAGCTGTAGTCTGTAAATAATCTTGAATTAACTCAAGACCACCTGGCTGATAGCTCAAAGCTTCTAACTCTTTAAATGCAATCTTCTTTGTCTCTCCGGGCTGAAATTCTCTGCGAATATTCATCTCGGGAACTACATATCCAACCATACTAGAGCTTCTATTCTTGACAGCATAAATTGTATCAGGTGCTATCATATAAAATCTCTCCTTTAACTCTTTATAATAAAAATAGGGGAAGACGGGAATCTCTACCCCTTCTTCCCCTTTATTATATCATATTTTTATAACTATGTCAAGCCTTAAGCCGTAGGAATCTTACCGGTATAATCGCGAATTATATCATTATTGTTAAGCTTCCATGTCTTCATCTGGCCACGCAGCGAAGTATCAACATAAGCGCAAATGTTATTTGCCATCATGCACACAACGCCAACCTTCTTATAGACCTGAATCTCACGGGAGCGGTCATAGTTCTTGTACTCATCAACGATGGTTTGACCCTCAAAGGCAATCTTAACAGGCTTAGTGTCAGCACCATTAGGAATAATCCAGCAATAGCCAGGATCAATAACCTTCTCGGTGTTAGTAGCATCCTTGAAGCCCTGCTCAAGAATAATAACTTTCTTGCCCTTGTAGTTAGCAAGGTGGCCAGTATTCCAAAGCTCGCTCTTCATAGACTCAGTATAACGCCAAGCATCCTTGGGAACCATCTTTACAGCAAACTCGTAAGTGCAATAAATGGTTGGCTCACCATACGCAGAAGCAATAACAAGAAGCTTATCAAAGCCAGCCTCATCAAAACCATTAAACGCATAGCGATTAGCAGGAGGAAGCTGATTGATAGAAGCCTTTAGAGCCTTACCAATTTCCTCATAAATGAGGTCATCCATGCCCTCCATAACGATTGCGGTAACTTCTGCGAAATCAACACGACCATCAAGGAATTCCTCAAAGCCAATCTGAGCCGCGCCGCCAATAGCGCTGGTACGAACCTCGAAAGATTCCTCGCCCTTAGCAAGCTTAAACACTTCGTACATGCCAGCAAGGCCAACACGAGTGATAAACTGCTTCGCGCGGACACGAGAATTCAGCTTACGCTTAAAAATGGGCTTATCGCCCTGGCCAAAGACCTGAGTCTCGGCAAACTGAGCATACTGCTGTTCAACCTTCTTGGGAAGAATCTCGTCGATAGTCTTCTCAATCAGTTCGAAAATCATATTCTTATTCTCACGATAAAGAGAATAGGTGCCAGCATATTCATTAAGCTCCTGACGAAGTGTCTCATTCAGCTGCTCATAGCTGAAAGACTTACCACCAAAGCTATAGGAAGTAGGAGCAGAACGATCAGCCTTAGCAACCGTCTTCATTAAAGCAAGTAAATTAGTCTTATCTAACATTTCTCTTTCTCCTTTCCTATTACTTTATGCGCATAACCTTGACACCCTTTTGGTAGTCAGGCATATTATAAACTTTAACGACTTGCCATACCATGGCATCAGCGGCATCAGCACCAGCCTTAGCTAGAATACCCTTATCACCAGGAGTTAAAGTATCTCCCACAGAAAGCTCAGTCTCGTTGATGGTATTAAGAGTCATGATATCGCCAACCATGGTCTTGAAAACGCGGGGAACCATAGTGGCATTGGCAGGCATCGCTTTAGGATCGACCTTCGACTCAAAGTGGAAAGGATCCTCATTGTAATGTAACTCATACATATCTGGAGAGGCAGTGACCTTCTCGATAGCAGGCTCGCCCTCAATAGGACTATCAGCAACACCATTAAAGGTACGAGAGCGGCTGCTCCAATTCTGAGCGCCGACCTTATCGCCATCAACAGGACTATAAATACGAGCGACATAATCATCTTTCTTCATTGCGAATTCGCAATCGCTCTGTCCATCACGATAGAGTTTAATCTCATTAAAAACTAGCATCCATTCGCCGGCGCCGGTAAAATTCACAAGGCCAGACGCATAATCATACTTAACAAACTGGCCCTGTTCTAAAACCTCAATTGCGGGATCGGCAGGAAGCTGTGCATAAATTTGTCCATTACGCTGGGCGGACAGATGGTTAGGCTCAACCTGACCATAGCCATATTCAACATAAGAAGCCTGGCTCTTGTCCTTTAGCATATCTCTTAAAAGCATTTTAGCATTTCCTCCTCATTTTATTCCATATTTTTCGCAACTTCTTCAACAGCTTTAACCCAGTCAGGAACTGTATCCTCTTGACCAACACCATCAAGATTGACGATAGTCTGTCCGCTCGGCTCATTTTCTAGAGCGAAACTAACCTTGTTACGAACACAAATTACTGACAATTTTGCTTCTATATCATCCAATGAATAGTTGTCAATATTAGCAACTACATCAGCCTTGGCTTCATCAGAAAGCATATAAAAACTATCAATCATTGCTTGTTTTTCTTGGCGCTCAACCTTATTTTTAAACTCGGTTAACTCACCAATAGTAGCTGTAGCTTGTTCCGCAGTAGCTTTTAACTCATTAAAAGACTGCTCAAGCGCAGCATAATCTGTTGTTAACTGATTAAATTTCTCAGTTAACTCTATATATTCTGGAATTTCGTCCAGATTATATTGACCTATTTTGTCCTCTTCTTGCGCGGGTTCCGATTCAGGAATCTCGACTTCTGGAGTCTCAGGCTCCGAAGAATTGACGGTCGCACGATATTCGGCAACGGCCTCCGCACTGAATTGAGGAGCGGCAACTCCTTCTTCATTAACTGGTTCGAAGGATTTTTCAACTTCGATTGCTTCACCTTGAATTGAAAATTCTGGCTCTACAACGAAATTAATACGATAATATTTACCGGTAGTCTGCTCGCGCACAATCACGAACTTATTTCCGCCCTCCTCGTAAATACCATCAATGCCCATGGTTGTCCAACCATCTTCATCGGGGTATTGAGCACGCAAATAATCCATAATTTGGCACCAAAGAGCATCGCCGATTTCTACAGCATATTTCGTGTACATTGGTGTATTTCCTCCATCAAGAATTTTTTGCATCTCTTTCATCATTGAGAAGAGCTATTCTTTAAAGCTATCCCCAAATGAAAACTGTATATTAGTGATATTAGCGCCTTCAAAGCAAGGCTCTACATCTTCACCCAAAATACATAGTTTTGAGATAATCGCCTCATTGATTATAAAAAATTCTGGTTTTCCATTTTCATCTTTTGTCCAATGAGCATCCAAATTTTGTTCAGAAAGTTCCATAGATTGATTATTGCCTTTTTCAATAATCCTCTAACATTCTGGATACTATCCTGTCCATAAATATCCCTCAGTTACAAGATATTCACGTTCATTAACACCATCGTCTAAAAACTTCTAAAACCAAACTTTAGCATTTAAATCAACAAAGCCATATGGGCGAGTATCATCTGTAACCACCCATTCGCCATCTTTTAGACTAATTATGCGATTATGTTCTTCAAAGTCTTCTTTATAATCAACATACTTTCCGACTATGGGAGAACCTGGAAGGCTATTAGCCATCTCAGTAGCAACCTCTTTGGTAATAATGCTACCATTACGGTTGGGATCCTCTCCTACATAACACACTTTTATTTGGCATTTAGAAATAAGAGGATTAATTGGCGTTATATTAATAAATTCGCAGGGTGTTTCAAGTTTTACACTTGTGTGCATTCCATATCCTCCTTTTATTTCTGAGATTCTTCATTAGCGAGAGTCTTATCGCTTTTTTCATCATCTGATTTTTCCGGACGACCGCCAGCAGATGTAGTACCCTCTGTAATATTTTGATTTTTAGAGGTATTATCTTGACTTTTTATGTCCAAAACATCTTCGCTACTTAAAGTAGAACTCATTAGAGGCGGAATCATAATCTGAGTAAGATGAAGCACTTCATTTTCAAATACGGCAGTATTTAAAATGGCGCTTTGTGAATGCCCCAGAGCAATCTACGGCAACATCTTTGAAAAACCAATCTACGTCTATTCTTTATAAAGCTTAGACATTTCTTTGTAATTATATTGCGTAGTTTCTAGCATATATAATCTAAAATTATATTTTTTTCTATTCTTAGAATTTAGTTCCTGCGTTATTCTATCAAAAAATATGTGAAATTGCAACAGTAGTGGCCGCATAGAGCTCTCATCATTAAGAATTGACTTTTCTAGAGCCACGCTACCTTCGGTGTTGAATAAATTCTACGATATACCCAAAGAGTTGTAAACAGTTCGTTCGACTCTCTGTAAAGCGTCAGTAGAATTAACAGTTGCATTATCAGACATATCAATAGACGCAACATCCGCAAAAGTAGTCATTACATCGACGCCTATCGCACGCTTTAACATTTCAACCGCATTATTATGTATATCAGTAGCTTCATCTATATCAAAGACTAAATCTCCATTTTTATCTAAAGGAAGTTTCTGAATAATAATTTTTAATAACTGTTGCATCTGTTTGCGGCGGTCTAGATCTTGCGCGGCATCAAGATCAATTATTGCGGGAATCGCATTCACAAGAAGCGGTTTATCTCCATTGTTAAAGCTAAATTTAACGGTATTTTCTACATCTAAAAGATACCAATAACCGCAAATATCTCCTGCAAAATCAGGTTGTAATTTCCTCTAACGATATAAGGAATATCCTTTTTGGAACTCTGCTGGGAATAAACGGAGAATGCGCTGCCGATAATTATCATCAGGAAATGCATCATCGAAAAAGCGCATATCAAACTCAACAGCAGGGTTATTACCCACCATATATCTAGAACGGCAATATTTTATTGGCAACTTCTATAACATCATTCTTGAGTTAAGCCGCACTATATAACCGTAATAAGCGCCTTCTCTGATAACATCAAGCGCAATATCGCTGCTCATTTTTTTAATATGTGAATTATCTAAATAATTAAGTGTAGTTTTAAAATTCTTAATTACTTTCTCTTCGGCAACATCATTATCATAAACTTCTGGCACTATATACCAATCATAACGATATAAATTAGCCAAATAATTACAAGCTACGCTGTATACGCCGCTCATATTATAATACCACTATGATATTTCTCTAAGTTTAGGAATATCATTCCTAGCAAGAGCCATAACAACCTGATCTTTGCGGGCATACATTTTATTACTCTTTGGGAGCGCTCCTAATGTTAAAACCGCATCATCAAGCGTCTTTGGTCCCACTCTAATTTTCGAATAGTCCAGACGTCCTTCCGCGTTTAAGCCGGCCGCCGCAGACATATTAAAACCTTTATTGTGGATTTGCTCTTGCCGATCTTTTATTTCATCCATAAATTACCCCCCTTAGCAATATCCAGCTTTTTCCATGATATAATCATAGTTGACTAGACACTCCTCCCAATAAGGGATTTCTACTAGGGGAATGTTATGTAAAATACAATAACGCTTTTTCTTTTTATCGTTATACTGTTGCTGATAGAAACCCCTCTTACCTCCAAATTTGGAGGAAGGCTCATAATGCTATTTCCCTTGGTATTCAATTAAAAAGGCTAATTCTCCTGAATCATCAAATACGGCAAAATCAAAGCGCAAAGGTTTACCATTGGAACTACACAATCCAGGAATAATATATTCTTCTTTAAATATTAAATCACTCTTTGCTAAGATTTCATGTATTTTAATTTCTCCACGACTTGCTAACACTATAAGCCCCTCCTTTCATTCTTTTTTATTAATTGTATAATTTTGCCCATTCTTTGGCATTAAATTTTTTCTTTCTCTTTTGGCCTTTGTCTTCTTCTTGTTTAATATAATATAAACCATACTCTAAAGCAGAAAATTTATCCTTACGGATTTTCTTACTGGCCTATTTAAGTATAATATTAATGCCTTCATTTTCTTCACGAAGATTGAGCATCTCTTCACGAAGCACTCCTGTTAAAGTGTACGGTAATAAATAAACTTTTCTATCTTCGGGAGACATTGCCTATCCCTTAGCAGTTCCAAGCAATTTCTGTTTTGCTGTGCGCTCATCAATTAAAAATTGTAACTTATTAGCATTAAGCCAGTTCTAAGTTATTGAATGGGCCTCTGTATTAATAGGGGCATTCGCTTTGATAAGATACATAGCATCACCTTCAGTATTCTCTGTACGATACTTACGGTATTCTTCATCCCAAGATTCAAAAGTACCTCCATAGACGCCAAAATCAGGATATACATCACCTGTTATAGGATCATTCTAAGGCTTAACCATATAATCCACTAAGCCAGCTCCTATACCGTTGGCATCAATTACTATACGTTTTGCTTTATATTTATAAAATAGTTTTTTCAGTCGTATTGCTTGTTCTTCAAAATGCATATCTTCATAAGTATATATGTTAACAAGAGACTTGATAGCTGTGCCCACGACCTGGGGTATAACCTTTATAACGGTCGCCACACTGTCACCATATATCTTCGGTCGATTCCGCCACGAATCGACCCGCCGCAGCTGCTTACGGTTGCCCGCAAGATGAGACCATATCTTCGCAAAAAGCGCTCTCCGTTTCCATCACCAGAAGCTTGTGATGTACTCCCATAAAAGGGATGGTCGTTGAACCGTACTTATATACTCTATAGTTTCTTGGAAAATAAGGGTATTGCTATAATCCACCTTGCCCAAAAAACTAAAAATTTTTAAGTCTTGGCTGCTGATTATCCCAAAGTAAAGGGACTTTCCAGCAGTTAAAAGAGTTTAACGAGGGCATGTTACTTGGCTACCCTCTTCTACCAACGTCTACTGATATAACATAATAACTTAATCCGCTTGAACGACCAGAGAATTCGTATTCCGGTTTTTGTAACCGACGGCTGCGGTCAAAAGCTTCTCCATTAAAGAATGCACCCTCCGCAGTCCCAGACCAAATGCTCTCATATTCTCGGTCAAAGGCCGCTTCATTGAAAGTTCCGTCTCTCTCCTGATCGGTCAAGAAAGATTTATTCTGTAATCCCATAAGAACCGGAATTCTCCAAGTACCACCTAACACGATGGCTTTCTCGGGTTCAGTAATCATCCAAACGAGAATTTGAATTAATTTCTAATACGCATATGTGCTCTTCCAGCCTGCGGTAGTGACATATATTTGCGATTGGTTCAGAGGCTCATCGACCTGCGTTGTACCATCCATACACATTCGAGCGACGTTCATGGTCGGGATAATGACACTCTGTAGAATATCACCATCAACACCGACACATTCCTCAACCAATCCTCCATGACGTCGTTTACCACGGCTACTTTCACGGGCCGCAATATTATCAAAGAAACTACCGTTTTTAAACATATAAATACAGTAATCTTTTGAGTGTCGAGTGCGGCCGGGCCTCATATCAAGCTCTCTACGGAAAGCAGGTACGAGGTTACAAATTTCCTCGACTTTTTCCTTTGCAATACCGGCGGCCTATTGTTTACCACCTGATGTTATAAAAAGTTTGCATCGCGGATATAAAATACATCGGCACATCAATACTAAGATTGAAAGAAATGACTTACTATATCCGCGAGGGAAGACCATATATACATATTTATAGCGCATACTAGCGCGTAAAAATACTCTCTGATAAAAGTAGAATACAAGCTAACGGGGATGGTCTGGATCACCGCCAGTCTGTAAAAAATCTACAAACATATCAGGGTAATCGCGCCAGTATGCTATATACTATCGAAGAATCGGCTTTATAGCATTGATTCGTTCTTCTGAAATGCCGATTTTACGGCGGCTGGAGGGAACAGCCAATAAGTCGGCTAATGCCATATTATTCTTCCTCCTCTTGTAAGAGTCGCCGCATTATTAAATTATCTTGTTCTTCTAAATCTTCTTCAAAATCTTGGAAATCTGCTTCATCTGATGCTGTATATCCTTTTTCGTCAGAGGAAGTATCAAATAGCTCTTTCTCTAAGCGATCTTCTTCTCCCGCAGCCTCAGCTGATACATTAGCTTCATTTTCACGATCTTTTGCGACTTGTTTTGCCGCAGTTTCAAGTAAATCACCAAGATCATGCTCAGTTTCAACGAGATTCCGTGTATAGATTTGCATATCCTATATTGTGCGATCCACTTTGTCATTTGGTGAATCTTGATAAAAACGGGGAATAAAACCGTCTTTCTCACAAAGTGCTACTATTTCAGATATACTATCTACGAATTCGCCCTGTTCTTCTTTATTCTGAGCGGCGGTAAACTTACCGCTCTTCATCAAATCATTGTAGACTCGAGACATTTTCTGGTATCCTTCAATGTCTCCCAAATCTACGAGTTGGTTGCATTTAAGCGACGTCTTACAGACTAATATAAGAGTGTCTTTATGACCCGCAGTCTAGACATCGTATGAATCACACATGTCGTTATAAAGACGCTCTAACCAGACCCAATCTTCTGGTTTATACCCATTGCCCCACTTCATACGTAGATAAACAACATCATCGTCGGTTAACCCTAATTCATCAGGAGCGGCGGCAACAGGTAAAGTACTCTTCATGGTTTCAGTTGAAGATTCCTCGGGCGTAATCTATACGATGCCGAATTGGTCCACTACGGGGAGCGCATCATCGGCCGGCCGCATAGAATCAGGAATTATGTAGGATTGAGATTTAAGGACTTCCGCAATCTGGTCATCACTATATCCTTGAGCCTACATGGTCTCACGCAATTTATTTTTTTGCTTTTCTTGGATAAGCTCATTATCTTTCCAGCGATATGCATTATTTTGACTTAATCGCATTTTGGCAAGATAACGTCCAAGAATTGAAGTGCCATTTATTTTCGTGGGATCTTTTGCCCAAGTAAGCATTAATTTATTCCATTCATCTGGAATCCAAGGAACGTCAAGTTCTTCAAGTAGCCAAAGGAATGTATTAGGGTCCCAGTTATCTACATGCATAGTGGCGCACTTTTTACAGAGATTTAATTTACCATCATTGGGATATTTTTCTAAATTATTAGAGGTATAAAAGTTTTCGCCGCTCATAGTCTTTTGACATTTATCGCAATAATATTTTTTCTTTTCTTCAATTTGTCCGGGTAATATTGCCATTTTTCTTCTCCTTACTTCTTTTACTGCGGCATGCTTTACAGATACTGTAGAAACCATCTTTACTGGTTTTATTGCGGCTAAAGTATTTACCATGCGCCAATTTTACTTCTTTACACTGGGAACAGCGCTTGTAAGTGCCGCGGGCCTATGTCGTGTAATACCACTGGAGGTAGGAGTCTTCAGCGGTCGCCGCAATCATTTTAGGAATTTTACTACGCCATAAATTGGAAATATATTCTGCAGTATGACAAATTCCAAATTCTAACTAAAGAGCAGCTTGTATTTCTGCATTAGTTTTGCCATCAATTTTGTATTCGACAATTCTTTGATAAGCGGGAAAATCTTTTAAAGCTTCATCACAGGTATTTTCAAAATCATATATTAGATACCAAGTATCTCCCTCGAAATCCTCATAACTGTCCTATTTGAGTCTTGAATAGTTGCAAAGAATTGCTGAACATACTTTGGGGTCGAGAAGCGTAATACCATCCGCAATAGGATAACCGTCATCATCAAAAATAGATGTATTATCTTCAAGACGAGTGATATTATGACTGGGAGTAATTTTCTACATTACTATAGGACGACGATATGCATTCTTTATAATATATTGATCTTTGCGGAGGTCAATAAGTGTATGCTTTATGATATATGCATCTCGCCCAGTAGCTACTTTTAATTTTTGTTCCCAAAGAGAAATTGCCTCGCGCAACTGCCGCAAAAACGGGATTTCATCTATGTCTTCTTGAGTGATGGAGACTTTGGGTTGGAAAATAATATTCTTATCTTCTGTCATAATGTTATAGATACCATCTTCTCCATTCTCAAATTGTTGAGCCAAGCCCTCAAATGAGCACTCTCTTTTGTTCACAGTAGTAAGACGATTTTCAGTTAATATTTTTTTCTATTTACGTTCCTACTTTTCCATGCAAGATATTAAATAATCAGCTAAAATTTCAAGATACTTTTCTGAGGGATTAGGGGTCTCAAGAAGTATCTATTCCACTAAGGCTTTTCTATCTTCAGGGTTAGTTAATGAATAATCTAATTTAATATATTCTCACCTCTTTCCTTCGTTAATTTCTACCACAATTATAACAAAATTTTTTCCTCATGTCAAGCTAATTGTTGCATAATTGACACGAGAAAAAAAATATAATATAATAATATATATAATATAAATATAATATAAATACTTCTGTGAGGAGGTTCTTGATATGAAGAAGTTTTTGCGGCGGGCGGTCGACGGAATCCGCAAGTGGGTACTAAAGAAACTTGTGGGAGACTACCGCATAATTACAGATATGTATGAAGGATATATTTTGGAGATGTTTGAAAATAGCGATACAGAAGCTTTAGTGTGGGATTTCTCTCTCTTTGACTCTATGGGTATTATCGGCAAGAAGGTTTATGGAGATTTCGGAGAAGAAAGTATCCGAAGAATTATGGAAGAAGAGAACTATCCGGAAACAGAAATCGTATTGGATAGGGTAAAGAAAATCTTGAGTAAGCCTTTGGTTTATTATGGCGTTGTTGCGAGATACAATGATGGCAGCCATGAGATCTTAGAGCAGGAGTTAATAGATTATTATAGGGAGAAGGAAGAAGAAGAAGAGTGAGGGATGGGGATTAATTCATTTTAAAGATTATTTCCGTCTTTCGTTTTGAAAAATCATTTGGGGATTAATTTCGATTATATAATCCGTTTTCCGTTATCCGTTTTAAAAAACCATTTGGGGATTAATTCGGGACCAGACAATATCCAATAATTGGGTTTTAATTAAAATAATCCCATAACCACCCCCCCGCCCATCTTTTTCCATTGAAAAAAATACCAGAGGTACACTCAGCGCCGAGGCCGCCAGGCGCCCTGATTGATCGCATGCGCCCCCAGAAAATTCCATGAGACTTTTTTCCAGCGTAAGAGCCAGCTTGCAATCTTTTCCAATTGTTATTCTTTGGGAGGACGGGCGAGATTGTTAAAAATTTAACAATGTCCAAGCTGGTAGAATCTCCCACCCTAATGTAGTGATACCATGTACTTAGTAATTAGCAACCCCAAGTCCGGCGATTGTTAGTTAATTAACAAACGAATTTATTTTGAAAAAATTTTTATTTTCCTCTTGACAAATGTGTCCGGGCGTGCTATAATAAGACCATCAAAGGGATAGAGAATCCCAAAGAAGAAAGAGGTCAGCTACAATGAAGAAATACGTCTGGACATGGTACACTTTCGCTGATGGTTATAGAATGTGCGTGCGCAGTCTCTCCAAGGTTGAGAAGGCTAACGCAATCGCAGCACACGGAGCAATCGTCGCAACGAGCAAGGAACGAGCATGACTCACAGAGTCATGCTCAAGTGTAAAGAGTCACAAGAATAACAATCGTGAACAGCTAAAGACTCATTGACACAACACAAGCTAATAGACAACAGCTTAAACACATAGAACAGACAGTGATAGAATACTCACACACAAGAGAACAATAGATAAAGCATCAAAGCAATAGATGCATCAATGCTTTGATGAAGCAATGATAACGCATAGAAGCTAAAGACATACTAAAGAAGATACACAAGATAATACATAGTTTCAAATACAACAAACACTAAAGCGCATCCATCACGGCGCGCAAGCCCAAAGAAAGAGGTAATAAGAATGTACGAGTATGAGGTAATGAACAGACAGACAGAGGAAGTCATGATAATCTATGGTTATAATGTAGCTAATGCATTTAGCAGACTTGCACATCTTGAGAAGTTTGCAACACCTAACGATTGGATAATAACTAATACTACATACATTGACTAATGTATGTAGTAAGAGAGACATTGTTAGTTATTTAACTAACACACTTTAGATAGATAAAGATAGAATAGAATAGAATAAGATTGTTAATTAAATAACTAACAAGGATAGAATAGAATAGAGTCTTTGTTAAAGTATTAACAAATAGACCCAAAGAGAAGAAGATAGATCGTTAGTTAATTAACTATCAAAAGAGTTTGCGGCAGGCTGCTTTGAGGCGGCACTTTAGCACGGTAAATCGCTACTGTGGTAGAGGGCCGAAGTGGTGCCTGATTGTCAAAGAATTAACAATGTGCAGTTTTTGTTGAGGGACGAATGTTAAAAGTTTCACAATAAAGACTTCCTAAAACTGGAGCTTGTTAATTAAATAACTAACAATGATTGAAATAAAAAATTTTTTTTCAAAAAAACTCTTGACAAATACGACCGGGCGTGCTATAATAAGACCATAGAAAAGGAAATAAAGGAGCGAAAAAAATGTACACAATCAATTTTTTCAACACTAAAGGCGAGCGTTATGACTTTGGTCAGTTCTTTGTACTTAACAATGAGACTTTTCTTGATAAGCTGGAAGAGGTTCTCTACATCATGCAGGAGCTGACTCCTGCCAGCAATAACTGGAAACGCGATCTCAGCATGACAGGAATTGCTACTTTTACTTATCATAACATTGAAGATGTGTTAGTCTTTTACGATTGGGATGAAGGTTGTACTATCAGTGTAATGGATAGAGATATTTAAGAGCTTGCTAAACGCAAGCTCTTTTAATTTACCGTCATGCTTCCAAAATCTGGTAATTGTCCGAGCTTTGTTAAATATTTAACAATCTAATTTTTTTAAACGCTTTCACGCGCTAAAGCATTAAAGCAAAACTTCCCAAAACTGGCGTTGTGCAGATTGCATAACCGGGCGGCCGCAAATTTGTGCATTTTATCATATTGACTTTTCTCGTCCTGTGGGGTATAATAAATACAGAAATTAAGGAAAGAGGTATTCAAAAATGATTATTGTATGTATTCTCTCGGTCATCGCGTGCGTTATTTCGGGCTCTATTCTCTTTGTCCAGATTATGGGCGACATCGCTCGCAAGCTGACAATCCGCCACTATGATAAATTTCATAATTTCAATACAATCTGGTGGCATATCGAACACGCTTTAGACCCCTTTATGCTTTAATATTGGGGCGTCAGCCGGTAAGAGTCCGGCTCTGATGAGCAAGAGCGAAACGCTAAAGAATAAAGAAAAAGGGCTTGACAAAAGCCCCGGTTCATGCTATAATATAGATACAAACAAAGGAAAGAGGCGGTAAATATGAAATATGTGCTTGGTATGATATATGCAATCCTATTGGGTGTAGCAGGTGGATGGTCTATTTACAATTCCTGTGCAGGCTCTAAGAAAGACCGACTTTTCGCAGGTATTATTTGGGGCGTGGGTATTACGATTATTTCTATTTTCGTCGTATTTGGGGCTTGACAAAAGCCCCGGGTTATGATATACTATAATTACAAAAGAGATATAGGAGGAATAACAATGATGATGAATGAATTCGCAGAAAAGCTGAACGAATGGACTGACCATTATGGTTGGGGCGATGAGAGTCTGAACGATTTCGCCAACATCTATGCAACCTCTTATGAGGAGTACAACGCTATCTGGGAAATTCTCAACGAGCTGAAAATTGGGGCTTGACAAAAGCCCCAATTCATGCTATAATATAGACATAAAGGATAAGAAATGAGGTAAATAAAAATGTTCACAGATGTCATGTTTTATATCGCGTGGGTGGCTCTTGCTTTGATGCCTCTGATGATAGCAGTACTTGCCCCGCAGAAAGTAAAAGGGAAAATTATCGCTTGCCTGTGCGTGCTCGTTGTCTCCTGTGGGATTACCACTCTAATATATAAAGATGCTGAAAATGCCAATGACCGCTGGAATAATGGCATTTGTGAGTGCGGTGGCGCTTATGAGCTTTCTGCGGCTTCTAAATATCGCACTTCTGAATCTTTTTATTATACTTGTGATACTTGCGGACACACAGAAGAATTTTCTCATTTGATGAAATAAGGGCTTGACAAACCGCCCTAAGTATGATATTATAATCATGTCAAGGGGAGATGAAGCAACCAACCTCTCTCCGGCTCATAACTGGATGAAGTAAAATCGAGACTCTCCAACCAAATGCTAAACCTCTTGACTTTTTGAATGGAAAAAATGTGGAAGACGTTCCACATTTTTTCCATTTTATTTTTTTGTGCAATTTGCCTATTGACAAGCGGCACATATTGTGATATAATTGGGCGGGCCGCCCACGACTGCTATGGCCCGAAATTTGTTAAAAATTTAACAATCGGAAATTTGGAATTTTTTTCCACTTTCACACGCTAAAGCGCTAAATTCCCAAAACTTGGCACTTTAACGATTTAAAGTTTAACACTTCAGCGATTTAAAGCGATGAAGTGTACCCTTGTTAAAATTTTAACACTTTCACACGCTAAAGTGTTAACGTATAAAACTCCAAAAGCTGAACACTTTCACACGCTAAAGTGTTAACGTATTAAATTTTCCAAAAGCTGGAGCCGATTGTTAGTTAATTAACAAACAAAATATTACTCTTTGTATACTGGCATAATGCACAAAAAACGGCCAAAAAAAATATAGTTTTTTTACTGGTAATTGATTCCAAAAACTATTGACATTTCACCGGGCGCATGGTAGAATAGGGTATCATTTGAAGAAGGGGCGTTTTTCCTATGTATAAGGGCAATTTTACATTTGTTTCCAGTCTGTCAAATCAGGGTCAGGCGCGTCAGCAGGATGTTGACTATATGCTGACCGGAAAAATTAGGAAGCCGGACCACGTTCCCTTTGACGTGGATAGCGATATTCCGGAATATGGAATTTCTGTCAAGTCCTCCCGCTTTACGCTTGTTTCTGCGGCCCGTGTCCATGGTGAAACGTTTGACGAAATTTGGAATGAATATGCGCGCCGCGTCCATTCAAAGTGGTTCTGCTATGCAACAGCTACGGGTGAAGCCTATTTCATGAATCTGGAAGAGTTTGAAAGTTTCGTCCGCGCGTTCTGCACGGTTGAGCGTGAAAGCTCTAAAAACGGCGGCGGCCTGAAAATCCGGTGCAAGAAAGAATCCAAAACCATGTTGAGATGGCTTGCGGCGGCTATGGCGGCTTGATAAGAGCCGCCATAAACCCCGGGCGCGCAAATTTCCTCTTGACATATGGCCGCTCATATGCTACAATATATATATAAAATGAAAAGGAACTGATAAACATGGAAGAAATTATTTCCCTTGTCTATGATGAAATTATATCTCTTGTGTTTCTGGTTGTTGCCGCATGGTATGGACTATATAGATTGCTCCGCACACTCTGGGAACATGACAATTCAAGCGAAAACCATAAAAAAGGGGTTGACAGCAGCATCGAACCATGGTATAATAAATATAACAAGTGAAAGGAAGCTAATACCCGATGAAAAAGAATATCTATTGCACCATTGATACCGAAACAATCGGCGGTGCTGTCAATCCCACAGGCGCATATAATTATGGCGGAATTATCCATGACAAGCAGGGCAATGTCTATGCAACCTTTTCTTTTCTCGTCATGGAACATTATGACAAAATCCGCGATGATGATTATGCAAAGAAAAATTTCCCTCTTTACCGTGAACGCCTTGAAAGCGGTTTGATTTGCGCTGTAGCAACAGAGAAAGAGGCTATTTCAATTATTAGAAATCTTTGCAAAATCTACGGAGTTAAATACATTATGGCTTATAATTCGGGATTCGACTTTTGTAAGACCCAGTGTAAAGAACTGCTCGATGATTTTGAATTTATTGACATTTATCTCATGGCTCTGCAAACCATTACTCATTTAAAAAAGTATGCTGATTTTTGCGCAGAACATGGCAAAGTGTCAAAGAGTGGAAAAACATACTCGACCACCGCAGAGACAGTTTATGGTTTTATTTCCCAAAGAGCCGACTATACAGAAGAACACACGGCTGTATCTGATGCATTAATTGAAAAGGAAATTTTTGATTATTGCGTAAAGATGCACAAGAGATACACTAAAAATTGCCATGCGTGGGACTGCAAAGAGCGGAATAAATATTTCCCGCCCATAGAAAGAAAGTGAGTTGATAAAAAATGGAAAATCAAAGAGAAAAATTGCGGCGGCTGGGCTACTCGCCGCCTGAAATTGAAAGCATTATTTCCGCTGATCGGGCGATTGACAGGGGCGAAAAACTGTTTGAATTGACGCCCCAACAAAAGAAAGTAGAAAAAGAAATGCGTCAGGCGGCTCGTACCCCTACGACCTACAAATTTGAGAATCGCGTACGCAAAGCAGATGAAACGAAAAAATGTATTCTTTCGCAGTTGGTAAAAGCCCTCGAACCAAATTGCGATGCGCCCCCAGAAATTGTAAATTCAGAACGAGAATTTACATTCTTTTACAGTGGCAAAAAATACAAGGTTGTGTTGTCATGCCCCCGCACTTAACGGGGGCATCTTCCAGTTTATGGGATGCCCGGGCCGGCCGGCCGCAAAATTTTCAATTGATTTTTTGAATTTCCCTCTTGACATTCTAATGTATTTGTATTATAATAAAGACAACAAAAGGATAAAGAAAGGAAATGATAACAAATGAAAAAGTATACTGTGTGGTTCGATTTAGACGGCACCCTTGGGAACTTGTACGCCGTGGATGATTGGCTTCCGAAAATTAGGCATGAAGATGCAAGCCCCTATCTCGATGCCGCTCCGATGCTCCGTCTTTGCACCCTTGCCCGACTGCTGAACGCCCTTCAGCGCAATGGCTATGAAATCGGGGTTATTTCTTGGCTCTCAAAAGGCGGCTCGGAAAAATATGGAGAAAAAGTAGCCGCCGCAAAAAAGGAATGGCTTTCCAAACACCTCCCCTCTGTGACGTGGAATAAAATTACAATCGTTCCCTACGGCACTCCGAAAAACAATTTCTGTGAATCCCCGCTCGACATTCTGTTTGATGATGAAAAGCCGAACCGCGATAGCTGGGGCGGCAAAGCATACGAGCCTTCCGAAATTCTGGAAGTCCTCAAAAGCCTGAAAGACTGGTAACTACTACCAGTCTTTTCTATTCCATCCTACTCCCAGATTCTGGAAGCCCTGACCCGGGCCCCGCGCATTTTGCACAAAAAGAGTAATAGAATTTTATACAGATTGACTACTTGACTTTTCTGTAATTCATGGTATAATAAGTACATAAAGAAAAGGAAATGCGAGGTAAATAAAATGAGTATGGTAGAAAAGAAGAAGCACCTGTTTGTGGTCACGCTGGACAATGGTAAAAAGACTTATTTTGATTTTGTTGACCATAACATCTATGGTGTGAGCGGCAAAATTGTACAGAATTTCAACGCCGAAGCTAAGAAAATTTTGAAATCTAAAGAGAGCGACAATTTTCTTGCAATGTATTTTTATGAGAGAACGCTGACTTGGCCTCGCCGCAACACTCTCAAAAAATGGCCTATTTCTCTTGTGGAAACCATTTACAGCCTGTATGGGAATCGTTATTCTGTTAACGTGTTGAGCGAAATCGCAGAATTCTGCTACAAGAAAAATTTCAAACTGGATAAGAAAGGCGTTAAAATTTTGACGGAAGCCCTCTCTAGCATGGAAGTTGATGGTGATATAGATTTTCTTTATCTTAACAGCCGCGAACTGGAAAGAAAGATTCTTGAAATTTCTTACAGCTACTTGCCCGCGGTAGTGATTCCTTTTATTTCTAATGCTGATACCAATGAAATGAGAAATTGCATTGTAGAGGATGCCCAGAAAATTGCTTTTCGGTATGAGCATGAAAATTGGGATTATCTGGATGGCAATAGGTGCGTTTATCACTATGTATATCATTACATCCAGCTTTGCAATCTGCTCCACCATGAGCGCACATACAAAAATCTATATCAGTCGATTTGCATGATGGAAAAAGAAAAGAGCCTGATGGATGAAAAACTGTGTCTTGAGTACCAGAAAAATGCACCTCTATTCTTTGAGGATGAAAATTTTACCGTTCTCATTCCCACAACTGCGGACGAATTCAAGAAAGAAGCTGACTATCAGCAGAACTGCGTTTTCCGTCTGTACTATCCCAGAGTCAAAGACTGTTCTACTCATGTAGTTTTCATCCGCAAGAAGTCTGACATTAACACACCCTACATTACCTGTGAAGTCAGTAATTGCGGCGACATTATCCAGTATCTAACAAGATTTAACCGCTATGTTGAGGACGATAATGCAAAAGCATTTAAGGATGCCTATCAGAAATTTCTGCATGAGCATTTCTAAAGCCTGAAAAGAGGGGGGATAAGAAATCCCCTCTTTTTTGTGCAATTTGCGCATTGACAGGGCCCGGGCCGCCCACAGTCAAGCAGTAATGATGCACAATTTGTCCCATGATAATTTGTACTTTTTGCCCCATTGACATTCTCCCAAAGTGTGATATAATAGAATCATGAAAGAGAGGTAAACACAATGAATGAAATTTTTGGTTATTGCGGCTGGGACTTTGGCGGCGCGCGGAATAATGAGTTTCAAAGGGGCGAGGATGTACGCATTGGACGCAACATCTATCGAGTGGTCTTCCGCATTGGCTCTTGGCATCTGCTAAAAAGAATCTCAAAAAAGGCTTGACAAGCCGCTCCGAACATGGTATAATAAAGATACAATAAAGGAAAGGAATTGATAGAAATGGATTTTGAGAAAATGACTACGGCACAGGCACTTGGTACGATCGTCGGTAAAATTGCGGTGTGGTTTATCTCCGCAGCTTTCATCTGGTGGGGCTGGAATATTTTCGCATGGCATTTCAACCTGCCGCAGTTTGGGTACATGGAAGTCTTTGCCATGCGGATGGCTCTCTCTCAGCTCATGATGATTTTCTGGCAGATTACAGGAAGAAAGGGTTGACAAAGCCCTTTCTTTCTGTTATAATAAAGATACAATAAAGGAAAGGAACTAATGCCCATGAAAACTGCGCTGGAAATGAAAAGAACTGCTTTAGCAAACAAAAGAGCTGCTGAGGAGCAAACCCGTAGACTTTTGACCTCTTGGATGGAGCATCAGGTAGCCGATGCCATTGATACGGCAGTTGCGAACATGAGATTTTCAGTTTCTATTCGCATCCCCATTATCATGGCTGGACAGAATAATTACGTTCAGTCCTATTTGGAGGATTATGGCTATCAAGTTAAAATCGGCTCCGAAATGGTCAACATCTCTTGGCTGAATGCCTAAGAAAGAAAGCCCTCTCATAAAGTGCGGGAGGGCTTTCCATAATGCGCCAGCTCGCCCGGGCAGAGACATTGTTAAATAAATAACACTTGACAGCAAGGATTAAAGGTGCTATAATAAAGGTACAAAAGGAAAAGAGGTAAAACACCATGAGAGAAAATCTGATTGACCGCATGATTAGAATCTACGGATTTGAGCATCCCATCGTTATCCAGTTTGCCGAACTGTGTGAGCGCATGGCGTATACCGAAGCTAATGATAAAGCTTTGATGACGCTTGTTGAAGCTCACGAAGAAAATCCCGCTTTTTAAGAAATTGGGGCTTGACAGGCCGCCGCAAATGTAGTATAATAAATACAGAAAGCGAGGGAATGAACAATGGATAAAATGGTTTATTTGTACAGCCACTACTTGAGCGAGATTTGCCACTGTTATGCCGATGAGAATGGCAATCGTCCTTGCGACAATGGCGCGATCTGCGACAGATGCGAACAGCAGGAAATCTCATTCGACGATTGGCGCAGGGAGCAGATGTTTGGAACAAAGAAAAACTAAAAAGAGATACAGGAGGTAATTGAAATGACACTCGGAGAACGTTATAAGCAGCTTAAAACCGATCTGGAAATGGCAGAAGCTCTTTACGACCGCTGGGATACTGGTGAAATCGCGGAATACATTAGACGGGACTATTCTGAAACTTCCGTCGAAGTGCTTGAGGCTCTGCTCGACGCACATCCCAAGCTCTGGGAAATGGTGAATAGTCTGGAATAATTTTCCAGACTATTTTCATACCTTCGCCCGTTAAAAATTTCACAAAGTGCCCGGGCCGCATGTTAAAAGTCTGTCAATCTTTTTTAGAAAAATCACTTGACAAATTAAATTATTTTTGTTATAATAAATACATCAAAGGAAAGGATGATAAAAATTATGATGCTTACGAAATGTTATTACGTTGTTTATCATGTTGCGGATTTTGCCGCGGACGGTGAATTCATCTGTCATCAGGACACTTATCGAGACCATAACAACGCGCTGTTGGTCGCAAAAGACCTCGCGAAATGCTTGGACGTTGCTGATAACGTGTTTGTCATTGACGGACTGACTGGTGAGGTACTTAACACCATTCTCAAGGACGCTCCGCAGGAGGACAAAGCCGAAGAGGATGACGCTCCCGCAGACAATGCCTCTACTCCTGCGGACACCTACAAGGATAAGAACGGCGATATTTGGTTCCGTATTGATGACGGTAGATGGAGAATTGACTGCACGAATCGGCATTGCGCTGATTGTCCCTATTACAGCGAAGAAGGCGATTGTATCGTGCAGGAGCCACTTCATGATGCAGACAGAAACTATCAGGTAGAGCTTGCCCGCCTAAGAATGCTCTTTGCAAAGATAAAGGAAGCTGAAGAAGAGGAAAAATCCATTTCCACAGATGAATTTTATGACGGAACAGACGGTGTGTGGCGACTCACTGATGCTGATGAATGGGACTACGATTGCACAGGCTTGTTTTGCTCTGATTGTGCGTACCATGATGACGAGCGGCTTTGCCTTGTGCATAATCCTCTTACCAAAGAAGAGCGAGACATCCAGATTAAATCTGCAAAGGCGAGAATGAAAAAGTAAAAAAAGGGGGGGCATCCCTCCTTTTTTGTTTAATTTGCCCATTGACAAAGGCGTTGAAATGCGCGAGGATGGCCCGGGGCGCTGATATTCGAAATGCCCAGAATTTATTATTATACCACCCCGCGCAATTTTTGTCAAGAGTTTTTTCGCATAAATTTCATCAAGTAAAATCCTAAAATTTGTGCGTTTTGCCTATTGAAATCCGCATGACCCTGTGGTATAATACATAATGTCAGGAGGGATGGGACTTGACAGTTTCGAGATTAACCTATCGGCTCCAAAAAAATCTCGTAAAAAAATAAATTCCCTCTTGACAAATAGCGCAGTATGTGCTACAATATAATTGTCCCAAGGGGGACACAAAAAATCAGGGTAGCGACCGACGCTAAAGAAAGGAATTGATACCATGAAGAATTCTGACAAGATGACTAATCGTAAGGCTCTGGACTACGTTCTTGAGAACTGTGACCTGCCGTCCGAGGTTTCCGAAAAGCTGTCTGCCATGCTGGTGGCACTTGACAAGAAATCTGGTGGCACTCGCAAGCCCACTGCAAACCAGATTGCGAACGAGGAACTGAAAGCCAAAATCTGTGATTCTATGGAATCTGGTGTCCGCTATCAGGTTAAGGAACTCGCAAAGCTGGTCGGCATGGAGAGCTTCCAGAAATGCTCTGCGCTGGTCAAGCAGCTTAAGGACTGCGGTAAGGTTGTCCGCTCTGAAGAAAAGGGTGTTGCATACTTTACCAAGGTAGAGTGAGAAAGAGGGAGAGTAATCTCCCTTTTTCTTCCACCATTCTCGTCAAAAATTTCACAATCTTCGCGGCCCGGGGCCATTTTTGTTAAAGATTTAACAAAAAACCGCGCAAAATGGAAATTTTTTCTCTTTTTTTTGACAATTTTAATAAAAAATGTTATAATTTTATTATAAAAGATAAAAAATATAAGAAATTTTGAGCAAAATGCAACAAATTCTTGTTCAAATTCTTGTGCAACATGCCAATAGACAAACTACTAATCATGTGTTATACTATAATCACAAAAGGACAAAGGAGACAAAAAAAATGAAATTTCTTTTTATTCTTGCTCTGGTTATCACTTGCGGCGGCGCAGTTATGCGTTTTGTGAACGCCATCCCTCAGAAGCCCGCAAAGGGAGACATTGCCAATCTTCTGGTAGCAACTGCTGAATTTTTTTCTCTTGTCTACGTGCTCTGGTATGTGGGGACGTTTTAATCCCCCATACCACGGGGCTTGAACTCGTCATGGGAGACGCCTCTATTATTGCGGCGTCTCTCGGCGGCCCGGGCGGTTTGTTAAAAAAATAACTTTCAAAAAGGTATTGACAGCTCACGCTCATTGTGCTATAATGATTACAGTAAGAAAGAAAAGGAGAAAATACCATGAAACTAATAAAAAATGCTTATATTCACAATCATCTTTCCTTCAGTGAAGCAGAACGAGATATTCTTATTAGCGCAAGTAAAATTGTGTCAGCAATTCGCAATGAAAATATCCACAGTAGCGGTGCGGAAGATGTTTACTTAACTGAAAAATGTGATTCTGTCCTTATGAGTCTCTCCGAATTGTTGGATAATTATTCTAACGAGTATGCAGAGGAATAATTAACAATTCCTCTTGACAAAATTAAATTCATGTGTTATACTATATGCAGTAAGAAAGAAAAGGAGACAAAAAAATGATTAAAAGAATTAAAAAGTATTTATGGTGTAAGAAAATGGGTATCAATCACCCGTGGAGAGCCAGCGGAGATAAAAAGTTTTTAAGAATGTATTGACAATTGAGTATTTATCTGCTATAATGATTACAGTAAGAAAGAAAAGGAGATAAAAAATGAAAGCAACAGGTATGGTAAGAGGAATTGATGACCTCGGCAGAATTGTAATCCCCAAAGAAATCCGACGCAGTATGAGACTTCGTGACGGTGATGCAATGGAAATATTCCTTGAGGATAACCGTATATGCCTTGAGAAGTATACCACATCAGATGAAGACCTTGCAATCAGATGCCAAAAATATATTTCCGACAAAGGAGCTTATATTAAAGCAATCAATTTTATTGATGGTACAACCGTTGTACTTTTTACAAATGGTAGTTCTGCAACTGTAAAAAAGCATAGTGCCGATGATTTTGACATGAACACCGCACTTTGCTATGCTTTTAAGCAGGCAGGATACACATACGAAAATCCTCTTTGTGAATAAAAAAACGACTTCACCACTTTAGCGTGGTGAAGTCGGACCCGGGCCCTTCGGCATTTTGCACAATAAAGTGCTAATTTTCATCTATCTTTTTGTGCAAATTACCATCTTGCATTTTTCTAAAAATCTGTTATAATAATAATTGTTAAGGGGATAGAGATGTCGGCAGACCGAGTTATGGCTTATCTGCGGTCTGTGCCAAAGCCACCAAAAAGAATAAAAAAATTATCGAAAACCCCTTGACAAACCCCACGGAATGTGGTACAATAAAGATGTCAAGAGGGGATACACCCTGAGGCTGATACAGAAACCAAAGGCGCCAACGGAAGAACAGAAACGACGCGGAGGAAGGTTAATCCAAAAAATTTTTTAGAGATTCTCTAAAAAACCTCTTGACAAAGCTCCCAATCCATGTTATAATCTATACGTAATCAAGAGAAGCCACCTCTTAAAAAGCAGAAAGGAATTGATACCATGAAGAACACCGACAAGATGACCAACCGCAAGGCTCTCACCTACGTGATGGAGAATTTCGATCTCCCCGATGATGTTGCGGAAAAGCTCTCCGCGATGCTGACCGCTCTCGACAAGAAGTCGAGCGGTACTCGCAAGCCCACGGCAAATCAGCTTGCCAATGAGGGGTTCAAGGAAGCCATCCTTAACGTCATGGAGCAGAATCACCTGTACCGCGTTAAGGAGCTTGCGAAGCTCGCAGGGATGGAGAGTTTCTCGAAGTGCTCCGCCCTTGTGAAGCAGCTCAAGGACAGCGGCGCGATTGTCCGCACCGAGGACAAGGGGGTTGCCTATTTCTCCCTTGCAACCTCTGAGGACTGAGATGGAATAAAGTGGGGCAACCGCCCCACTTTTTCTTTGACCCCAGCTTCCAGAATCTTCCAGGCGCCCGGGCGCATTCTCTGACAAATATTGTATGGAAAATTAAAGGCGAGAGGTATTCAATTTTCCATTCTGTGAAATGTATGTTATTAAAGGATGAGTATTTCATCACAAAAAATAAAAAACGTGGCAATTTGAAAATAACTATTGACAAACACTTAAAAATTTGATATAATAATCATACTAAGAAAAGTAAAAGGAATGATGAAATGTGAATGCTATTATTTTGTTTATCATCTGTACCGCGGTTAATGTGATACTCTCAACCATTAAGTCAATCGCTACTATTAAAGGCGGAAAATTTATAGCGGCTTTGATGAATGCCTTGACCTACGGGTTTTATTCTTGGGTAATCATTCTTACTACTGCGGACGGGTTATCGGTCGGCGCCAAAATGTTAATTACTGCCGCTTGTAATTTCATTGGCGTTTACCTTGTTAAGTATTTTGAAGAAAAATGGCGCAAGGATAGGTTGTGGCAGATTACGGCAACGGTTAACATGGATAAGGCTGCCGAGCTTGTGCGTAGAAGCGAAGCTGAAAATTTAATTTTTAATTATATTCCAATAGGCAAATACTGTATAATAAACTATTACTCCTATTCAAAAGAAGATAGCGAAGCCGTGGCGCCGCTCCTCAAAGAATTTGAAGCAAAGTATTTTATTAGTGAAGCAAAATCTATCTCACTCTAATTGGGCGCGGTTAAATTTGCCCCATTTGATTTTTACAAAAAATTTTGGTATAATAATATTAGAAAGAGAAAAAGAAATAATTTATCCCAGAGAGGAGGAATTTCTAAAAATGCCTTTCCATTTGCGCTTAATCGCTCACTATCTGCATTATTACTGTTATAGGCAAAAAGATTGTAGAATATGCGGCTGGCGAGCTTAGTGCGGCAAGTTTCCCTGCGATTCATGACGCCCGGGAACGCCTTGTCCTCAAGACGTTCCAGCGCGAAAAGCATTTTTAGAAAAAAAGATAATAATGAGATTTGAAGAAACAGAATATTCCCGTAAACTTGATACATGCGGCCGGTTAGTAATTCCCTCTAAACTTCGAGAAGCCATGCGGTTAGAAGTTGGAGAGAATTATCCCTTTTTCACTACGATTGATGAAACAGGCCAGAGCTGGCTTTGCATTCCATGCCCGGGCGCGGAGACAGAAATTGACAAAGCTAAACGCCTACTAAAAGAAGCCGGCATCACGTCATTAGACTAATTTTTTATTTCTTGTGCTAAGAAGTTGCTAAGATTTTTTTTTGAAAAAAATAAAAAAACTATTGACAACCGCCGTCATTTCTGCTATAATAAAACCATGAAAGGAAGGATTGCCCATGACCCAAATTGAATTGCTCATGAAAAAACTCGGCTGTACAAAAGAGGAAGCTCTTGACATTATCAAGACAGACAAGGAAATCAATAAAGGCGCTGACCCTTTTCCTCTGACTGCCGAACAGAAAAAGGTGGAAAAAGCCGCTCGCGCCTGTGGCACTCGCAAGACCCCCACTGTTTACAAGTTTCAGGACGGTAAACAGAAAAAGGCAAATCCCCAGAAAGAAGCAATCATCGCAGAAATTGCTAAGTTTCTCGCGGAGAACGGTGAAAACGCCTACGAGAATGTAGAAATTACCAATAAGAACCGCATGATTGCTTTCTCGATTGGTGAAAAGTCGTTTGAATTGACACTTGTCGAAAAAAGGAAAAAGGGCTAAGGGGCTTGCAAAAAGCCCCGCCCTTTGCCTAAAAATAGGAGGTACAAAAAAATGATTAAAAAAATCCGTCAGCAGTATGATATTGAACTCAACATCGATGATATTTACGCCATTGCTCGCGCGTGTAGTGTTGTGGAAGCAATAACCAGCAGCGCCATTGATGGAGTGGCAGGTTTTAAAATCGTGGGCGTTCCATCTGCTTTGAATCAAACAGAATATTCCATTAAGGAATTTTCCAAATGCATGCAAATGCTGGAAGATCTTTGCTATCCCATCGGCAAACTTGAGGGCTATTTTGATAAAGATTCCAAATAATGGATGCGTGGCCCGGGCGCCTGCCTGCCGCATTTTACCAAAAGGATTCCGCAAAATTTTTTCATAAAGTACTTGACACCTCGCCGCATTCATGCTATAATAATAACTGTAATCGGGGGAACGATGGTAAACCCCAAATACAGAAAAGAGGTTAATAAAAAAATGGAAATTTTTAAGAACGAGCTGGAACTTATCAAAGATGAAAAGCTAAGAACCTTTACCGATTTTTATCTCAGCAATCGCGTCCCTTCCTATTTCTGGGAGATTGGCGCTTCCGCTTCGGGAAAGTACCATCCACCTTTTAGTCAGGGAAATGGTGGACTGGTTCGGCACACTAAAGCAGTTGTGTATTTCTGTGATGAACTTATGAGAATGAGTCAGTGGGCATACATGACCGACCGCCGCAAGGATTATGCAATTATGGCGTGTATTCTTCATGATACTGTCAAGTATGGCTTTGGTGATACCATTGATAAAGATGAATATCGCAATCACGCGAGAAATGCCGCCGACAATATCGAATCCGCATGGAAAGACTATTTTAATGAGCCTGCCCCTTACGAACTCATTCAGGCAGTAGCCTCTCACATGGGGCAGTGGAGTACTGAAAGAGATGATAGACCGTTTACACCTGTGGACAGATTGGTTCACATGGCAGACTACATCGCAAGTCGCCCAATGATTAGTAATTTGGAAATCTTTGGTTAAAGAAAGGAAAATGGAAAATGGCTTATCGCTATGAATGCCCAACCAATGACTGGTTTTGCCCCTATTTTGAGAATGGGGAATGTCAGCTCAGGAATGCCCCTCAGGAATGTGATGCATTTTTTGGAATTGAAGATGACTACCGATACGCGCTGGATTAAAATTCCAGCGCGCCCCGGGGCCGTTTGACAGATAAATAACTATTGATTTAGAGGTTGACAGATTCAGTTAGGTGTGGTATTATAATAACTGTAAGGAACAGAAAACAAAATCCCAAAGGAGGACTATTCATGAAATGCATTGACTGTGTTTATCACTACATTACACCCGCAGATAAGTATCCGCACTGTCAGTTTAAGCCTATTGCGGACTGGGACAAAGCACCTTGTGAATATTCCGATGAAGATACAGGCGAAGAAGAACTGGAAGAATTCTGGCAGAATGAAGATATGGGGTTTGACCCCTACTTGGGTTGTTATACCGATGATTGCTGAAGGGGGCAAATTAAAAATGACCAATGAAGAGAAATTCCGCGCTGGCACTGTTGTCTACAAGGACGATGATGGCGACTATGTTTGCGAGCTGTGGGAAGCGAGTACGCATCATCCCGATGTAGTCTATCACATGAACGCAGATGGAAAGTATAAAAAGAGCGGCTTGTATGACGATGATAAGTACGAGGTTTTTCAGTGGCTCTTGTCCATTGCTGGGGATTTGACTTTTCGGTTTCATGCTCATAGCCTTGTTCAGTACGCCTTGCGGGAATGGTATCAGGTTGACGATTAAGAGGGCTTGCGCTCCTCTTTTTTATTGCTTTAGGTGGGGCGATGGCTGGCCCGGGAATGGCTTTAACCACTGATAATGGCCGGGCCGACCACGGGCGAAGAGGCCCGGGCTTCCAAATTTTTCCATTTATGGCAATTTTTTCCACCAATTCCACCATTTGCCAGTCAATCTGCTCTTTCCCAAAACTGGCACTATATGGCACCCAGAGCTATGTAAAGTGGGGCCGGCCGGTCTAGAGATCCCTTAATCAAGAGTCCCTCATATGCGGCGGCGCGGTCTTGGAAGTTCATAATCGCGGACTCAGAAAATTGGATTTGGTAGCGCAAAAATTTTTCATAAAAAAAATATTTTTTTACCATATATTTCCATTTTAATATAAAAAAATATAAAATTTTATTTTGGTGAGCCGCTCGGGAAAAAAATTTTTTTATTTGTCAACTGGAAAAATTTTACATTTTTTTACCATATATTGGAAGGGCGCATTGATGTCTTTCTCTTTGATATTTATTAGCCGCACCTCTGCTCTCCCCGACTCCCGCTCCCGCACTCATCTATCTTATAATACTACTGGCGGAGGGAAGGGCAGAGTAGGGGAATCGTTAATCACTGTGTTATATAAGACGATAACGAGGTTTCAAAATGGGTTAAGGTGTTGGTTTGCGGAGGGCACGTCAACTTGCCAAAACTCACCAAAACTTGTCAAAATAAACAATTCAACTTATCAAAACAGACAATTCAACCCATCAAATTAGATACATCAGCTTACCAAATTAGCCAAATTAGATACGTCAACTTATCAAAAATAGTCAAAATAGATGAGTTATCTTGCCGAATTAGATACATCAGCTTGTCAACTCACTAAAAATAGTTAAAATAGATAAATCAACTAACCAAATCAATAAAATCAGCTTGCTATTCTCCTCGAATTAGCTTTCCCAATCGACTAAATTATCTATCACACCATACTACCTACCATATGCTCTATTGAACTTCTATAATTTGTTTACTATTAGCCAACCCAATCGCCAACTAATCATCCCATAGAAAAAGATAAAGACAAACTCTCTTCTCTCTTGACTCTCCAAAAATAAAAATTCATCTTCTCTCCGTTCATTCCTGTTCTCACTCCATTTAACTCTTGTAAATTCTCGTAAAAACAAAAACAGAAAAATGATGACATATACATATATATACATATAATATTATTCATCATATATACATATATATTCATATATTATATATTTTATTTGCCCCTTCGTTGCCTTTCCGTATCTATCATCCATCATCTTGCAATAAAAAAATTTTTTTTCTCTCTCTTTATTTTCATTTTCACTCCACTTCATTCTCGTAAATTCTTGTAAAAACAAAAATAAAGAGACGATAAAATGTTCGTAGTGTATTCGCAGTTATTCACTTCAAGTTATCCTATAAATGAAATTAAAGGTTAGTTATATATAAATAATATATATAACTAACCCATATAGAGAATAATAATATTCTCACTTAATATATCTATATATATTGAATATTAATTATATTGAAATTCCTATTTCATTTTTCTATTTGTTCCTCTTGATATTTTCATTTCAAATATCTGCAATTTTTCATTTCATTTTTTGAAATGAAATTTCTTTTCTTAAAAGCCCCTACTATTCTTTATTCTTGTGTCTCCTTAGCCGGCCGTTCACTTTCATCAAACCATACTATGTCATTAATGACAGTCCCCCGGATTAACCAATGCCCCGTCATATTATAGAATTCATCCAAGAAAACTTTGAAATATTTATCCATTTGAGTTATCTCTTCATAGTATTCCCAAGCTTCAGACTTCTTAATCTGTCCTTCTTGAATCATCTATTTCACCAATAAACTCTTCTCATCGGCAGTTCCAAAGTACTTTTTCAAAAGTTCCTTCTTTATTCTTTCCTGATCTTCTGTCAAATAAATAGGTACCCCATTATCATCCTTAGTACACCAAATATAAACGCAATCACCCTTAGTACCAGGAGCTCCAAAAGGTCGTCCATATCTCACTCGACGCTCTTGTCCCACATAAAGAACTGTAGTGCGCTCGCCTATATTCAACTCTTTATGGAAATCATCATAAATCTGAGTCCCTACATGCTTTGCTGTATCTAATTGTCCACCTTTCCAATACTTAGAAAAATTATCCTATATAATCTTATAATTCTTATTCTTAATATAGCAAGATAATCTTATATTAGAAATTATAACTCCGCCTCTTACTAACTTATAATCACAATAATCATCCAATCGTTTCACCCAATTGGGGCGGTTGCGGGTAAAAGTGGTCAAAGAACAGCCGAACCATTCAGCCATTTCTCTATTAGTCATTATGCCTTCTTTTAATTCCATAGACGTTTCTGTCTTTTCTTGTTTCATAAACAAACCTCCTTCTTAAATAATATATAATATTCCTGCCCACTGGCAGCAACTACTCTAAGATGAAACCCCCAAGATTTTTTGCTCTTATATATATATAGGCGCAAAAAAAGTTGGGGGTTTTATCTACAGGAAAAAATGCTGTTTTATTCCCTCATCATATTATGAAAATTGTTATTTATTATTTAATCACTATTGTCCAATTCCCATAAAAGATATATGCGGCCGTGGCTAAAAAACATGCTACCTTAACGTTAATTAAACGCTACGCGTTTAATTAACTATATACGTAATATATTCATCACTACGTGATGAATATATTACGGCGTAAACCTTTAAAGAAAAGAGAGAATCAACTGCGGCGGTCGGCTTTGAGGATCCTTCAATCGTCAATCTTACACTCCCCGAATCGAGCTTCGCGCATATTATTTTATTTTTATTAAATTTTATTATATAATATATATATAAAATGAAGTGATAAATAAAAGGAGAGAAAAATTATGACACCTTTTGAAGCCTTGACTCAAGAAGAACAGGAAAAAATTACTGATTATATTACAGAATTTGGAGATGAGTACCGCAACCCTAAAAGCTCAGTCCCTCTCTCTCATATTCTGCGTTTCTGGAACTCTGCTAAATCGGATATCTTTTCTCTCTTTGGCAACAAGCTGATCCTCAAATATCCCATCACGTATGCGCAGCCCGTAGATGATATCATGCAAGAATGCGTCGATGATCTGGAACTTGGTATTCTTCTTGGTGAACTTAAAACGGCATTTCGTTCTTTTGATCCCACAGCGGATTATTATGAATATAGTTTTCTTTTTTATCTTGATAGACTTCTTCCTCTGAAGAACGGCTTTCTCAATGATCCCTCTTATTGTGTGAAATATAATGGCAAAGAATATAAAATCTCCTCTAACACTAAAGTCATTCGCATTTTGGGAAAGATGGCGAGAGACACCAAAGACCCCGGCATCATTGATCTTTACGAGAAGCTGAGAATCGCCCTTTCGCGGCACACTAATCAGAAAGAGCTGCATGGCAATCTTTGTCTTTCTATCCATCCTCTTGACTACATGACCATGAGTGATAATAATAGTGGCTGGGATTCTTGCATGTCTTGGGTGGAAAAGGGAGATTATAGAGCAGGTACGGTAGAAATGATGAATAGCCCCTATGTAGTCGTAGCTTATGTAGAATCGGAGCATAAACAGGCTACCTTTGCGGGCTCCATTACTTGGAATAATAAGAAATGGAGAGAGCTTTTCCTCGTGACGCCTAATCTCATTACTGAAATCAAGCCTTATCCTTATATTAACGAGTTCTTTACCAAAGAAACTCTGCGGCAGCTCGGTGCATTGCAGCAGGAAGCTAACTTCTCTGAAGCCTTTGAGATGCCCGTCCGCAAAACTTTTACTTATAAAGATAAAGAACTTGTTTTCAGACCCCAAGCCACCTATATGTATAATGACTTTGGCCTCACTGCATCAAATAAGCATTGGGCAATTATTAATGAGGACAACCTCGATTCTTGGCAGACTCACATTAATTATAGCGGAACCATGAATTGCATGAGCTGCGGAGAGGAAATCTACTACGAGGCTGATTACTCCAATGAAGTTTTTTGCGCCTCTTGCCTTGGAGAAACTCCTTTTTCGTGCGATTGTTGCGGAAGAACGGTAAGAAATAATAATGAATCCTCTTATTGGGTAGGAGATCGCCTTATCTGTACTGACTGTTATGAAAATTACGTAATGTATGATCCGATTCTTGGAGAAGATGTATTCTCTGACGACGCCTATTTATTGTATCTCGTGATCAAAGACGAAAAAGATAAAAATCCTCATAATATTTGGGACTATATTTATACCACGGTTGATTCTTTCTCCTGCGATGATAGATTCAATATTGACGAACCTCATTATGATTCATCCGACGGTATTTATTATGTTTGTCCTGAAGATTTTACTGATAAAAGATTCGGTAAAGAACTTTTCTATAAATTTCCCGATTGAGATAGCTTATTTAAGCTATCTCTTTTTTTATCTCAATTAAGAGATTATACATTTCTTAACTCCGGGAATCAAATTACAACCTATTAAATTACCCAAAGAGACACTCAATACATTTCCAATTCCAGTTAATCCATTATCTGCTAACCAAAAATATCCCATATCCGCAACACAATGATTCCCGCCAATCAAAATAAATGTCGCAACGCACATAATAGGAAGAAATATATTCTTTTCTTTTTCCCAATTAGCAGTAGCAATATACATTAATATCCCGCAAATAATACCAGCTATAGCATTCTCTAAATCACCGGCCATCATTCTATTCTCTATAATAGACCTTGCGGCGGGGGCCAATTCGGCGCCTCTAATACCAAGGAGCATAAGACTCCCTATGCCGGCACCTATAAAATTCCCAAGCCAAATAATTCCTAAATCGGCCAATGTAATTCCACCATCAATCAATAAACCGGCTTTACCGGTGAACAATTTCATTTGATAAAAAAGAATACCTAATAATCCCGTAGCAAAAAATAATGCCCCAGCTACTCTACCCACAGAAAGATAGGCGGCGCAGGCAATAGAAATCATAATTCCCGCTAATATGCTCATATAATTATCTCCTTGTAATTTTTATTTCTATAAATATTATATCAAAAAAATAGGGTTTTTTCAATCCCTATAGCTACTATATAATTGACCATAAGACAGCTTAAATATACTCTATTTTATTTTATAAAAAAAATTTAGTATAATATATGTAGAAAGTAGAAAAATAAGGAGTTGATTATAAAATTGGTCGCTAAATCTTATCAGGCATATGAAATTTTAACAGAGCCATACATTAAGAATGGCAGAAAGTATGTAGATATTAACTACAAAAATAAAACTAAAACAGTGCGGTGGTATTCTGATGCAGAATATGCTAAGCTGTATCCTCCTACGACCACACCTGTCACTCCAACTATCGACCTTCGTAATATTCTCGGCTTTCAAAAAGGATATATTACCATCTTTAAAGGCCCCGTAGAAGAATACGAGGAATATTTTAATGCCTCTCCAATGCGATATCATAAACTCTGGGGCTGGTATCTTGTAAGTACGGATGAGCTTCCGTCGGATATTCCTTCGGATATTTTTCCTCGGATTCTTTCTTGGGAATCTGTTGGAAATACAGATGGTTCCCTTAAACCCGAAGCAGAAGCGCGGAAGGCTGTTGATTCCATTCTTTATGACTCCTCACCGTCTCAGTATGTGGGTAATGTTGGAGATAGAATTACCATTGGTCTAAAGATTCTCTCAGCTATTCCCAATGAGACAAAATATGGAACTTCTACATTCCATGTAATGGAAGATAAAGACGGAAATCAATACGTCTGGAATTCTTCTTCCAAGACTTTGCAGGTAAATAATTTTTATACTCTTAGAGGAACAATTAAAGGATACGATACGTATAAAGGAATTAAACAGACGATTCTTACTCGTTGTGTAAAGGAGGACTAAAAATGAGTTTTGGTATTTCCCCTCCGTGGTTTGCAAGTGATAGAATCCCATTTAACTTTTATGCTATGTCATGCGAAGTAAAAGAAGAGAAGTTGCGGCAGGTCGCTTCAGAGATCCGTAGATTGCCGAATCCGAATGACACAGAGGCGCAGAATGAAATTTGCGCAGAAGTCACCGGCCGCACACTTGATGAACTCTCGCAGGAAGAATTTGATTATATCTGTAAATGTGTTAATAGGTATTGACAAAAGAAAAAATATATGTTATAATCTATATTAAAGGTAGTAATATTATATATATATTATATAATATTTATACTACTTATATACTCTATCACAGAGTGATAGAGTATATAAGTTATTACATTAGCGTCAAGCCGACTTTGTCGTCTCGCTACGTTAATACGAGTCTCGAAAAAAGAAAGGTATAACTTTATTTTTTATTTAAAAGAGGAATTATTAGCATCTCTCTTTAAATATTTATTACCCGTCTTATAACGATTTTTTGTCGATACGACTTAACAAGACGAAAACACGTCGTTAATTTTTAATATGTCAGATTATAATTGCAAAAAGGCGATAAAAATCTCCATATAGAGGCGGGTATTTCATGAGCATTTCCTCCGAGTTAGCAATTCCGCATTTGATTTTTATTAAAAAAAATAATATAATAAGTATGTAAGATGAAGAAATAAATAAATAACTCATTTAAAGAAAGGTTGATTAAAATTATGGAAAAGACTAAGATCACTAACAAGAGCCGTTATGCCGCTATTATCAATGTTCTGACTGGTGTTCCCAGCGACATTGAGACCGATGAGCTGGTTAATTTCTGCGAGCGTCAGATTGCCGCCATCGATAGAAAGTCTGAGAAGGCTAGAGCGCGTGCCGCTGAGCAGCGCAAGGTCTCTGATGAGCTGACTGAGCGTATCGCTGCCATGCTTACCGATGAGCCTCAGACTCTGGGTGAGCTGGCTGCCGCGTTTGACGACGAGGACATTACCGCTTCTAAGGTTTCTGCTCGTTGCTCTAAGCTCGTCAAGGAGGGCCGTGCCGCTAAGACTGAGGTTACCGTGCCTGGTGCGGACGGTGCTAAGTCTCGTAAGCTGGTTGCTTACACTTGCGCGTAAGTTAACAATATGGTAGTTAAAAACACCCCTTGTATTAGGGGTGTTTTTTATTTGCTTTTTTTAGAAATATATGATATAATATATATGTAAAATAGTATATAAGGAGTTGAAAAATAATTGAAATATTGTCTAAACTCTAATGTTAGTGATATATATTTGCGGCAGGCCGATCAAATATTCTTCGTACCAGACGGTCCCGCACTCTCTGAACTATTAGAAAAGTATACTCAGGCTACAATTTTTGTCCCTCCACTTGCTGAAACCTGGGATATTTTAAATGCTTATAAAAATTTATTTCCTGATCGTATAAAAATTGCTACATATGACATCCCGATGATACAAGAAGCCATTGAGCGAGGTTTCGCAGTCTATTATACTCCGACGGTAAAAGATTATATGTCTCTTCATGCTTTTGAAGCTATGGGCTGTTCAGAGATCTTTATCGATGGCCCGTTATTTTTTGATCTTCCTCAGGTAAGAAAAAGTACTAAGATGATTATACATACTTGTCCCAACTTGGCTTTGTGTAATCGCTTGCCACATCAGAATCCCATACATGGCACATGGATACGTCCAGAGGATGTACCTCTTTATGAGCCTTATATTGATGTTTTAGAACCTCATGGTATTACACCATCAGCTCAGGGAACCATATATAAAATCTATGCCATTGATACCCATTGGAATGGTGATATTAATAGCATAATTTTAGATTTTAATAAAGATAATAAAATCGTCCCCAACTATAATATCGTATCTGATTTGGCAGAACGTCGAGTCGATTGTAAACAATCATGCGAACGCCTTGGATCTTGTACACTATGTGATAGAGGCTTTACTCTCGCGCGCACACTCTTAGAGGCTAAAGGCAGCGTAGAACTTAATTGATTTTTTATAAATAATATGGTATAATATATTTATAAAAAAGAGAAAGTGAGAAATAGGCTCTATGAAGTCAAATTTTACAGCAAAAGATTTTGAATTATTTAAAAGTGTTGCTAAATTACCAGAAAGTAGCCTATATAGAGGACTTACGAGTGTCCTTAAAGAATGTTATGAAACAGAAAATGTAATCGTAGGCCCTGAGAACCAATATGTGATGGCAAAAGGAGATATTCCGGTCATGTTAGTTGCTCACCTTGATACGGTTTTTAAAATTCCCCATGTAACTTTTTCTGGGATAGAGATAAAAATGTTATCTTTGCGGATGGGACTGGTCTTGGGGCCGACGATAGAGCTGGAGTTTTTGGGATTCTTTATATTTTGAATCATACTAAGATGCGGCCGTCGGTACTATTTACCAGAGGCGAGGAGACTGGCGGAAGAGGAGCAAAGCTCGCCGCAAAGACTCTATTGCCTTCGGTCAAGTATATTGTGGAGCTTGATAGACAAGGGCATCGTGAATGCGTGTTTTATGATTGCGGAAACAGAGAATTTGAGCGTTATGTAAATTCTTTTGGCTTTCACACAGAATGGGGTAGCTTTTCAGATATTTCAATTTTGTGCCCAGAGTGGAAAATTGCGGGAGTCAATCTTTCTATTGGATACTATCATGAGCATACTTATGGAGAAATTCTATTTGCCGATGAAATGATGGATACAGTAAAACGCGTAATTACTATGCTTAAAAGTATTGAGAAGGCTCCTACTTATGAATATGTACACGAAGAAAGAATTCCATATGCCTACTTAGGAGTAGGAAACCGCGTAGTAAAATGCAGCGGTTGCAATAAAGAGTTCCCCGATGCAGATACTGTAGATGTCATCACATCGGGCGGCCGCACGAGGCCTTATTGTTGGGATTGTTTATCTTCTTATGTTGATTTTTGTGATATTTGCGAGGAACCTGTAGAAAAAGAGCTTGTTGAAGGACAATCTGTAAAAGTTTGTCCTGAGTGTAAGAAGAGTAGGGAGGTAATTGGGATTTGGAATTAAAGCAAGAAGAAATTGAAAAGATTAAGGAGCAGTTTAAAGAGGTAGTTCAATATTCTCAAGATTACCCATATGAATTAGACCTTTCTGAAATCTTTAGTCTTTGGGAAACTAATAAAAAGAAATTCATTGATATTTTTGATGGACTAACTTATGAAATTCCTTTAACCGAAGGACTTCACCTTTCTCCGGACTATCAGCGTAAGGAAATCTTTGATTTTCTTGATGAATTGATTATTAATTATCATAATTATGACTTGGCTGATTTTGTAGAAGCTCAAGAGGATTCTTTCTTTGATAATAGAGTATTGCAGAAATATTCCTATAATGGGAAAGAAATTCCCGCAGGTATGAAACTTGTAAAAGCATTTAAATATTTTGAAAAGGATAAGGAGCTTTTGTATATCCTTTAGGACAGAGCTAGTGAAGTTATTCAGCAGGATAAACTCACTGGCACTCTTGTTTTATCTGTGCATCCGCTTGATTTTCTCTCTCTAAGTGAGAATAACAGTAATTGGCGTTCTTGTCATGCGCTGGATGGCGATTATCGCGCTGGTAATCTTAATTATATGGCGGATGATGTAACTATCGTAGCTTACATAAAGTCCTCTTCTGGTGATGAAAAGCTCCGTGAATTTCCGAAAAGCGTGCCTTGGAATAATAAAAAATGGCGTGCTTTACTATTTATTAATGAGGATGTTTGTTATCTGGGGAGACAGTATCCATTTGCGGCGGCCGGTGTTGAGGATCTCTTAGAGAAGGTTCTACACGATTTGAAACTGGCGCCTGAAGATTCTCAATGGACGACTTGGACAGAAGAAACGAGTAATATTCGTCCCGAGTATATCAAAGACGGAAAAGATACATATCATTATAATGACCTATTGAAATCTACATTATATAAAGATATTAGCTATATGGGTCATCCCAATAAGGAACACCCCATGGTGATTGGACATTCCGTAAACTGTCTGTGTTGCGGAGCCCGAAAGCTGGCCGGCGCAGATTCATTTTTTTGCTGGTCTGATGCAATTGAGCCTGAGCAGCTTTATTATTGTGATTGTTGTGGAGCTACAATTAATGATTTAGATGATGCTACTTTCTTTGATGACGAAATCTATTGTCCATCTTGCTTTGAGCGATATGTAACACAATGTAAGAATTGTGGGAGCTATATTCGAAAAGATGCAGCTCGTTGGAGTAAGAAATGTCAGGGTTTAGTTTGTGATTGGTGTTATGATGATGAAGTAACATTAGATATTTTTGATCAGGAGGAAGAATAAAATGGCTGTTAAAGGAGCTAAAACTAAAGCTGAAATGGTAGAAAAGTTTGCCAAACTGTTTGGGAAAGACTGGATTGGCGAATATAATGGAAAATATTATGTGTGGGCGATGGAGAATGGAGAAAAGATTCAGATTGCAATCACTCTTACTTGCCCAAAGAATCTCGTAGAGACTGTTAGTAACTCCGCTCAGGGTAAAGACTTTGATTTTTCGGATAAGTCGTTTGCCTCTCCGGATTCAGTTGCGGCACCCGCCGCATTTACGCCCGCAGAGAAGACGCAGGAAGAAATGGAGCTAATTGACGAGATGATGAAACGTCTCAATCTCTAATAAATTCATATTTATTGATTTTTTATAAAAATTATTATATAATATATATATAGTAAAGAAAGAGGAAATGGAGGCATTAATTAGTCATGGCAAGTGCAAGACAGTTTTATTTTAAAGCAACTTGGTTTGATGGAGATAGCGGATGCGAGCGATGCGAGACTGGTTTTATCGCAGCGGAAACTGCCGGTGATGCATATGCCCGTTGTGAGGAGTATTATGGAAGTGAATTTGTTGGTGCATATCTCGAGCCTGTTGGAGATGCAATTATGCTCGTAGATGAGAATGTGTGCCACGATATTATGGAGGATCAATTCTAAATGGAAACAAATGGTTATAATACATACACAGCCACAAATAATTATGATACATCTGTATCCAGTTTAAATACAACTATCTGGGATTCATGTACAATTAAGTCATCATGTGTTCGTTCACAGTTGGAAAATAAGTCTGAGCCGACAAAGGAAGAGGAGGATAATAAAATGAATAATAAGATTTTTAATTTTGATTTTGGCCCGATTAAGAGTGATAATGTTCGTATGTCCATGTATGGCCTTGCCGTTAAGAATAGAAGCGGTAATTATGTGGCATGGGATAAGGAAAATGAGAGTATCATGAATGTCGATATCCTCAATTTTAACGGCGATGGCCTGATGTATAAGGTGCCTGTACCGATTAAGGATATTAAGGATGGCGATATTATTATTCATAATAGAGTCCCGATGTTTGTCGTTGAGGTGTACAAGAAGACGCTTGGGGTTATTGATATCTATTCTGGCGAGAAAAAGGACATTATTCCGGCCAAATCTCCTTTTAATTTTGATTTTTGTACAAAAATTATTTCTATTCTGGATACTGATTTGATGGCCGATAGTTCTCCTTCTGAAGATAACCCCTTTGGTAATATGTGGCCGCTCCTTATGCTCAACGATTCTGGTTCTATTGATCCCATGGCGCTGGCATTTATGTGCGCGGGTAAGGGGCATGGCGCCAATCAGATGATGATGTACGCGCTTCTGGCATCTAAGGGCAATAATGATAACCTTCTGCCACTTATGCTTATGATGAATGGAGGCAAATTCTGATGCTAACCGTGATATGTCTCGTAGTGGGGCTTATTGTATGTGGCATTATTGCCATCTGTTGTCTGAATAGCTACAGTGATTTGGCTGATCTATTTGGTGTGATTTTTGTAGTTCTTGATATTGTCGGCATTATAGTACTTGCTTTGCTCACTATACAGATTATAGCAGTTCATGTTAATCCTGAAGGCAAACTTGCGGCTTGTCAGGCAGAAAAAGCAATGCTTGAATATCGTCTCGATCAGAAGGAATATCTCAATGATAATAATGTAGGCATGACTGAACTAATGGAGGATATTACTGAATATAATAGTAGACTTATTAAGGCTCAGCATGGTCTTCAGAGCCCTTGGGTTAATTGGTTTTACGCGGATTATGTTAATGAACTGACCCCGATAATTTTGGACAGCTCAGATTAATTCTCTTTATTTGATTTTTAAAAAATAATATAGTATAATATATATATAAAGTAGAGGAGGCGTTATAAATGCATTATCCTAAGATTGAAGTCGAGTCTCCGTTTGGCGGGACGACTTGGAGAGAAATGACAGAAGAAGAGTACAGCAATCAGTTGGATTGGTATCGCAATTATATGATGAAAAATCAAAACGCCTCCTCTCGTAGGACTCAAGAGTATGTGTCTTACCTCCAGCGTTGGTTTGGCCCAGTGGATTGTGATGGTTGGCAAGACTTTACTTCTCGTTTTGCCATGCATCAGCTCCCGATGCCAATGAATGTCTATTTTGGCTAATTAATATGCGCGAGTGGTGGAAAGGTAGACAAACTCACAAAATTTCTGGGTCAAATATGATTAATTTATCTAGCATAAATTTTATTATACTATGATGAAATTTATTATATAAAGGAGAAGAATTATTATGCCTCGTCTAGATATTTTAGAAAAAGAGTCAGAAATTAGATAGTGGATTTCGGAGGAGCGTCCAAAAAGCTATATATGCTAGTAGTTGCATTGCAAACCTGAAACCCTTAATACATACTTAAAAAAGATGAATATTGAATATAAGGGCCAACAAAATAAAAAAGGACAGCTAAAAAATCTTACTAATTATCGTCCAGCATCTTATTATTTTGATAATAAGCAACAAATTAGTTCGCATAAATTAAAGGTAAAATTACTCCAAGAGGGATATAAAGAATACAAGTGTGAACTGTGCGGTTTAACTGTGTGGTAGAATGTGTAGATACCATTAGAATTGCATCATAAAGATGGTAATCATTTTAATAATAACTTAGACAATTTATAGATTTTATGTCCTAATTGCCATGCTATACAAGATGGAAATGCAGGGGGTAATATTGGAAAATATGCCGATGTGTTGGAATTGGAAGACAAATTTCTTTTAGATGGAAACGCCTTAGAGCATGGGGGTTCAAATCCCCCCATCGGCACCAATAGAATGGCCAAAAAGAAAGTTAAGTATTGTGTTGATTGTGGTAAAGAAATTAGTGAAAAAGCTACAAGATGCAAATCCTGTGCTAGTAAATTTTGGTAGACTTCGAGATGCCCATCCAGAGAGGATTTAAAATATGATATTCGTAATATGTCATTTTTAGCTGTCGGTAAAAAATATGGGGTATCAGATAATGCTGTTAGAAAATGGTGTAAATCTTTAAATTTACCCCATAAAGCAACTGAAATAAAAAATATCTCTGATAAAGATTGGGAATTAATTTAATGTCATTCGATAATAATAGTTTGTGGCCGTAGATTGTGCGGGTTCAAATCCCGCCTCGCGCACCATGACGATTATGGTCTATTATTTTTTCCTTTTTTAAATGTAGTCATGGGGCAGCCGTTTGGAGCTGTCCCATGGGGATTAAAAAATATTTATTGATTTTTTATAAAAAATTTGATATAATATATATAGAAGCTGAGAGATAAATAAAAATTATATGGTTTATTAGTTCATCGGTAGAACCTGCGGCTTTAGTCGCATGAGAGTGGTCCGACTCCATGATAAACCGCCACCCGTAAGGGAGTGAGGTCTAAGGCGAGGGTATCTCACTAAAATAATATATACTTCGTCATTGCGCAAGGTGCTTTCTTGTTCAGCCGATTTCAATCGCAACAAGTGACTTAGAGATGCAGGGATCTCACTGTTCAATAGCAACGAAGATGCTCCTAAACTTTGGCCAAAGGCGGTTATCCCCGATTCCCGTGGAGTGAGAGTCTCCAAAAATCGGGGACATGTATAAATTTATTATGTGGGATTAGCTCAGCTGGTTAGAGCACCTGACTTACATTCAGGAGGCCAGGGGTCCGAGTCCCTTATCCCACACCAATCGCCAAACCGAGTGGGCAAGTTATTGCAAAGTACACGTAATAATGAGGCGATAGCCCAATAGCAAAAATCGGAATAAGCTATTATAATTAATCACATGAGGAGATGGGGGTTCGATTCCTCCCCTGCCTGCCAATAGGAGGCAGGTGGGTAGTTTAATGGTTTAAAACACCACATGTGTATTGTTAATACTGACATTTGGGAGCATAGCTCAGTTGGTTAGAGCGCATGACTGTTTTGAATAATTTTTACATCCTTTTAATATGGATAGTAAATTTATTGGAAACATAACTGAATTGGAAGTTTTAACTTATATTACTAAATTAGGTTATCAAGTATCAATTCCTTTCGGAGATAGAGAACGATACGACCAGATTTGGGATATTAATGGAAAACTTCTAAAAGTTCAAGTAAAAACTTCACATTCAATAGATAATGCAATTAAATTTTCTTGTCGTTCTTCACATAGAAAAGAAGGGAAATGTATAAGTTCCAAATATACTTCTGATGAAATTGACTATTTTGCAACTTTTTGGGATGGTAAATGTTATTTAGTCCCAATTACTGAAACTTCAAATGAGAAAACTTTAAGATTTGCTCCACCTAAAAATGGACAAATTAAAGGTATTTCATTTGCAAAAGATTATGAAGTTGAGGAGGTGCTTAGTAGGATGTGAAAACATATTTGAAGCAATCATGATGTCGAAGGTTCAAATCCTTCTGTTCCCGCCACCGTCTCCCCATCGACGTAGAAAAATTTGGGTGACTTTGGAGCTTCGTGATTCCTGCTGACCGAGTTCAATAAGAACTAAAAGATGTCAGAATTACCGCGGTTTCTTGTAGCATTCTTTCTGATTGGTGTTCTAATGGACAAATTGGAAGAAAGTAATATGCAGTTGCGCAGCGGGTTGTGTGTCATCCTCCCTAAGGGGGAAAACACTCACTAAAATACTATTATTGTTCAGGAGAATAAAGATGTTTGACGATTTTGATATCAAGTGTCAGCTTGATGAAAGCGAAGACATTGACTATTTTTCGATTTGGGAGGACGTCTATGATGAACAAGAAGATCCGGAAGAAGAGTGGAGATGAATTGCAGGGCTTTCTCATGTGGCGTAATCGAGGCTCTGTGGTTCCAGCGAAGAAAGGCAAAGGCTCTTACACGAGAAAGAGCAAACATAAAAATAAATGCGGATATGATGTTTAATGGTTAGCATTCTAGCCTTCGTTTCATTAGTTTAAGAAAAATTTTGGGTACATTTCATTAAAGAGTCGGTTCAAAATTGTAAATATAGTAGAGGAGATGAAAGACTTGTCTATTGGTATTTATAAAATTGAAAACCTGACTAATGGTAAGGTATATATAGGTTAGAGCGTTCATATCGAAAAGCGATTTGCAGAGCATTGCCGTAGCAATTCGCTAATTGGATAGGCGATTCAACAAGAAGGAAAAGATAATTTTACTTTTTCCATTATCGAAGAATGTCCAGAATATCTTTTAGATGCAAGAGAAAAATTCTATATTCAAAAGTATAACTCGATTGCTCCCAATGGATATAATATTACGTCTGGCGGTAGTTCATAGAACCAAGTTTTTAAGAAATATACACCACAAGTTTTGGATAGCATTATTCAAGATATTAAAAAATCTGAGCTATCTTTTTTACAAATTAGTAAGAAATATGGTTTAGACCTAAGTACGATTTATTATCTCAATCGCGGTGATTATCATACTATTGAAGGTGAATAGTATCCACTACGCAAGGTAAAGGATATGACAAAATAGCATTATTATTGCGTTGATTGTGGAAAAGAAATTTCTAAGGAAGCAATTAGATGTTCTGCCTGTGAACATATTAGACAACAAAAGTGTGAAAGACCGAGCAGAGAGGTCTTAAAAGATATGATCAGGACAGAAACTTTTGTGAGTATAGGAAAAAGTTTTTCTGTGTCTGATAACGCTATTAAGAAATGGTGTAAAGCCTACAATTTACCTTATCGCAAGTCTGATATTAAGAAATATTCTGATGAAATGTGGTCAAAGATATAAGTTCAAATCTTATATGAGACACCACAAGCTAGCTGTGAGAGTTCGAATCTCTTTATCCGCTCCATTTAAATGACAAGAGGAGAATTAAAATATGAGCCAGTATGTTAGTTTTTATATCAGTGATGGGGAACAGTTTATCTCTTTGGATGATTTTTCCCGTAGCACAGAAATTTATAAAGCAATGGCAAATTTTGGCTATGCTCCTTATGAAAAAGTGCGGCAGGTCAGCTCTGAGGAACTTCAAACCGCAGTCAATGCAGTCCTGAGTAAGGCTGAAGCAACAAAAGACTCAATTTCTTACTGTGAGCAAATGATTAAACACGTTCAGGCCTGTTCTAATGTAGATTTAGACGAGCGTCTTAAGGCCATTTCTGATTACGAAGATCAGATTGATGAGCTTCGTTCAGAAATTGAGTGGTATAATACTGGGGCCGACACTCTCCGTGTCTATGCAAATATCGCAACTAATGCGGACTATCATGGTAACGCATTGTATGCTGGTATTGATATCTCCGAACCGACAGCCGCAGATATCCTTTAATTGATTTTTCATAAAAATTTTGATATAATATATATAGAAAGTGAAAAAGAAAATAAGAAAAAAGCGCCCCGAGCCACCTTGGTATTTTTATTTTGATACTGATAATTGTTATCGTTGTAAAAATAAAAATGGCTGTGGAGGATGTAAATTTCTAAAAAGATATATTACATCTAAACAGCGTCAAAAAAGAAGAAAATTTGATTTTTTTAAAAATTTTTGATATAATATTTATAGAAGTTGAGAGAAGAAAGTCTTTTCTTTTCTGCTTTCTTCTCTCATAGAGCCGGTAAAACCACCTACTTCGGTAGTCCGTAGTGCAAGTCGGGACAAAGGTTGAGCACCGGCAGGTTTCGTGTCGAAAATAAACTTGGCGACAAGTATAAAGCAAAGTTTTTTGCGACTTTCCTTAATGGAGAGCTTAACGGAAAACCAAAAGTTGATACGCCCGTTCTAAGTTCCGAGAGCAGTCTGCGGAGGAATATGTTCAGGCGCCATTCGAGGGCCGGATGGTAAAAAAGGTAGAAATACCTAATTCAGCTTTTGCTTTATGGTGCGAGTTCCGCAAGAATAAGTGCTATATTTGATTGTAAAATGACTTCTCATCTGAAAGGACGGAGCTGTTTTACGAAGTGACCCGCAAGGTTGCAGAGCGGCGATGAGTGGGCTGTAGTCAAAAGCTACGGATGCTCAAACGCGTGCCTCGTCGTTCAATTAATTACTATTCTTATATTAAAGTGCAATATTGGTAAAGAATTTTAATGATGAATTAAAAGCCAAAGTGCACGCGACCTATAAGTTAAAACCGACTTATCCTTCTGAAATATGGAGGCGCACTAAGTCCGCAAGACGAAGTGTAAAAAAGTAGGAGTAGATGCAACTCTAATAGACCGCAATCTATGAATCCCGCAAGGAAGAATGTGTTGAAACGAAATTTATGATACTTATAGGTAAGAGGTTACAAGACCCCTAAAACTTGTGTCGGTACTTGAATAGAGCTTAATCAGCTCTGTGATAATCAGTTCCAAGACTGATGAATTTCAAGTTGGTTGCGTCATCAATCTCAGCGCAACTAAGCCTCATTCGGTTGGCACGCCCTCAATGTGCACTGCGAGAGAGGATGGATTCTTCTGCTAAACTACCACCGGCGCATATGCGATATGTGGCTTGTCATTTGAGTTCGCAGTATAATATAAAGAAAACGAAAGTAAGCAGTTATTTAAAAAATTTGATTTTTTATAAAAAATTTGATATAATATATATAGAAAGTGAGAGATAAATAAAAACTCTCTTTCTTGACTCGCCGGTTAGCTGCCTTCCAACAGCGAGTATAAATAAATGATGTAAGACCAGTTTGCGGCGGCAAATAAAAAACGCTCTATATTGCGCGGTGTTGTAAAGGTAGCATGTCAGGTTCATATCCTGAAGATCAGAGTTCGACTCTCTGCCGCGCAACGGTCACGATGGGTGAGCCTTCACGTGGTGTGACTGATTTCGACGAAACGCGCCCAAAATTTTGTAGTATTTGCATCTAAAATCTATTTATAGATAGAGGTGAGAGAATGAGTAAAATCTACAAAATTATTAATGACATAAATGATAAAATTTATGTCGGTAAAACTGATTCAACTATTGAAAGACGATTTAAATAGCACTGTGCAGATTGCACTCGACGTAATGAAGAAAATCGTCCTTTATATCGAGCAATGAATAAATATGGAATTGAGCATTTTTCAATCCATTTAATTGAGGAATGTGCTGACGAAGAAGCATCTATGAGAGAACAATATTGGATTAGTTTTTATAAGGGATATACTGAAGGTTATAATGCAACTCTCGGTGGTGATGGTAAATCTTATATAGATGTATCAGAGCTATTAGAATTATGGTCTTTAGGAAAATCTATAAAAGAAATATCCGAAATTACTCATCATGATAAAGGATGGATAAGCACTCTCTTAAAAGAGAATGGAATTAATAGCAAGGATATAGCTGACCGCAGTAAAATAAAAAAACAAATTCAAATGCTTAATAAAGAAACAGATGCCGTTTTATAGGTCTTTCCCTCAACAAGAGAAGCAGCAAGATGGTTAATCGAGTCTAAAGGGCTTGCGAAATCAAGTGAGGGAGGTTATTCTACTCATATTTCTGAAGTTTGTAATGGCAAACGTAAGAGCTGTTCTGGTTACAAATGGCGATATGCCATTGAGTAATAATATAGTGAGGCTATCTGACGATAGAATGATAAATTTATTATCTGAATATGTAGATTTGTTCTCTGCTGCGCAACCACTTATTTAAGAGATTCCCCAAATTGACTTTTTAAAAAATATTTGTTATAATATTTATAGAAAGTCAAAATGAACCTTGAAAAATAAACACTATGATAACTCAGTGCAGATTGAATGCGATGTTCAAGCTGAGAATACTCGGATAGGGCTCGGGAGTACACGAATCAAGGATACTTGAGGAAACTCGACCGCTTTGTTTAAAGCGATTTAAGCAAAGAATCCCGGTGGGGAGAAAGTAAAGAGTATGTGCTTCAATTATCGTACATAAAGGATGCCGTGGAAAGGTGCGTGCAATAGACAGCTTGGTGAATAGCTAAGCCGAATCCAAGTTAGGTGTTAGCTGGTGACTGTCACAGACCTTGGAAATACCAACAAACGCATGGGCGGTGACGGAGTTGAAAAATTCCTATAACTTTCTACAGCGACAGAGTAGCGGAACGCCAAAACTTGAAGAAAGTAATTATTGGTATTCTAAAATTAAGATCAATTTTCTGAATATCCCGTGAAATGTGTTTGGTAATCAGTCCAACAGTGACTATGCGGTTTCGGCCGGGGGCAAGAAGTTTTAAGACGACGGTCTTAAGGCTCAGACTTGTTTCTCACTTGTCTGAATATATGTAAAGATAAAATGAGGTAAGGCGAAGGCCTATCATAATAGTGTTTATTTTTCAGGGTTTATGGGCACCCTTAATAAAGGTAAAAAATTCTTACAATGGAGGTATGCTTATGTTTAATCGACAGTATAAAGCTATGTCCGTGAGAAGTCCAGATATTTCTGGTGGCGAGACCTGACTCGCCATAATTAAAGGAGAGCTGAGCATCTCTTATAAACTGCTCTTTAATACGCCCGAATGATGGAATTGGTAGACATGCAGCTCTCAAAAAGCTGTGCTGTGAGGCGTGTGAGATCGTAGCTCACTTCGGGTACCAGATGGTAGTAAAGTAGTGCAAATTTTATATCAGATAACCAATGAGAATAAAAGCCGTTGCAGGATTTGCTCCCTGTATTCGAAAAATAATAGAATCGCTGAAAGTAATTGGTGAATGGGTATAAAATGGAGTCATGCACGGCTCCGCTTGCTGCCATTACCATAGGTCTTTGTGGCAACTGTACGACCTTATAAATTACTAAAGTTGCAATAATATGCTCCCGTAGCATAACGGTAGTGCAACCGGCTTATACCCGGCATAAGGCTCCAGATTAGGGCACGATCTCGGTTCGAATCCGAGCGGGAGTACCAAATATTGCTGATCCCGAAAATAAAAAAGACTGTCATGTGGGGAACCTAAAGATATTGTATTGCGCTTTAGGCTGGCAGAATCCGCTACCCTTCTATATATTAGCTAATTATAGAGACAAAAACTATTCATCGAGGAGAGTTTTTACTTCTAAAATACTATTATTATTTTTGTTAGTATTTTGCTTTTTACTTCTCGATTTTATATAAAACTAATAAATAACCTGTTTAATGCGGCCGCCCCGCTTTGCGGAGCGTTAGTTCCAAGCCTAAAAGAACGCAGAGGTGACAGATTTGAAAGGAGTTAATTATGGCAACTTATTCATTGATTATTCCCATGTATAATGGGGAAAAATACATTGCAAATGCGCTGGGTAGTTTGCTTCCATCAGCATCACTTTTGACAGAAGTTATCTTGGTGGATGATCGTTCTACTGATGATGGAGTTAAAGTTGCTCATACCTTTGATAATCTTCTTCCCATGCGTTATTTTGTTACTGACGAGAGTATGGACAGAGGCCCTGGTAATGCTCGGCAGTTAGGTCTTGACAATGCGTGCGGCGAATGGGTTGGCTTTATGGATGCCGATGACCTGCTTGCCCCAGACGCTTTGAGATATGTCGATAAAGCTGTAAGTCAGTGTGAGGATGCACAGATGTTTATCGGCAATTTTGTTGAGAGAGAACCTCTTACGGGTCGTCGTGGCGCTCTTCATCAAGAAGATCCTACTTGGGTTCATGGGAAATGGTATTTGAAGAAAATGCTTGATGAATACAACATTCGTTTTCTTCCCAATCTTTATACTCACGAGGATATTTATTTTAATGCTTTAATCTTTGACAGACTTAGGGCGGATGAAAAGAATTTTTATATTCTTGATGAATTGATTTATTACTGGAATCAGAATCCTAATTCGATGACTTCCAGTGAACGTTATACTCTGACTAATCTTAATGATTATCTTATCAGTGTTATTGATTCTCATCTGACTATCTTGACTGATACAGAAAAGCCCAGCGAAGAACTCATTGATACCATTAAAGAGATTTGCCTGTCACAGTATGTCCAAGGTTATTTCTACTATCAGGCTTTTGTTTATAAGTATGGTAGTCAGGATGAAGAGTGTAAACGTGGTTATGAATCGCTTAAAGCCTTTTACAGAAAGCTCACTGATATTTTCCATTTGACAAGAGATGAATTTCTCGATATTCTTTTTAAAAAGAGTAAGGAATTTTGTAACCAAAGAAATGGTGCAATGAAAACCTTTGGGCCTTTTATCGAGGTTGATAGTTTACCTTCTTTCATTTATCAAATTGCGGCGTTTGTATAATGCCGCTAAATATTGGGGCGTGGCCTAGTGGTGAAGGTGCGTGCCTTGAAGGCGCGAGATCGCACTTGGGGAACCTAAAATATATTGTGGAATAATCAATCCCAATATCCAGAGCGTGGTGTAACAGTAACACACAACTTTTGGGCAGTTGAGTAGCCGGGCAGCACGGACGCTTTGGGCCAGAAAATAACTGTAAGGGCATGATAAATAGATGATAGGAATTTATAAAATTACTAATTTAATTAATGGATAGTCTTATATAGGATAGTCAGTAGATATTGAAAAACGGTGGCTAAGAGAGCAGTAGGCAGCTTTTGATGTAAATAACAGCAGTTATAATTATCCAATATCTTGTGCTTTTCGTAAATATGGATTTAATAATTTCCAATTTGAAGTGTTGGAAGAGTGCTTACGGAGCCAGTTAAATGAGCGAGAAAAATATTGGATTGCTTAGTATAATACCTTTTATAACGGTTATAATTAGACATTAGGTGGCGATAGTCATGTTATTGCACCCAAAAAAGCGATAATAGGAATTATTAATGATTTAGAAACAACTGATTTGTATCATCGAGAAATTGCCGAGAAATGGGGAGTTTCTACCGAAACGGTATAGGGGATCAATACAGGGCGATATTGGCATCAAGATAATAAACATTATCCCCTTTAGACACAACATAAGACGCATTCATAGCATAAATTGGCTGATGGGACAGTTTTAAAAACACAAAAGGTATGCATTGATTGTGGCATTAACATTAGTTCCAAAGCTGTGAGATGTCCAAAGTGTGCTAATAAAATTCGCAGAGCCGTTGAACGACCTAATAGAGATAAATTAAAAAAATTAATTAGAACAACACCATTTGAACAAATCGGTCGGAAATACGGCGTAAATGGTAATGCTATTAGAAAATGGTGTGATGCATATAATTTACCCCGTAGGGTAACAGACATAAAACAGTATTCTGATGAAGAATGGGAATCTGTATAATTCTCATTCTATATAGCGGCGTAGCATAAAAGTCAATGTACTGGGCTTTGAACCCAGGGAAGATGGAGCGTTACCATCCGCCGCTGCCACTATGTTTCTAGAATTCTGTAATTCATCATTTCTATTAACTCCTTTCCTTTTGAGGGGCTAGAGATCTTTCTCTAGCCCTATTTTTATATTCTCCATTTTGCTTTTCGCTGGCTCCGCAAAGCTCCGAGTTCCCCTAGAATCACCCATTAGGAATTTTTTTGGCCAAAAGTCGCTCAAAGTATAAGGCCTATTTTTAAAGTTATTAGAAAGGTTATAAAAATAATCTAAATCAAAAGTAAAAGGAGGGTGTTATTTTAGTATGTATGGTTTAACTCATGAGAATGGTAGAGCCGTATATGGGCTTAAGCATTTTATATTAGACACAGAAGCAGAAGTAAAAAATCTGCCCACAGATGATATGCTTATTCCGGGTAGTACGGCTTTTGTTATTTCAACTTCAAATTCCTATATGCTGAATAATCAAAACTCTTGGGTAAAAGTAAATTTATCTAATGGTAGCGGCGGTTCTAGCAATCCCGATCCTGGCACTGATAATACCTATATTTGGGACGGCGGAGATGTAGGTTCGTAAGGAGGAAAAAATATGGCCGATGTTTATATGAAATCTAAGTTTTATTTTAAACGCGGTAAAGCTGCCTCCTGGGCTGCGCAAAATCTTATTCTTGGCCCCGGTGAACCAGGCTTTGAGTTGGATACCGGAAAGCTAAAAGTCGGTAATGGCATAACGCCTTGGAATGAATTGCCTTATATCACTGATAATGTAGTTCTTCCAGCTGAGGTTGTCAAATACCTGGGTTCTGTGAATAAATTGCCTGAAGTTGCTTATGATGGTGAAATATGTGAAATAGATGATATGTTCTATATCCATAGTCAAGGTCAATGGAAGCAAATAGGCGGCACAGCCGCCAAACCCGGTGTAGTAGAAGTTATCAAAGTCCGTGATGATGGTAGCCCCAATCCAACTGTTGAATCTAATGGAATTAGATATAATTCAATAGAAGATGCACTTGCTAATATAAGTGATGGCGATTTAATTGTTATTCCTGCTAATTTTAATAGTGCAATATCAATACCCGCTAATAAAAATGCTAGTATTGAATTAAAGAATATCAATGTAAAGAATGACGAAGAAACTCCGCTAACTGTTGGATACCAGTCTACTTTAACCGTGAGTGGGGCCGGCACGATGGAATGCCGCAAGCATGCTAAGCCTACGATGATGAACAGCGGTAATGTGTATATTAATGGCGGTACTTATATTCGCACACTAGATTCCAAAGAGAATGGTTATTATACCGTTGTTAATCATGGTAATATGATATTTAATGGCGGATTAGTGAGCTGTGATAAAGAGTATTCCAGCCTAATTGAGAATGGCTATTGGGATTATTCTGATAATGATCCGGCCAAGGGTTTCGTAACCGGCCAAAATGAAGCCGCGCCAAAGCTCGTTATTAATGATGGTTCATTTATGGGCGGTTTATATATTATCAAGAATGATGATAATGGCTATGCTGAGATCAATGGCGGTGATTTCTATGGCACTATTTACACTTGCGGCAAGCTACTAACTATTAATGGGGGCAATTTCCGCTGTGATGATTATTACAATCTAAGAGCAAGAAAGCTCAACGATGGCATTAATGTCGCTGATGTTATAATTACTGGCGGTGTTTTTGATTGTTCTGCGCGTGATTAGAATATTCTCGTAGAACAAGATGCTAAGGTGACTATTAAAGGCGGCAAATTTAATTGCGAAGTCCCCACAGCGTTATTAGCCGAGGGATATCAATCACAATTAATTAATGGCTACTATGAAGTAAGCGCAGTAGAATAAGGAGGAATACAATGGCGTTTAATGTAGTATATAGCGATAAAGACCGTATTCAAGGCGCCATTGAGAGTGGCGTTATTCCTCGTGAGAGTCTAGTATTAACTAGTGATGACGCAAAACGGTCTGAAATGTATTATTATGATGATAATGGTCAATTAAAAACCATTACTAAAAAAACCCAATTTAATTCTATGGTTGGAGCACGAACCTGGGCTAGTCAATATGATTATATCGGGGAAGTGATTTCAATTAACATAGATGGTCAATGGGTCCCCTATTTAGTCGATGATAATAATGATTTTATTTGTCTCAAACCTGAAGAAGACGAATATGAAATCGTCGATGGTGGCGACCCCTAATATTTTTTAAGGAGGAAAAATATTTATGGCTAACAAAACTTTAACCACCCAGATTATCTTACGTAATGGCACCACAACCGAGTGGGAAGCTAGTACGAAGATACTCAAATTGGGTGAAGTTGGTATTGATACCACAAAAAATGAAATTCGCATTGGTGATGGCGAGCATACTTGGAAAGACCTCAAAATTGCTGGCGCAGATCAAGCCGCTATTCAGGCATTGATTGACCAGGCAGAAGATAAGGTCACAGTTGTTCAGGCCGGTGATGGCACTATTGATGAGGCACTCGCTACTATTACATCCCCATCCCAGGGCGATATGGCAATTGTTGAGCAGAAGTTTGGCGATGTGGCGAAAGCCGACGGCACACGTACAAGCCGCACAGCATATTCCTATGACGGTGCGAAATGGTGCGCTATGGATGGCAACTATAATGCTAAGAATGTTTATTTCGATGGCGATTTTACCTACACTAATGCTATTGGCGCCATTGGTGCTCCGTCCGGTGGTTCTGGCAAGCTTGCTGCGTCAGGCAAGAGTGTCGAGGAATTTATGGCTAGCATCCTGGCAAAAGAGGCTAATCCTACCATAACTAAACCTGCTGCATCTGTAAAAATTACTGAAGGTAGCGGCACATTTGAAATTGGTACTCATAGAAATATTTCATATTCAGCATCTTTGTCTGCTGGTTCCTACACTTATGGCCCTGACACTGGTGTTGTCGCTGGTACTGTAACCGCTAGCTTTGATGGTCAGACTAAAACTGGCGCCACTGGCACATTTGATAATGTTGTTGCTGATGGCACTAAGAGACTAAGTGTTTCTATTACTCATAATGAGGGCGCTGTTCCTAAGACAAACCTGGGTAATCCCTATGCTGAGGGTAAAATTGCTGCTGGTACTAAAACTGCTACAGCATCTCAGACACTTGTTGGTGTTCGCCACATGTTCTATGGTCCAATGACTACTGATGCAGAGCTTAATAGCGAGAATATTCGTAAACTCAAGCATGAAGAGGCTAGCAGAAAAACTATCGGTACATTTGGCGCAGGTGCTGACGCAGTTAAGGTTGTTGTTGCGGTTCCTGCTAGCATGAATGTTACTAAGGTACTTATGCCTAGCGCAATGAATGCAGATGCAACAGCTAGCTTTGTTAAGCAGGCTGGTAGTGTCCAAGTTGAAGGCGCCGAAGGTTTCACAGCCGCAGCATACAATGTTTGGGTATATAAGCCTGCATCTATTGATAGCACTGAGACATATGCTGTCACAATTGGTTAATAATAAGGGAGGATAAATAATATGGCTACTATTTTAAATGACGCTGCCTATATGGCACTTCCTATGAATATCAAACGCGGCAATCCTATTCCTCTCGATACGACTGCTGTATGGTATAATAAAACTGAATTAGAAAATTATGCTAAGACTGGCGCCACTGCCTATGTCGGCCAAGTTCTGACATTAGTTGCGGGTGGCAAATGCGAAGCCTATATGATTAGCAATGAGGCCGGTACACTTGTTAAGTTGGCGCAAACTACTGCATCGGGCGACCTCGCATCTGATGTGGCGAATTTGCAAACTCAAGTTGAAGGACTTGTTGAGAAGGTTGGCTCGGCTGCTGTTGAAGGCACTGAAGCGTCTGGTCTTTATAAGTTAATTGCTGATGTTGAAGCTGTGGCGAAGGCCCGCCTC